TCTGACGTACGTGCAGCCTTCGGCGGATGAGGTGCCGGAGTTCCTGACCACGGGCGGGCTGACGAAGTTGCTGACCATGCTCGAGAACATGCCGTCCTGTGTGAGGGTGGAGCCGTTCACGGGAGAGGAGCCGAAGAAGGAGAGCCTGTCTGGTGTGCCGATGCCATCGTCTGTGCGACTGAGGGCCAAGGCGACCATCACGTGCCGTGTGTGTGGTGGAGACACTAAGCAAGTGGGGACGGTGCGCACCTGTGATGACTGTGGTCACGGGGCTGAGGGCGTGGCTTACGACCCCAACGAATTCAACAGCATGCAGTCCTAAAGTCCTGAAAGGAGGACAACCAATGACGATCACCAAATGGCGCTTCAGTGGTCACTACAGAACGAATGAGTTCAGTGGTGGCCTGACGATGATGAGGTTCCCAGACCCCAAGACGCCAGGGGGAACTGTGCAGCGCTCGGGAGCCAAGGGGTTCATCGTGGACCAGCAGGGTGGTAACCGTATCCCTGCAGTGGGCAAAGAGCGTCGTGCCATGGCCCTGGGACACACGGTGGTGGTGGAAGAGCCTGCCGTTAAGTTGCGTGGCAGACTGTCACCGTCCACCAAGGCTCGCAATCGCCATGTGGAGCAGCGTGATGCTGCCCTTCAGTGGCGTCCGGCTCCCTCTCGTAGAGTGGAGGCGGCAGCACTGCGTGAGAAGGCTCGCGTGGTGCATGACTTCAAGGCGGCAGTTGCCGCAAGAGGAGGTTTGCTATGAGACTCGTCGTTGACTGCGAAACGAACGCCATCGACTTCGTGGCGTGGAATGCGGGGGACACGTCCTCCCTCAAGACTGTCCACTGTGTGTGTGCCATGGACATTGACGAGGGCAAGGAGTACCGGTGGCGTGGGAAGGATGTCCGCCATGGCATCAACTTCATCGCGCTGAACTCACAGGAGATCATCGGATTCAATGTGGAGTTCGACCGCCGTGTGATGTGCGCGAACAACCGCATCGTGATGCCGTCCTGGGTGGTGCTGCAGGATGCACGGCGTCTCGCAAAGTCCGCATTCCCCAATGGGTACAACGAGTACAAACTCCCTCGGGAATTGTGGGGGCGACACAGTCTTGAGGCGTGGGGACTGCGCCTTGGGATGGAGAAGGGGGACTTTGGCAAGTCCACTGACTGGTCGCAGTGGTCGCAGGAGATGGAGGACTACTGCATGCGTGATGTTCACGTGACTGCAGCCCTGTTCCACTTCTTGCAGAACCACCGCATCTGCAATGCCTAAACCATACCTCTCATGGCTTGATTGCTGTGAGAGGATTTTCTAGTGGTAAGTATGCCACTAGTGTTCACACTCCAGAATAGGAGAGTTACTATGCGTCAGAAGAAGACCCCGGTTCACTTCCTGTGCTGCAACGCCGTCATGCAGTCGTTGTCCACCCTGGCCTGCCACATGGAGAGCAGCGACGACACGGCGATCAGGAAGCCACAGATGAAGGAGTTGATCGTGGAGTTGTCGGAGGAGTTGGGCGGGAGCCACGTCAACCTGGACAAGGTGGTGGACCTGTGGGACAGCTTGAAGGAGTGCTACTTCGGTAGCATGGACCCCACGGACGGCGATCAGCCCAGGGCCATCGACCTCTGCTTTGGCGCTGCTGAGGACGCCATCTCCATGCTGCTCAACTTCATGGAGCGCTGATACTTACACCCCCTCTGCTCTCCATGGCTTAACGGCTATGGAGAGTTTTCCCTGTGGTATGTACGCCACAGGTTTCTTACCCTTTTGCCAATGGCAAAGGATCTGTTATGGTTAAGCGTTTCTTCCGTTCGATCTTCCAGTTCGCTCTCCTGATGATTGTTGCCATAGCGGCAATTTGGGGAGCCGCCCAGCTCTTCATTGATCTCCCATATGGGGATGACATCAACAAGTGGCTGCTGTTTTCGTTCTCCCTGGTCATCATGATTCATACCAAGGATCTTGCGTATGACATGTTCTTCTGGGGTCGTCAGGTCAAGAAGGCCTACGAAGGCAAGGAAGAGTGATCCATGGCAGACATCGACGTACTGATCCATCAGGTTGTTCGTAGCCTGATGAAGCGCCGGAACATTTCATTCATCGAGGCGTGCCACATCGTGTATACGAGAGTGGACGTGCTTCAGTCCCACAGCGAAGAGGCTTCGGCCCTGTGACGGTTCGCCGTCTCTAGCATTCGGTCCGTATCTGAGAAATCGGGTACGGACTTTTTCTATTGGCATGGTGCTAATAGATCTTTCTAGAAAGGAAGGTTTGGTATGAACAAGCAGTTGAGTGAGCGGGTTGACAAGGCCTACGGGTCCATCAGCAACATTCAGGCCAGGGCTTGCAATGATCACGGTCCTGGGGTGGCCATGGTTCGGGGTGCGTTCGGTGAGTACCTGATTCTGAGCGACCTGAGATCGCTGATCAGTGAACTCGTGGAGGAGAACAACAAGATGGTGATGCGGGAGCTAGAGCTTTCCCGGTCAGTGACTGATCTTGAGGGCAAAGTCACTTCGCTAGAGCGTGTGCAGCGCCACTCCGAGTTCGTGATGGAGAGCATCGTCAAGGAGCGCGACGAGGTGCGTTCCACGCTAGCAAACATTGCGGATCTGTCTGAGGATCTGCAGCGGCGTTTGTCGAGGAACAGCAAGAATCGTGCATCAGAAAGGAACTTCGAATGAAGTCATGCACCCTGTACATCATCCGTGGGTTGCCGGGATCTGGAAAGTCCACACTTGCACATCATCTCGTGGGTTACGGCAACTACTTTGAGGCTGACATGTACTTCACCGACCCCAAGACTGGTGAGTACAAGTTCGATCAAACCAAGTTGCGCGATGCTCATGCGTGGTGCTTGGAAGGTGTGAAGAAAGCCATGCGTAGTCGCTATGAGATCTTTACGGACAATGTTCCGTGGGATCCCTATGGTAAGCCAGTGAGTACTTGTGGAATTGGTGACCCAACTCCAGTCGCTGTCTCCAACACATTCACTCAACTCTGGGAGATGCAGCCGTACATCGACCTGGCGAAGAGCGAAGAGTTCTCAGCGGACTGGGAAGTGTGCATTGTTGAGATGCACAACAACTTTGGAAATGTTCATGGCGTTCCCACCGAAGCCATTGAACGTATGCGCAGTCGGTGGGAGAAGATCGGAGAATGACATGGACCCAGATATGATCAACTTTTTCGAACTGTGTGGAAAGATTCAGGACATGATGCTTGAGAATCAGCGGCTCAAGGAAGAGAACGCTCGTCTCAAGGAAGAGGTCACGAAGGTCCGAAAGGATCGTGAGGAAGGATTCCAAATTGCTGCACAGGGACACAGGCAGCTCATCGACGCTCTCATCAGCGGAGATCTGAAGCTGAACGTATAAACACAGTCTGTGCGGGGGAAACCTCTCACAGACAATTCTGCAGGGGCGCCTGCAGTAACCCTACATTCCTGAAATGTCTCAGGTTGAGGGACTAATACGCTTTGTGTGACTCAGTCACACAGAAAGGGTTGGTTATGACCAACTCCACCGTTACTTCGTCCGTCACCACCTCGCCCGCTAACGTCGCTCGCAACGCGACCAAGAAGGAGGCTACCCGCGTGGCCGAGATCGTGGTCGAGTTCCGCAAGGCTGGCACGGCATCGTCCGCCGTGTCCCAGGTGCGCCGCGTCGTGGGTCAGGTTCTGAACACCCGCACCATGAGCGCTGAGGATCGCATGACGGCGATCAAGGCAGGCTACGAGGCGCTGAAGGCGCAGATCGTGGCCCTCGTGGAGCAGGAGGCTCAGGCAGCGTTGGAACTGTCGCAGATCCCGGATGGCACCACGGGTCCGGGCGGCATCCACATCGCTGATGTGAAGACGGAAATGTTCGCCGCCGCCTCGAAGAAGACGGCAACGGAGAACAACAGCGCTGCCCTCCGCAAGGCAGGAATGGCGTCGTAAGAGAACTCATATCGGAGTCCTGGGGGTGGGGCCGAAGCGCCTCACCCCTGGCTCTCCAGGGAGAAATGCAATGAAGAAAGAAGACTCAGAAGTGTCCGCCCTGATCGCAACCGCACAAGATCTGACCAATATGCAGACTCTGAATAGTTCAGAGAAGTTGCTTGGTCGCATCATTGTGCGAACCGTGATGTCAATTGCAGAACCTGATATGCTGAGTGAAGCAGAGCTGGAAACTGTCCATAGCCTGACTCAGAAGATCGGTCTGTCTGAAGAAGACATCATGCGCATGGCGGCTTCTATCATGGCTGACAACTTGATTAAGAAGATCAAGGAAATCGGCGGTGATGATTTTTTCGTGCTCAGTAAGTAACAGTCTAACACAAACTCCTCAAAGCGGCCCAGTCCGCTAAGTGAATGAATCAGACACTACTGGGAGTGTCTATGTTGACCAAAGGAGGTCAAAATGCAGTTTGTCAAGGTTATGCAACTCGTGCATCGTTTGCACACGGATTCGAACGGTAGGTTCTATTACTCAAGCGTCGTTGAAGAGCTGAGTGAGGTTCTGTATAACGGCAAAAACTTTGCTGCCGCGCAGGACTTCTACTATGCCTACTGCGATTCCGCACGCAAGACCTTTCGGCACGTTCCGCGAGGATACTGTGTCGAGATTGTGATCCAAGGATACATGAACTCGACCGGGCCTAGCGGCGTCGTCGGTGACAAGCCATGGCAGGATCGTATCGTGAAGGAGCGTTCCTTCGAGATTCCTGCCCATTCCATGAGTTGAGAGAGACCAACATGCAGATCACTCTGTCAGAAGCAATTAATAAGATCGAAGAGGCCAAGGAATCCGGCCGTGTCTTCGGCGTGACTTTCGTGAAGCGCACCAATGGAGAGGAGCGCGACATGAACTGTAGGGGCGGTGTGAAGAAGGGTGTTACTGGAGAGGGTATGAAGTATGACCCTGCATCCAAGAACCTGGTCACCGTCTTTGACATGCAGAAGGGCGAGTTCCGCCACATCAACTGCGACACCATCACTCGTGTCACCATGAACGGTGTGACGTTTACCGTTTCCAAGGCTTGACACTCAAATCTGTCATCATAACAGATGAGCAAATCATCAACTCAATACTGTGTTACTCATCGTCTTTTCAAACGCACTTTTCACTTTAAGGTACTAACAATGACCACTCTCAACACCTCCGTCGAGACCATCGCCTCCTCCACCATCAACGCCACCAAGAAGGGCGCAGCCCAGCTGACGACCCTGGTGACGGAGTACCGTGACGACAAGGCGACCCCGTCGAAGGCCATGTCTCAGCTCAACGCCCAGGTCGCGTCGCTTCTGAACGCGTCTGTTCCAGTCACCGAGGACACCCTGCGTGCTTTCGGTGAGTCCGCGAAGGCAGCTGCTATCGCAGCTATCGACCGCCAGATGGAGCGTGCTGTTGCTCTCGCTGGTATCGCACGTGGAACCACCGGTAAGGGTAGCATCCACCGTGATGATGTTGTGACTGAGCTGTTTGCTGCTCAGAAGAAGTCTCAGGCTGTCGAGAACAACACGGCAGCTCTCAAGTCGGCTGGTCTCCGCGCCTAAGTCTGAGTCGGTTTGTGTGGGGGTGGCGTTCAGTGTGGGCGCCACCCCCTTTCTCTTTTCTGAGGTCTGGTATTGAATAAGATGACAGAAGAAGATCGTGCTCGTGCAGTTTGCTCTGTTTCTCGAGCGGGGATGAGCTTGCTCACTCTCTGTGAGGAAATAAAGGATCCTGTTTTGTCTTCAAAATTGAATAGAGTTCTTGATGACGTTCGAGTCGCAACACAAACCCTTTATGGAAAGAGATCCTTCAATGAGTGATTCTTGTTTTAAAGCTTCTGATCAGTCAGTCATTGGTCATCGTGGATTTGCCATGGATTTTCCCAATGGCTACTCGGTGTCTGTACAGTGGGGATGGATGTGCTACTGTTCAAACAGAAATACTTTTGCCAGTCACAAAGAGCGCTTGAACTCTTCTTTTGACTCCAACACAGCAGAAGTGATGATCATGTGGAAGGGGGATGGTGTTTCTCCCGAGAGCTTTCCTCAAGGCCTGGCAGAGCGATGGCAAGGTTTCTTTGACGGAAGCGGAGTTGCTTCAGATTTGTCCCCAGATTTTGTTGCAAAGTTTCTTTCAGATGTTGCTTATCTGACTGATGGACCAATTTGACATCAGAAACAGAAAAACTCGCGTCATGTGTTCGTGCATACATGGACTGTGTGCACGATGGAAAATCGCAAACTGAACAGGAACTAGCACGGACTGCAATGTTTCTGGCTTTGGCTCTATATGACAAGGCTAGAAAAAGAGACACGAAAAATTAATAAAGCACGATTCATTATCTCAACACTCATTCTCCTAGCACTTTCTTATGGACACACTTAAATCCTGTCTTGTATGTGGATGTGTTATTCCACCGGCTCGTATAGAGGCACTTCCAAATACGACCCGCTGTATCAAGTGTTCAAATGAGAAACCGTTCAAGGGTTACATGGTCTTTGCGCATAAGACCGCCCCTGAGATTGTCTGCATTCCAACTGAAGACGTAGAAGCAATTAGAATGGCAGATCGTGCAAATTCTAGGTCGCGCTGAACCGAAAACTCCTCACAGAAAGGCTCCCAAATGGGACTAGACCAGTGGTGTTATGCTTGCGATGCAAACGAGATTCCTGATGGTGTTCGTGTGGACTTTGCTCGCCCCGACGACAGTCTTGAGATTGCTTACTGGCGAAAGCACCCGAATCTTCACGGATGGATGCAAAATCTTTATGTAGAAAAGGGTGGTATGGACAGCCAGTTCAATTGCGTTCCTGTTGAGCTGACCATTGATGACTTGGACAACCTGGAAGAAACTATTAAGGAGGATAGACTTCCTGACACTGTTGGTTTCTTCTTTGGTCAGTCTTCTAGGCACGAAGATGAAATTTCTTACGACCTTGACTTTGTAAGGAAAGCTAAGCAGTTAATCCTTGATGAAGACAAGAGAGTTTTCTACACTTCTTGGTGGTGATTACTTTCTTTCTAGAAGAAGAATCATTCACACAAAGCGCACTTACAACGACAAACCCATACATGATAGGTGTTAGCAAAAGGGCGATTCCATAACATAATTGCCACTTTTAAAAGAAAGTTCAAAAAGTCATGAAACTGCCAACTTGGAAAATCTGGATAATTGTCGCTTCTTTCGTTGTAAGTCTTGTTGTGATAATGACTTGCTACTACATGGCCTGGCATGGTGGATACTACGGTATCTGCGGTCTGTTTATTTCCAGCATGTGGGGCGGTCTTGCTCGTTGGTTCGCAAAGGCTCTTACGGAGGCTTGATATGAAGTTTGAAATCACCAAGAATTGCGTTGTTACTCACAAGTCTTACACTGTCTTTGTTCAGCTACAGGACTTTGTGGATTGGCAGGAGCGTAGAAAGCTAGCCCAGAATGCTTTTCCTTATCTGAGCACAGCAGATAGGGAGTTCATCATTAGTGGTATTTCTCCTGATGGATGGGATCAGATCTTTACCGAAGACGCTTCTGATGAGTCATAACCAAAAGAATAGCCATAATGAGCCAAAAGAAAAAGCACGAACGTAAGATCCGGTTTGCCTCTGAACATCTAATGAGAAAGGCAGAACGTGTAGCAGAAAGACTTGATAAGGCTACTAACGAGAATGTTGTGGAGTTTTACAACACTCTCTACACAGATCTCTCTAATGCCTGGATCAAAGCAAACACCCAATATCGCAATTGGGCTTATCAAAACGGTGATAAGAATGATGAATGGTGCCGACATTGGTGGGATCTCTCCTGAAGTCAACGGAGCAAACGACTGCTTTCGTTAAGACCACATAAAACATTCTAAAACCACAGAAACCCACCACCACAACATCCACAATACCGTTATGACCACAGAAAACCACGAAAAACCAAACTTTGATTTGAGGACTTCTGTGAAAGATAATTTACCTGATGAAACTCCTCATGACACCTTCGTAGACCGCGAGTCTTTTCATACCCTTATCTGTCTTACTCCTATGTATACAGACGGTATTGTTAAGACTGAGTGGGTGCGTTTGGAGTGTTCAAATACGATCAAAAAGCAGCCCTGGCTGCTCAGAAACGCGTTTTGTGCTTTGGTGTGGGATCGACTCCGTGGACTTTTCTTTGACTGGAGACTAAAGATGGCACGATCAAAGGATGGAAACAAGCAGGAAACAATTAAGGTAATGTCTACTGACATTCGACCAGCGAACGATGACAGGCAGTTGTCTATTTACGAACTGCTGTATGTCAACCAATGTCAGGGAATTTCGGAGTTCATTGAGAAGCTTGTTGCTGATGGGAACATGACTGACTCCCAACTTAGTTTTGTGCAGCAGCGTCTTCTTGGCGGACTTTCTGACCGTGCAAAGGCATCTCTTGTCATTCGTGCTTTGTATGGAAATAAGAAGGATCAATTGGGATCTTAAGGAGAACACTATGTCAGGAATGATCAGAACTTTGTTGATTGAGCAAAAGGCAATTTACGATGGGCGGATTGAACAACTCATTAAGGAACGCGATGAAGCAAGGCGTGATGTTTGTAGTATGATGCACATGACTGGCTTCCTTGGAGGTGACTATGCTCACTCAAAGGGATGGGATTGCTTCAAGGATGGTCATACTGGCTTCTCACCTGAGATACAGAATTTCAGAGATATCTTCTATCGTCACAAAGATGAACTAAGATCCGAACGCGATCAGGCAAGGAGGGAGCTTTGTAGGGTTCTTGCTATGAATCCATCTGCTGATGGAACCGATAGCAGTAATCCAATTTTTCACTCTGTTGTCCGTGGATGGGACTGTTTCAAGGAGGACGACAAGTGAGCGAAGAAGAGCGCGAGTACCTGAACGAAACGATCAAGAACCTCAACAATCAACTCGTTGATGCGTTGCGTGAGCGCGACGAGGCGAGGCGGATGTATTGCAGACAGACCGCAGATTCATTAGAGAACTATAGAGAGCCAGAACGAATTGCAGATGATCGTGGATGGGACTGTTTTAAGCAGGAGAACACAAATGGCTAAGCGCATCAAGACCGACCCCGAAATTGAATACCTTCTTCCCCTAGTTGGCGGTGTTATCACTCAAGTTCTTGTTGATGGTCAGGATTATGAAAGCTGCTATGGCCTGCGAATTGAAAAGAAGGGCAGAAAGTTTGACTGTCTAATTATGCGAGATCCCGAAGGAAATGGACCTGGACACCTTATGATTTTGGAGGATGAAGGCAATGGGTAAGATCTTTACAACCGAAATTGACATTAATGCCCTTAGGAGCGAGCCACTTAAGTCAGATCTTGAGTGTTGTTTTGGGCGAAACTGTCTCCTTCATGTGGAGTTTGAAATTACCAAGTGGGATCTGTTTCCACCAGAGCCACAGTATGGCATTTTCCATAGCCGATACGAGCCTCTGATCGTAGAAATCATTTCCATTCTTTGCGAAAGGATTGATGTGGACTATACAGCAATTGAAGAAGAAAACTACGATGTAAATAAACTCAAGTCTGTTGTTTCCAAGCACCTTGAGGAAATTTGCATTGAGGACGCCCAAGACAACGATTGGGCTTCACAGGCTGCTGAGCATTACTCAAATGTAAATGCTGAGCATCGTATGGAACAGGCTCGTGAAAACGAATTGGAGTAATTTCAAATGCCAAGAGTAATTATGCTAATTGATGTCTCAGACGAAAAGATTTCAGAACTTTGGTCGAACTTTGAAAAGATGGTTGAAGACGACTCAATTCAGTCATTCTTTTCTTTGTGTCAAGACGGTCAAAGTTTGAGCCACGAGCTGCCGTCTTTCATGATCCAAGAGCAGAACATTGCGGACATTCTTGAGATTCTTGAAAGCAATTTTGTGGATCCAAAGAAGCCTTATAGTGAAAATTATAAGACGGGGGAGGAACACATGAGTTTGGAATACCAGGAGGAGCAGCGACAGGCATGGTATGATCATACATACGGTCCGGACCTTGAAGACTACCTAGACAATGATAGATTTGACGATGATGAAGGAGATTGACATGGACAAAAAGTATCCAGATTGGCATGGCTCACCTTACGACAGAGGATCTGCAGACGCTTGGTATAATCGTCCACGTGATCCACATAAGTATCCAGACGGAACCTACAAGGGTGAAAGGATTTCCTTGACTGATCCAGATGAGATTGAAGCGTACATGTTTGGTTACCAAGAAACTTGGATCGCTGGACTTCATAAGGATTGGGGAGGTATCTAAAATGGATCCAAAGATCGACAAGAAGGTTGCAAAAAGCATTGGCGTTTACATCAGTGACATTTTGCAGAAGGCTAGCGCAAAGATGACCGAAGAAGACTTTTTCTTTATTGAAATGCGCGCAGATGCCCTCATGGATTACGTCCACAACAATTCAATAACCGAAGAAGAGCGAGAAGCAGAAAACATTCTTGACGAGCAGAACTCAAACTATTTCAAGGATCTAGGAGTCTAATGAACAAGCAAATTGCTGAACAATGGTCTGCAGCGTTGCGATCTGGTGAGTATAAGCAGGGAGGTTTTATGCTTCTTTGTAATAATCACTTTTGCTGTCTTGGTGTTCTTTGTGATCTTCACGCAAAGGAAACTAGAAATCACTGGGCTGAGGTCGAAGACTCCAATGAGAAAAAGTATTTAGATGAACCAGCTCTTCTTCCTCAAGAAGTAAAGACCTGGGCTGAGATGAGGTCTCATGATGGAAGCTTGGGCGGCACAACGCTTGCATATATAAATGACAACAGTGGATTTTCGTTCAAGTCAATTGCAGATATAATTGATAATAACTGGGAAGATTTGTGAATACAGACCATTACAAAAGTCAACAAAGCGACTCTGAAGAAACCGCAGACAGTTCACTCAAAAGGTCTATTGAAAGAGTCAATGACCAATACAGTACGGTACTCAAAAGACTTGCTGAAAGCGAACGACAAGAGAAAGAAGGCGCAGATTGATCGATCAACATAAATTCATGCTTGATATTTGCGAAGCCATTTTTGCTAACAAGCCCATTGGAAAGGTTTTCGATGCTCATGCAATTGCCCGTACTGAACAACAGATTGATAACGGTGTACGATCTGAAGAATCTGCAGAACGACCTGTTGCTGTTCAAGAATCTAAAGCAAGCTGATACGGTTCACGGTGGTTTTTCAGCGCCATCAAAGATGCCAGGATGGGGATACGGACTCCCATCAAGCAAGTGTAAAACCGGATCTAAACTCAAAGTTGTCGCTGGATCTGTTTGCTTTTCTTGCTATGCAGCAGACGATTGGGATTGGGTTAGACAAGGTAAGCACCACTCCAACTACGCTTGGCGTAATGTAAAGGCTGCTAACGCAAGACGATTTGAATCGCTTTTTAATTCAATGTGGGTTCCTGCAATGATCTTCTCAATTAATCGAAGATCTGACAAGTTCTTTCGTTGGCACGATAGTGGTGATCTTCAATCAATCGAACATCTAAAGAACATCTGCATTATTTGCGATAACACAAAGAACACCCAACATTGGCTTCCAACGCGAGAGTACGAAATTATTGACTCTGTTGATTTTGATATCCCAAGCAATCTTTGTATCCGTGTTTCTGCGCACATCGTTGATAAAAATGCCCCAGCACGATTTGATAACACATCATCAGTAATCATCACCACAATTAAAGAAACACATAAAAATGTAATTTGCCCAGTATCAAAGAAAATTGGACAGAAGTCATGTGGAAACTGTAGGAGTTGTTGGGACAGGTCAGTAAAGAATGTTTCATACATTCAACACTAAGGAAAACAATGATCACCAAGACGATGGTATTTAATGATGTCTGCATTCCAGACGATGATGCTCTATACGAGATTAGAATTGAGGTTGGTATTGAATTTCTAAATGAGGATGAGGAAGACGATGATGAACACATGGATTTTGTTTCATCTGTTTGGGACATCAAAGAAATTCGACTGACTGACTACACTAGAAAGACAGTTACTAGTGTGCAGACATCCTGGGGTGTCGGTTTTAATCTTGTAGATAAGAAGGAAGTTGAAAGGGTTAAGAAGTTTGTTAGCTCTTTTGATTTTGCTGAATATGTCTACGATACACTGAGTCAAAACTGTGGGTTTACAGTCAATATGAAAGGAGATGCTTGGCTATGAAGGTAATTGTCGTTTTTGATTATCCAGAAATCAATGATGTAAATGGCCCACTTGCAGATGAGGAAATTGATACTTTGACCATTGATCTAAAGAATCTTGCTAAGGATGTTGGATACAAGTGGTACATTGATGATGTGGTAGGATAATAAAAGGAATCCAATGACGATTTGGACAGTTCTTGTTGAAGATGACGACGGAAACGTTTCAAACACCTACTGCTTTACGGAAGCTACTGAAGCAACCAAATTTCAAACTTACGTAAACGAAGAATCCAATACTGGGCTGACGGCATACACAACCTGTGAAAATTGGCTATTTGAAGACGGTCAATCAGCAATTGACAATGTTATTGAATATTACGGAGAATAAAATGAGTGAATTTGTTACTGTCGTTGTTCTTAATGATGGCGAAACTTTTACTGATGTTCGTGGATGTTCTATCTGCATTGTCCCACTTGAGCAATATAATAAGGTAATTGACGAAGGTGGTGACGCAAAGGATTTTGAACCTGTAGTTGAAATCGGCCTTGACTCAATCGGAGGTATTCAGTGACTGCACTTTTTAATCGTTACCTTTTCAACAACAGAACGATTCCTAGCATCAATGGCTTCACAAATATGAGGAGGATGCCATTTGCAGATATGCCAGGGTTTAATACCTGGGTTCATGTATGGTCTCGTGCATATAACGGTTTGACTATTGGTTGTGAAATTTATGTTTGTGATTCTGTCTTTAGTCGAAAGAGCTACAGTGGCTTACCATATAACACCTCCACAATTTTGCGATGTTCTCTTTGGCTCAATAGCGAGAACAAGAATGATTCAGTAACAAACTTTAAGATTTGCAGTAGTTATGGTAATAGACTTGTAAATCCTGAGGCAAGCTTTGAGGAGTTTAAGAACATAACTACAGAGATGACAGAGGTGATTAGGAAGCATCTCTAGTGTATTACAATCATGGCATTGCAAATACGTCAAATAAAGTCCGATAAATCATTAGGGCTTTTCTGGAACGGAAACACATTTTCTGCTGTTGGTGCAGCAAAAACATTTACTTCTTTCAGATCTGCTGCCGTAGAATCTGCTAGAATATCTGTGTCTTTTGGTGTTCAGACTGAAGTAATTGAATCTGTTTTAGACGAAGTCGAAGCAGATGCGCAGTCTGTCAAGTATAAAACAATTCAAGAAGTTGGTAAAAAAATAGCATCCGTTAATATTGAACCTTTATCGCAAGATGAAACTTTTAGAAAAGCATGATCTCAAATATCACACCCCCAACCGTTGAACGTTTTGGTTCATTCACAGAGTCTAAGTTTGGCATTTCGTCAAGTGAAGACCTAGTTTACATCTTTGACATTCTTCGCAGTAAGCTGTATTCCAACAAGATTGCGGCGGTTGTCCGTGAGTATTCGACAAATGCAGCAGATGCCAATGTCGAAAATCAAATGCGTGATCGACCAGTTACGATCACCGCTCCAACTCGCATGAGTCCGCAATTCAAGGTTCGTGATTATGGTCGCGGACTAAGCGAAGATGATATTCGCAATGTTTACTGTATGTATGGTCGCAGCACCAAGCGTAATAGTAATGAATATACTGGTCAGCTTGGACTTGGCTCAAAGAGTGGATTTGCATATGGAGACTCTTTCACCATCGTTTCTTACAAGGATGGTCGTAAGCACACATACACAGCGTACATTGACGAGACTCGTCTTGGTTCAATTGCAAAGATTTCTGAGTCTGAAACAACCGAAGAAAGCGGAATTGAAATTGTTATTCCTGTAAACATCTCAGACATCAGTTCGTTTGAGCGCGAAATTGTTCGGGCTGTAAAGTATTTCAAGGTAAAGCCAAATGTTGTCAACATCAGCAACCTGGTATTCCAGAGTGATCAGAAGCAGCTGATTTCTGGAAGTGGATGGATTATTTACGAAGAACAAAGCGGTCAATATGACAATAGAGCAGCTGTCGCTATCATGGGAAATATTGGTTACCCAATCAATGTCCAGACCTTGACCAATGGCAGTCATAACATAAATGCTCTTACTACACCAATCTGCATTGAGTTTTCCATTGGTGAGCTGAGTATTTCTGCAAACCGCGAAGAGCTTGAGTATAATGACGCTACCAAAAAGGCGATTCTTAATCGTGTAAAGAAGATTGAGGCTGAAGTTACAGCCAATGCTGAAGCAAAGATTAAGTCTTGTGCCAACATTATTGAGGCTCGTCGTACTTACGCTTCATACAATCGTCACCTTAGCTATATCATTAATGGCAAGATTAAGTGGAATGGTGTCAGTATCAGTTCTCCAAATCTTGACATCAACACAAGCTTCTGTTCTGCTCGTCTTTACAACCCGAATGGAAAGAGCGAAATTGTACACCAGATCTTTCTTGATAAGACAAATTATCGTGGTGTGGATGAGATCTTCTATCACGATGGTCAGCGTGGCAATTATGCTAAGATGACACATCATGCGAAGACAATGAACAAACATTATGTGCTTATCAGTTTCTTTGATTGTAAGGATTCTGTCACCGGTACAATCACACAATCGAACGATTGGCTGAAGCTTAATCATCTAAGTTCATCACTCTTCAGAAACGCAAGCGTTCTTCCCGAAGCACCAAAGGTAATTCGAGGCCCACGACAGAAGGGTCAGAGATTGCAGAATTGCTTCTTTATCAGAGATGAAAAGAGTCTTAAAGGCTTTGGAACTCAGTCAGAGAATTTTCATGCTGGGCAATGCGACAAGAAGCTTGGCGGCTTGTACATCAAGTCTGATCACTTTTTTGTTCGTTTGTTGGGCGCAAGGCTGAACGCAAAGGAGTTCGCCTCAATCATCAAGGCGTTCAACAAAGTTACTGGAGACACTCTAGATATCACCAAGATTCCTGTTTTTAAGGTTAGTGAAACTGAAGGCTTTGATGACAAGTGGACAGATGTGATGTCTTACATGCAAGAAAAGCTCAAGGGAAACCAACTCGTTAAATCTTTTGTGCAATTCAAGAGCGTTAATGATATATGGGAAGAACTTAACTCATACTATGGTATGGGCGTTTTCAGCAAAAACATGCTTGATGTTCTCGCTAGTCGCAGAAGCGAATTTACAAACAAGCCAGATATTCTGAAGATTATCGGCCTTTGGGAAAATGTCAAGAAATTTATGGAGGAAAACAAGAGCAAGTCCAAGAGTAGTTGCTATGATAACATCAAGGAACTTTCACGATGGTTTCCATCATTCGCTGAAGGTATCAGCGTTGAAAATGAAGACGCTGCTAGTCTTAAGTCTGAACTAACTCACAACCTCGAAAAACAATACCCACTGCTTTCGATGATTCGTAGCTTTGATCGTAACAACAAAACCAACAACCAAATCATTGATTATATCGTCAAGCTCTGAACCCAAAGGAACCACTACAATGAACACTCCATCTATCATCTGCACCGATCTCAGCATGACCGTTGTCTTCTCCGGCGAAGCACCGAAGGTGATCAATTCCGATCATCCTAATTTCCAGAAGTGCCGCGAAGCAATTCGCTCTCGTGACTGGCCCTCGCTTCATAAGCTCATCAATGTCGAAGAAGCTGTTCGTACTTACGTCTCTAGCAATGGTGTTCGCGTTGCCAACGGAACCCTCTACTACAAGGATGAGCCAATGCACGGTCTGATTGTTGATCGTGTATTCCAATTCATGCGTGAGGATCTCCCGTTTGAGCCGCTCATTCGATTCATTGAGAACATGATGGCAAACCCATCTTATCGTTCTCGTAATGAGCTTTACGAGTTCCTTGAACACGAGGGTCTTCCGATTACTGAAGACGGTCACTTCCTGGCTTACAAGGCTGTTCGTAGTGACTACTACGATATCTTCAGCGGTAAGTTTTACAACGGCATTGGGACTCGTGTTTCAATGTCGCGTCCAAATGTTGACGATGACTGCACCCGTGGATGCTCTGCTGGCTTGCATGCTGGTAGCCTTGATTATGTTCGTGGATATGGACAAGGTGATTCTAAGTTCTTGATTGTCAAGATCAATCCGCGAGATGTTGTATCTGTTCCGTCCGAAGATAGTCGTAAGTTGCGTTGCTGCGAATACCTTGTTCTTTCTGAGTTCAAGGAGCAGCTTAACAATGCTTGTTATTCTGTAGATGGATCGGACTTCTCATGGGAAGATGAGAGTGATGATGAGGATGATTGCTGTGGCAGTGACTGCTGCAATAATCCACCCAAGCCATCTGATAACGACTATCACTACTACAATTACTGAAAACACGACAGACAAACAACAAAATAATTGCTAGAATACTTTGGTATGGGGGAGGATGAGTAGCGCGTTGCTATTTCGCCTCCCCCTTAACATCAAGGACACTGAAATGAACGAATGCCATAAGCTGGACATGACGACTGGTAAGGCTGCTATGTTCTCTTCTCGCGGAATGGTTCCGTGGCACGGTCTTGGGACTGTGATTCAAGAAGATGCTGCAACATCTGCAGACGCAATCAAGTATGCTGGTCTTGATTACTCACTCTTTAAGACTCCGCTTTGGACGATTGATGGAGATGGTAACAAGATTGATGTTCCTGAAAATTTTGCAGTTGTTCGTGGTGATACCAATGCAGTGCTTGGTGTTGTCGGAAAGAACTATAAGATTTTCCAGAACAGTGAAGCGTTCGAGTTCTTTGATGGTGTTGTTGGCGAGAAGCTTGCAATCTATGAAACCGCAGGAGCAATCCACGGTGGAAAGATTGTTTGGATTCTTGCCAAGCTTCCTGCTGAACTCCGTGTTGGCAAGACTGATGATGTTACCAACTCTTATGTGATGCTTGCTACTTCTCACGATGGAAGCATGAGTGTCACTATGATGCCAACGCTTGTTCGTGTGGTTTGCAATAACACCTTTAGTCTCGCAATCAATGGTTTCTCAATTGAGCGCGGTATTAAGATGCGCCACACCAAGAATATGTCAATGAAGGTTGATCTTGCCCGTGAGCGTCTTGGTATTGTCAATAATCAAATTGAGGAATACGGCGAACAGATGAACGCACTAGCAAAGCGTAATATCAACAAGACAGAACTCAAGTCTTACATTGAGTCACTGTTCCCTGATAATGAGAATGCCAAGAACAATACTCGCACTGAAAATATGCGTGAACAGATTTACAATAATTGGGTTGAGACTGAGTTTGCTCAGATCGAAGGTACTGCCTGGGCTGCTTTTAATGCCGTTACTCGCTTTGTGGATCACCAGCGCAGCACCAAGGGCACTGATGATTCAGATCGCGCCAACAACAGGATGTACAGCGTTCTGATGTCTTCTGGTGCGGTCAAGAAGCGCGAGGCATTTAATTCTGCTCTTGCCCTCGTCTGATTTAAATAGCAACTGGAGTCAATGGGGGGTCTAGACCGTATCTAGATCCCCCAAACTCCTCATAAGAACGGAAACAGTATGAAGAGCTTTCTAGTTATTCAGCGTATTGACAATTCATTTTATGCATATCGTGAAGACGAAAACCACTTTTGTAATGTCGAACTTTTTAGAAAGAAGGATTCGACCCGCCTAAAGCAACGCATTCTTGACGATGAGTGTGATCTCAGTGCTCTCCCTGAAAATTCTTACATTGTTTTTGAAATTAAGGAAGACTAATGTCTTACCATAAGTTTAGAATTAATGCGGTTGATATGGATGGTTTTTGTGTAACAGTAACAAGAGAGCTTCCAGAATTTAATCTAGGTGTTGTTCCAGGACACGACGAGTTTTGGGTTTTGTTTAATGGGACAAAAGACGAGGCAAAGAAACTTAAGTCGTTGATTGAAGAACGCGTTTGCCCAATTGAAAAAGCATCGTATTCAAGAAGTCTTGGATAAAAACTATAATTGGTCTGGTTGGGGGTAAAACCCTGGCCAGATTTTTATGAAAAAAAGAAAGTATCCTGCCTGGTTTGTCGTATATCGCAAAATCAGCGAAAGAAAAGAAGCTGTGTATTGCGAGATGGTTTTAGATGATTGTGGTTTGAAGAAGGCAATATCATCAGCATCAAAAACGTTTCCAGAAAAAGAATACTTTGTTGAGCTTCAGAAAAAAGAGCCTTTCATCGGATGGTAAAGTACAAAATAAATAAAAGTGAACTACTAGAAATACTAGACATTATATGGGTCGTATTTATGATATCTATATTTGTGTTTAGTTATCTTGCGCTAGGATATTACATGATGATATCTCTAGATCCTTCAATAGGAATTTAATAACAGAAGGGGTTTATAATGGCAAAAATTCTTTTGGCTTGTGAAGAGAGTCAGGCGGTAACAAAGGAATTTAGGCTTCTTGGTCATGAAGCCTTCTCCTGTGATATTGCGCCTTGCAGCGGATCAAATCCAGAATGGCATTTGCAGCAAGATGTTCTGCCACTTCTTGATCAGGATTGGGATATGATTATTGCCTTTCCTCCGTGTACGCATCTAGCTGTTTCTGGTGCTGCATGGTTTGAGCAGAAAAGAAAGGATGGGCGACAACAGCAAGGTATTGATTTCTTTATGGTTTTTGCCACAGCAAAGTGTGACAAGATTGCCATTGAGAATCCAGTTGGTGTGATGTCTAGTGTTTGGCGAAAGCCAGATCAAATCATTCAGCCATATCAATTTGGCGACTCGTTTAGCAAGAAGACTTGTCTATGGCTTAAGAATCTTCCGCTCTTGAAGCCAACTAATATTGTTTCAGCAGGGGAGGTTGTGAAATACAAAAGTGGAAAGACAATGCCAAAGTGGTATGCTGATGCATTCAAGCTTTCCCCTTTTGAAAGAGCAAAGATGAGATCAAAAACATTTCCAGGAATCGCTAAGGCGATGGCTGAACAGTGGGGAGCGGTTCTATAATGAGTTATCTAAGACACCTGATGTCAATGGATGGGATATGGTACAAGACCAATATCTCTAAAGATTCTAGATTTAATCTGCCAGACGGAACATGGATTACAGCCAATGTTGCAGATTACATTAGTGAAAAGCGTATAAAAATTGGAAATAAAACGTGGCTTGCTGCAGCGGTAATTGAAAACAATGTAATCGTTGGATTGCAATTTGTAAAAGGATAATTCATGAGTGAAGAAAACACAATTGATCTTAAAAAGTTCAACATTAATTTTGCAAACACAAATGAGGTTATTAAATTGCTATTTGAAATGGAGACTAAGATCAATGTAATGCGTCAGCTTTTATGCGAATGGAATTGTTCTTCTGCACCAGTATGGGAAAATTACAGACTTAAGAGCGTTGGCGAAACAGAAAGCGATTACGAGTTTATTAACGATGATCCAGATAACAACGACGAGCACGATCCGTCAGACGCAAAGTGAATTGACTTCTGATGGTCACAATCGTGACAAACAGTCAAAAGGATCTCTTCTCCTTGATCCTGCTATGATTTCAAGGCTGACAAAATGCGCTGATATTTCAATGTCTCTTATTGAAGATATTGACTCTGACTCTAAGCATGTTTCTTTTGTTTTGCGACGAAGTAAAATTATTGCCCTTGGCGTTAATAGAAGTATGCAAACGCACCCACTGGCTCTTAAGTTTAATTGTAGATTTGGAACAATGCACTCAGAGCTTTCAGCTATTTTGAAAGCAAAGAAGTCAAACGAATTTTATAATGCAACTCTAGTAAATATTAGACTTAGCTCATCATCACTATCTGAAAGGGTTCCTATTCTTAGAAACTCAAAGCCATGCAAATCATGCCAACAGTTAATCTTGGCGTGTCCAGAAATTAGACGGGTTATTTACAGCACAGACAACGGATGGTACGAATATGCTTAATGCAGAAAAATCGCTTCAAATTGATTATGATGGAGATGGTAAATACGTTCTTATGGTTGGTGACCCTTTTATTGGTGGAGAAAATCATTATTTTTCATCGGTAAAAGATATTTTTGATTGGGTGATGAAGCACTACGGCGACACACCTGTTGAAATGAGTCAAGTTGCGCACCTGGTTCTAACAATCGAGCTTGGAGTTGATCATGACACTGACTTTGCCCATTGATAATGTTCTTGTTTTTGTGTATCGAAACCTTCATAAAAACTGCTTTTCAATTCGCGGAGAGAAGCATAAGCGTGTTCTTACGCACTATCCGCATGGGTTTATTATCAAAAACGCAAACCTAAAAGTTTCACAGGCTGGTAGGGCAAGGGTTCTGCAAACCAACCAAAAGAATGTTCACGCTGGTGTTCGCGGAATTTTCAAGACAATGCCTGATGATTACGAGCTTCCGCCACACGCAGTAAAGATTACATACGACCCATATAAGATGGCATTTTTCCATATTAAGGACAATCCACACAGGGCTGTCCATTACGCTGAGTCTGTTTATTTTACCACATCAGGTCTTTACGCGAGTGGAATTGATGATTAAGCCAATCATTATTAGTCTTGGTTGTTTAATTTCAAGTTGTTCACACCCACAATATGTAGGTGTATATACTGAAATGAGCAATCATAGGGTTTGCTGCTGCAACAACATTGGAATTCTTACAGATGCAACAATATTTGCAGGCACAGTAGCTTCGCCGTGCAAAACTGACTTTGAAAAAATGTACGATGGCAAAGCCAATGTTATTCGCGTTGATAGCATTGAAACCTTAAACACTTGTTCTGTAGTATATTTTGGTCTTGTACAGCTTACAGGTGCATCACTCCAGACGCCTTCCTTGTATCCAAGTTATGATAATTGGCTTGGTACTGGAAGTGCATCAGCGGTAAATGCAAAGCTTTATGAATATGTTAGAAATGGAGGGAAGATTGTAGCAATTGGAGATACTGTAAGCAGAACCGCTTCTGGTACCGCCGCTGGAACTACAGAAGCAAATCTGAATACCATGAATACAACATTGACTGCTTGTAGAAATGGTGTATCATCTGGACTAACTATACTTCCAGATGTGGCTACAGCTAATATCACTACATGCACACAAGCAAATCTTGGTTGTTCTTGCGCTGGAACACAGATTAACAGGTACTGGACAGGAAGGGTTCTAGTACCGTCTAATGATCCAGATGGTGAAATATTTAAGTCATCTGAAGAAGCAACTCAACACTGGATTTCTGCATTTGGTGTTGGTCACTCATCTGGTGGTATTTCGCTGACAAATGATATTTCTGCGTCATTTACAAATCTTAATAGCGGATGTATTGGTCCACCTCCTAATCCTTCGCTTTGCTGCCCAGCAACAACATCAACACTAAGACCCTTTGCTTACGAAAAAATCGAAAAGGGCTATATCATGTATCTTGGAGATAGAAATATGTTTGCTTGGCAGAGAAGCCTTGAAGGGGCTACTATCGTTCCATCTCTAGTACCATGCGGAGTTTCCAATACCACGTTCCCAACAACAATTAATTGTTTTACTGGTCCAGCAGGAGAATATACAGGGCTTAATGTTTATGAAGCAAATAAATTCTTTCTTTGGTCATTGTTAAAACCGTGCTCTAGTTGCTAAAATAACTAGCCATGTCAGAAGATACCAAGTTTAGTATCACCAAAGCAACGCAGCTGCTACAGTCTTTTTCAGGTTTAATGAAAAACGGCTGTGTATCTCTTGATGTTTACCAAGAGAGAAGAAAAGCTTGCGAAGGGTGTGATCAAGTTCAAAAAAGACCACGTGATGGTAAAATGTTTTGTGGCTCTTGCGGTTGTGGAACTAGAGATCTTGCAGCGCTTTACGATCCTACTGTTGAGGTTGAAAAAGATTATAGCCCACGGCTGTGGATGCCAAAATCTAATTGCCCAAAAGATCTTCACAAAGATGAAGATGGAACTGGAAATTACACCCCAATAGGTGGAAAAATTAAACAACTAGTTGCTTTTACAAAAGCAACCCTTGCTGAAGTTGCAGGAGTTTCTAATGCTGATGAGCAAACTGAAATGGTAAATGCAACAGCGCAAGCGGTCAAAGACGTTGTGTCCTCAGAAGAAGAAATTGACGAACTAACTAAGGAAATGGAAAATGATCAAAACAATTAACAAGTTTATGCAGCATTTGGGAACCTTTAATTTTGGTATTGGTTTTGGTAACAATTTGGTTGCTTCCACGATTCAAGTTTGGCCTTTTGTTTGGGGTCTAAACATCTCAAACACTAATGGTATGTTTGAATCTCGTGTTGGTCCAATCACAGTATCTTTTGTAACACAGCAAAAGTAATGTACAGATTACATATCGACATCCCAATGCCGTTTAACGAAAACGACGCTAGAGATTTTTCTTTGGCGATTGTTTCTATGCTTAATAAAGAAAAAATTACAAGTATGGGCATTGATCAAATCAATTATCGTCTTGGTCACGATGATGATCGACAAAAGTCCAATTACTTTATTACTAATGCCACTGGGCACGTAAACAACAAAAAGAGCAAAATCGTGCTCACAAAAGAAGAAAGTCCTGAGGAGAGCGACTAGAATAAGTACTTTCGCGTAGTGGGCGGACAGCTTCGCAGGCCGACTTATAATCGGCTCAAACCAGGGCAGCACTGGGACTACGCATTACGCCTCTATAGCTCAGATGGTAGAGCATTCGGCTTTTAACCGATAGGTCGTAGGTTCGATCCCTACTGGAGGCATTATGAAAAAAATACTATTGCTTGCTACTACACTTATTTGTTCATGCTCATCTAACGAACAAGAACCTAATTCATATTATGATGAGTTTCGTCATCAAGTCGTCATTGAGAATTGTGATGATTACACAGTAAAGATGTCGTGGAGTGACAAAGTTACCTTTGTTGATCTAGACGTTTGCATCATGCCTGAAAACAAGGAGATTCGACTTGACGCATCACACACAATTGAAGAAATCCCATGAACAATGGGGGCTTTGGTGTAAAGCAATTAAAGACTGGATGATGGAATCTAGAGATGAAATTGCTGTATGGGAAACAGAAAAAGAGGCTGAGTCTTTTAGAAAAAACCATACAGTCCATAAAGATATGTATGAGGTAAAAAACATTTATGATAAATAAGCCAATCTACACAAAGATGTGGGATCGAGATTTTGTATTAAGACATTTACAAGACTCAAAATATTCGCGTGTTATTGATATTGGCGCCAGTCATTCTCAAGACAGTTGGGCTTTTCCTTTTACGACACACTACGTCGATCTAGTTCAGCCGACAGAACAAAATAAACTACTTCATAACAAGATTGGTTTTTTTGGTAACATATCGCATCCTAATGTTTGGCAAAGGATTAAAGATGATGTTGCAATAAATGGACCATTTGATTTTGCTATTTGCACTCATATTCTAGAGGATATAGCATCTCCTGGATTTGCTTGCAGGGCAATGACACATTTTTGTAAGGCTGGATTTATTGCCATGCCATCTAAATACGCTGAACTCAAGAGACGAGAAGGCGCTTGGCGTGGATATCACCACCACAGATGGATATTTGATATTTATACCGATGGCATTTTGGCTTATCCTAAAATAAACGCACTTGACTATTCTTACAAACTTGATGAAGTTGGTAGCAAATGCAACCCTGAAACAAATGAAGAAATTCAACTTTTATGGGAAGGTGCAATTAAACTACAAGTGATGAATAACGACTTTATTAATCTTGAAATGTATCAAGGGCTACTAAATGACGCTTAGAAATTTTGGATATGCGTGTCAAAATCTTTCGCTAAACAGCGAAGGCACACCAAAGAAAGACAGGATTTTTACGGACAGGACATTGCGCCTGTCCAATTTTAATAAAGAGCGAGCGGGTGAGCTAGCAGTTCAAAACTGCGCTGATTTAATCAAGATTCTCAAGTGGAACAAAGACAATGATATAAAGTTCTTCCGAATCGGAAGCGGGATTTTTCCATTTATGGATCATCCGACGATTGGCTATTCTCTTGATGATCTCAGACCACAACAAGCTGTTTTGATACGCTGGCATATGAAAGAGGCTGGCAATTTTGCAAAGGCAAACAATATGCGCCTTTCTTGTCATCCAGGGCCATATACTTGCATATCGTCACCAGATCAAGAGATTGTAGCAAAAAGCATCAAGTGCCTTGAAATGCATAGTTTAATTGGTGACTTGCTTGGTTATGGTGATGAGTTTGCTATTAACATCCATGTTGGTGGTGTTTACGAAAATAAACATGCTACCTCTGGCCGCTTCTTGTCATCGTTTTGCAAGCTTGATGACCGTATTAAACGTCGGCTTACACTAGAGAATGATGACAAAGCAAGCATGTGGAGCATGAGCGATTTGTTTAAGATGATCGCAAAATATTGCACAGTCAAATTAGTTCTTGACATTCACCATCACAAGTTTTGCAATCAAGAATCTCTGATTGAAGCTGCAGATATGGCATTTAGAACATGGGGTGGTTTTTGCGAAGTACCGAAGGTTCATTACTCAGAGAGTAGAGACGACAACCGACCTCAAGCGCACAGTAACTGGGCTATCAATGAGATACCAGCACTTAGTGACACAATTGATTACGATGTAATGCTTGAAACGAAGATGAAAGATCAGGCTCTTATTTCGCACAGGAGACTTTATGCAAACACAAACAACGGAAACGCGCAACATAATCGACCACTACAGGTATTGGACGCATGAAGCAATAATGACTGATCTTGATACACGCAGAAATAATTTTAGCGTGTTGTGTTGTAACCTACTTAATGATTTTAATATTGCGACAGTAGTGCGAAATTCCAACGCCTTTCTTGCGAAAGAGGTTCTTGTATACGGCAATAAGAGATATGATCGCCGTGGTACAGTTGGAACCCACATTTATACAAACTTCAAACATGTAAAAGAAATTGACGATCTAAAGAAAGAAATTAAAAATCTCTACAAGATCCACAAATACTTAAGAGTTGTTGGCGTGGATAATGTTAAAGATTCGTTTTCAGTCAACGATTATTGTTGGCCCAAAAACGAACACGTACTGATGGTATTTGGACAAGAACAAGTTGGAATTCCAAAAGAAGTTCTTGATATTTGCCACGATAAAATCTATATTCAGCAGTACGGTTCAGTAAGAAGTTTAAATGTCGGCACGGCAAGCGGAATTGCCATGTACGATTATTGCTCAAAGACACTATAAGGATAAAAATGGCTACTAAAACAAAGACTAAGACAAAGAAGAAGACACTAACAAAGAATCAAATGCGTGTTGCTATTGCCAAGGATGTTATTTCACAGATCAAGACCAGGAAGATTATTCCACAGGTTGGCGTGTGGATGGAAGATCCAAAGATGGGATCACTAGAAGAAATCGTTTCTGATGGAGTAGAGCGGTACCTTGAAAGTGATGATACTTGTCGCTTAATGCCATTTCCCGCACAGGACTACACCAAGAAGGTAAAAAACTGTAGGGTTTGCGCTCTAGGATCAATTTTTGTTTCATCAGTTAATCTATTTAATGGTGTAGAGTTTGATAACGGTGAAGAGGTTTATGATTGTTTTGAAAATCTAAAAAGCTCTCCGCTTAATCGATATTTTTCATCTAAAGAACTAGTGCTGATTGAGGGCTGTTTTGAAGGAGACTCTGGGGTTCATTCAGATAGACTAGACACACGTGATCGTGGGGTAGCAATAACATTTAAGAACAAATATCCTGTTGTTAAAAAGCGTCTTGAGGCAATTATGCATAATATCATTAAAAATGATGGATTATTTAAGCCAGAACAAGAAATCACAAAAGAAGAATTGCTAGATATTATTGCCGATTATATGATGTAAATGATACCCCAATGCGACTGGGGAAGCTTGGGGCCGTAGACCAACGGCAGAGTCAATTGACTCAAAATCAATAAAGTGTGGGTTCGAATCCCACCGGCCCTATTTATGAAAAAATTCACCGAAGATAATTATCCCGCGTGGATCTGCAATGACTGCGCGAAAGAAATAAATGCCAAAAAAGCAATACGAGTATCAACATACCATACAGGAATATGTGGATTTTGTGACAAAGAAAAAGCAGTTACAGAACCACGGGACTGGGGATACCCAAACTACCCAAAGAAGAAAAACAAAAGCTGAAATTTTTGAAGAAGTAGTTTCATATACAGCTATAATAATTACCATTTTCTTTGTAATAATACCAATGCTGCTTGTTGCTGCTGCGGTTATTTCTACAGCATACTGATTTAAATTAACATGATCTGGCTAACATCTGACACACACTTTGGGCACTCAAACATTATTAAGTACTGCAATAGACCATTTTCTTCAATGGAGCAAATGGAAGAAGTTATTGTAAATAACATTAACTCAATGGTTAGTGAGCGTGATGATCTTTATCATCTTGGTGACTTTTGTTTTCACTCAAATGGAAAGAGATGGGAGACTGAGGTAAATAGAATTCTTGATCGCATTAAGTGCAAGAATGTTTATCTTTTGTGTGGCAATCACGACCCATCCGCTACATATGCTAACAATCGAACTACTTCATTCAAGGGCATATACGAATATCAAGAAATTTCAGGAAAGCATTTGTTTCTTTCAATGCCTGAGAATAGACGACACACAAAAGTAATTCTGATGCATTATCCGATTGAGTCATGGAGTAGTCAGAATTTTGGATCGGTTCATCTTCACGGACACACGCACGGTAAGCTATTTTCTACAATTAAAAATAGATATGATGTTGGTGTTGATGTAAATAACTATATGCCAATTTCACTAATGCAAGTAATGGACAAGATGGGACTGGAAAATAACTAATGGAATTCACAGATCAAAACGGAAAGACCTGGACGCCATCAGAAATGGCTGCTGCTATTCTTATTCACGTAACACTTTTTATGTCCAAGGCAGTTATTTTCTGCCTTATCTTTAATAAGATGAGAGAGGGATCACTATGACAGCTATAGTTGAAGTCAAGATAAATACGCCAGAAGATATGATTACATTCGGTGCAGCAATCAAAAATTTTGATATTGAACACCTCAATGTTTCTTCAAGTTATGGATACAGTACAGTTTCATATCAGTGCACAAAAAAAGAACTTTTGAAAATTCGAGAGTTTTGGCGTGGCATCTTTGATGGATGTCGTGTAGTATCATACTAAAGCACTGTTCCCGTAGCTCAGCTGGATAGAGCAGCCGCCTTCTAAGCGGCAGGTCGTTGGTTCGAGTCCAACCGGGAACGCTTGACCATTAAAGATAGAGCGCGATGAAAAAGAAACGGAGTAAAACAATGGCGACACTTGAAAGACGACCTGTGTTTGTACAAATGAGCGATACGCAGGCTAATGATTATATCATTTGCTATATTAAGAATAGATTTCCTAGAAGTGGACCGCTCATTGGTAAACTACCCATTTCCGAAAGAGATGATGCGGTTCAAGAAATTTATATTGATCTATGGGAAAATCGTTTCCGATATGATCCAGAAAAGGCGGACTTTTCTACATACGCCTTTAATCGCGGTCGTGGGGTAGTAAAGGATCTACTTACTAAGAAAAATAAAATTTATAGGGTAGCCTCAAAGATTTTTGAAGAGCGACCTAGGAACTTTTATATGGAAAAATCAATCAATGAGTCAGTAGAGCAGATTGAGAAAATCCTTGGCAAGATTAAACCAGAACACGCTCAGATTATGAAGATGCGATTTGTAGATGACATGACCATTGATGCTATTGCCAGGAAGATTAATTGCAGTAAACAGAAGATATATCAGGTCATTTCTAGAGCTTGTGAAGACGGCAAAAGGTGTATTAATAATTAATGAAAAGGTACAATGACGCAAAAAAGATTTTATTTGCAGACTATAAAAATATAATGTCTGCATATAGTCTTGTTTGTACCCAAATTGAGACACAAGAAAGTGAGCTTACTCCAGAACAGGTTTCAGCCAAGGCGGCTTACTATACTGTAGTTTGGAGATATCTTTCTGGTGTTTCACCTATGGTTTCAGCCATAGATAAGTTCATAAAAAATAATTTAGATACAGTATTGTCAGAAATAGATAGTGAGCTGGCAATTGCAATACTTATTGAAAGCAAGATACACGACCTCGAAAGAGCGGGTCTTGCCTCAGTCGTTCGTAAAGAAGACGGAGCTACCGTAGTAAACCTCACGGAAAAAGGTAAAGAGGTTTCAAAGAAACTTAAGCAGGATGTGCGAGAGCAATAATGATTGAAAAGTCCGACAAATCAGTTCCAACTGAAATTCTTTTTGTTCACATCACCACTAACCTAGCGCTTCATATGCAGTCCACGATTGGCAATCACCAAACGATGAATGCTGCAGAAAGAGAATACAGCATCATTGCAAAAGAGCTGAAGAAGAGCTTCTCCTTTATCTATACAGTTCTTGAATCGATTGTGATGTACGACAAGGAATGGGAAAAACAAATCACGGTTTCAGCAGCAATGCTTGCCGTAGAAGCTTTTGTAATTTCTCAACAAACCGGAATCTCCCAGGAAAAAGCAAAGGATATTGAGTTCATTCTTGAGTGGACTGCGCTACAATATAAGAACGGCACCTATCGTGCCAATAAACCAGGATATAAATGGCGAACAGCACTAATATTTCTTCTGCTCGACGAAGTCAACAACGATCAAAAACCACAAAAGCAAAAGCGCAAGGCAAAAAGCTAAAGTTTAATAGCGGAATGTACGCGCAGATGTTGTTCCCATCTGTTTGTCATTTAAATGGATGGGAATGTGCCCGTCCTCTGCTAGAAGAACTTCATTATGATTTTGTGGTTCGTGGTATTCTACGTGATGAGTTTGTAACAATTCAAGTAAAACAATGTTACTATGACAAAAACAAAGAATCATTCCGATGTGACATTCGCAAAAAAGCCGGCAGGAATAAAAAGGTTCCTTATGAAGAAGGCGATTTTAATTTCTTGGCGGCATACAACCCGATCACAGACACGTGGTATTTACTTCCGTGGGAATCCATCCGTCATATATCAAGCGAGATTTCACTAAATGACAATTATTCAAAGTACCGAGTCAAAATGGATATTCCGTTCGTTGGACCAGATCTTGGAAGAATTCGAGCAAAGAAAAACCGAAAATAAAAAGATAGCGAAACAATTTAGCTATACTGATATGAATCAAGGTGATGGGAGTATGGTACTCGTCACCACCAACAATGAAGGAAAGCCTGAGGGTTGTTTATGCAGGCACTGCTATCAGAAGTTGGATCATTTACCTTTTTCGTATGGAAAGTATGTAAGCCCTATATGCGTAAAATGTTTACGCGACATTGCTTGGATTGAAGCCCCTAAAAACACAAAGGAGAATAAGATGAAGAAGAGAATATCAAAGAACGATCCGTCAGTAGTTCAAATCAATTGGAGTGAATTTGAAGGTATGGTTAGCAGTGGTACAGCAAAGCTAGTAGCACTTGCACAAACTTACAATATTTACCCCAATGACATGCGTGATATGATTATCGCAAAGTATGGCGATAAGATTGAATTCAAGCGTGGCAAGAATGGTGGCGTTCGATTTAAGTCCGCAATTCCACAAGCTACAATGTGACATGAGCTTCAACTGGGATAAAACTAAAGTCGTATCGGTCGTTGGAAATACAGGCAGCGGAAAAACCGCTGCTTGTTTTAATATTTTATCTGCTGTAAAGGACAGAAAGACTTATATTGTTGATCACCCGTTTCCAGAGGCGTTAGAAGGAAGTGGTGTGCAAAATATACCATCCATTTCTTTTGAGGATGTTTCGGACTGTGTTATTTGGGTTGACGAACCACAACTCGTATTCCCCAAGTATGAAAGACGAAACAATGATGCGCTGTTGATGATGTGTTCCCTGGCTAGACAACGTGACATTACTCTTGTATTTTCAACTAGCGATACCCGTTGGATCAATAAAGGAATGGAGTCATATGTTGATACATGGCTCATAAAGAACCTAGATTTCAACATGGTAAAGCAGGGCAGCATTATCAAGAAAATTATTGCACATAAAAATCACAACATCATGCCATCGACCTTCAAGCTTGCACAAGAAGAGGCTATATTGTATTGTCCGAATCAACTTGATCGTCCACAGAAAGTAAAGATGGGTCTTCCATCGTTCTGGAGCGAAAAGCTGAGCAAGCCGTACAAGTATTCTGCACTCAATACATCTAAAATCTTTGGAGAATAATAATGATTGTTAAAGTAAAGCGCGAAACAGAAAACCCTCAAATCTTTTCAGTAGACCAGCCAGCAAAATACAACAATGGACATCATGAGCTGTATTGCCGATTCAATAAGTTCTCTCCAGAAATCGGCAAGAGCTACAGCGTAAAACCAACTCATCAATGGGCAGACATCAACTACAAGGAAAGTGTAATAGTTCATTGTATTGCTCTTGAGGAAAGGACAATTGATGATATCGGTTCACTTCGAAATTGATGGCGATGATTACTCAACAGAGATAGAATATGATGATGAATCAGAGATCACCGATGATTTGGCGTATAGAATATTATACTGTTCTCAAATTTCAAAGGACTGTTTTCTTGATGCCGCCGATGCACTTGCTCCAATAATTGGTCTTGAAAAGACACAAGCAATGGTAAAGGGTGTTCTTGAAAAATCATCAACGTTAATTGAGTCTCGTAATGATCCGTCAGACACAGTAATACAAACTGTATTTTTAAATAATGACAACGAACGAAGAAATGATACGAGCGATTGAATCAGCAAGAGTTTTCTTGTATGATTTAATGAACTCCAAGGCCACGCCTAAAGTTCCAATTTATATTAGAGAACGGGCGCGAAGAGTAACTAAACATTATCCAATGAGTACTACTGATCTGCTTCTTCATTTGAATAAAAGTGCGACAGAAGTGCGAGAGAAGTGCGAATATTTCAATAAAACCGATAAGAAAAACCAATGACTACTAAGAAAAAGAAAACCAAGACTTCCACTAAAACTTTGAGCCTCTTTCCAGAACAAGGTGTGCTAGCACTCATCATGAATGTCGCCGTCACCACTATGTTTCTCGGGACAGCATTTATGATGCTTATGTTGTGTATTCAGATAGCAGAAAAGATCACTATTACCTTTGGAAAGTAACCCTCTCATGGAAAACTACCATATCAATCTCGTCATAACACTAGTTGTAGTATCAATTTGTGTTGGAATTTTTTTATATGTACTTGTTTATCCAAGAAAGAACTCTAATGGCTGTTAACTTCGTAGGCGACAATGATCACGGTGATACAGTTCCTCCGACTGATGTTCTATTGCAAATGATTAAAACACTCCGTGAGGATATTGTGCATCTTGCCTATGAACTTAACGAAATCAAAGAGGGCTTTGAGGGCTGTTGTAATGCCTGCGAACCTGTTGGCTTAATGAACAAGAAATTGCAGGAAGAACGCGAAACTTATTTCACAGCACATGATGAATTGTTGGCGCAGATAATTGAATTGAGATCTGAGCGCGACGATGCGAGACGAGAAGTATGCGATCTCAAGACATTTAACTTTGACAACACTATCTCCGCATATCGTTATGCCGACCTACGAAAGTGGGACTGTTATAAGGATCGCACCGATGACTAATAAACACAAAATGACCCAAGAGCGTTGGGACTATCTTATGCAGCCATTTGATGGCGATGAGAGCTTCATACTGACAGCACAGGAACTAGCCGATGGATGGCATTGGTGCGATGATTGGGATGGGCTTCTCATTCATACCGATGAAGTTGAGTTCCAGCATTGTAAATGTGAATTTATGAACAGGTTCCGAAAAGACAAATAAATAATATAATGCATTACAAAACCGTCTTTCTTTCAGACTTCCATTTAGCTTCTAAAAAAGCTAAAACAAAACCTTTAATTGCGTTTCTCAAGAACAATGAATTTGATAATATCTTTTTGGTTGGAGATATTATTGATATTTGGAGGTTTAAGCAAGCCTTCTCCATGAATTCTGAGAAACAAAATCATCATATGGAAGTGATCGAAAGATTGTTGAAACTTTCTCGTAAGGGTACAAAGATTCATTACATCTATGGAAATCATGATGAGTTCATGGCAAAGTTTTCAGGTCATCATATCTTTGGTAATGTCAGTTTGAGTGAACGAGAAGAATATACTACTTCTTCAGGAAAGAAGTTTCTTGTTCTTCACGGACACCAATTTGATTTCCTCACAAAGTTTCCAGTCAGCTCTTATATTTATAAACTCGGTGACTATGGATACGAGTTGATATTGGAAATTAATGATTGGTTCAACTGGTGCAGAAGAATGATGGGAATGCGATACTGGTCTGTCTCCAAGTATGTGAAGATCAAAGTAAAGAGAGCGGCCCAGTTCATCGAAAGCTTTGAAAGCGTTGTTATTAAATACGCCAAGGAAAAGAAATATGATGGAGTTATCTGTGGGCATTTGCACGAACCAAGGTTGTATACTGTAAATAATATTACATATGCTAACTGCGGCTGCTGGACAGAGAAAGACAACTGCACATTTCTTTACGAAGACTCAGATGGATCTTTAAAACTGGACACCTATGCGATCCATTGATCTTTTTATTGAAGAATTTAAAAGAGTGTCTGTACTCACTATTTGTTTTATGATTATAATTCCTTTTATGCTATTTGGTGGCATTGAAGGAATGATAAAACAATTTATCACAAAGAGAAGAAAAACAGGATGTGAAGTCTAATGGTAGAACAAACCGTACCATTTTGGTGGTTTGCTTGTGCCACCTTACTACCCTTCATTGCTCTTGGGATTGCAGAAGTCTTAATTTACTTTAAAGAGACATACAAAAAATAATAATTGATATGGTAAAAGAGAAAAGTTTTGTTGTTTTTACCAAGCTTGTGCGCCACAATATACAAGAAACAAAATGAAAAAGAAAGTTGACTGGACAAAAAAGCCAGAGATTCGCTGGGAAAAAAAATTATGTCCTATCTGTAATGAACCAACTGGTGAAATGAGCAGATGTCACGATCCAAATTCTAAGAGAATATTTGATTCCGCTGATGAGGATTCTCCGTTTCCAAAGACAATAGAAGTAAATGGAGACCTCCTGCCTCTTTTTAGTCCGCAATGTGCTTTTAGAAAAAGTAATGACTTTATGGTGTTTGTAAATTTTCCCATCACTTATGATATGGCTGATTCACTTGGTTCCATAGATGGTGTAGAGAAAATATTAGTAAAATCACCCTATCGAATGTTCGTGACAATAGCAGAGCAGTTTGATGAAACTCAAATAAAACAGCAGTTTAATAAAGCATATAGAGATCATATAAGCGAGAAAGCGAAAGAAAATGAAGATAAAGATTCTTGACCACGGACATGTTCAGCTTGTTGAGCATATGGGTAGTGATTTAACGGTTGTAAATTCAGCTCGAGTGTCTTTTAACAAAGAGAGTGATTGGGCGATGGACTATCCATTCGGGGAAAGTGATGAAAGCCCAGTTAAAACACTTTCACAAAAAGACAAGAATCTAATTAAATATCTTGCTGAACACAAGCACTGGACACCATTTTCGCATCCTCAGATTACTCTGCGAATTAAAGCTCCAATCTTTGTACGCACACAGCTTTTTAAGCACAAGGTTGGTTTTACTGAAAATGAAGTAAGTCGTCGTTATGTTTCAGATACGCCACAGGTATATCAGCCGCGTTGGCGTGGTGCTCCAGTCAATGGGGCAAAGCAAGGGTCAGAAGATTTTCTTGAATTTAATGAGGATCTTGATACTATTAATCGTCACTACCAAATGGCAGTCGAGGAATCTATGTGGAGTTATGAAGAACTATTAGCTCATGGTGTTGCTCCAGAGCAAGCAAGATCAGTGCTTCCCCAAGGAACTTACACGGAATGGTGGTGGACAGGTTCTTTGGCGGCTTACTCACGTGTATATCTACAAAGATCTGACCAGCACGCGCAGTGGGAAGTTAGAGAATATGCCGACGCAATAAGTAAGATAATCGCGCCGTTATTTCCGGTTTGTTGGGAGCAGTTAAAAAATGTCAAAACGGCAGGAACTACTAGAGAAAATAATCATAACAAGCCTGTCGCTAAAGTCGAACGGCAATAAGATTGTTTATGATTACGCATTTGTCAACGAACATGGCTTTTATGGCTGTGTTGTTGATACTGCGTCTTTAGATTTATTTGAGCCTGGACTTCCACAAAATAACCACCTTATAGCGTCAATCAACTACCCGTATCAGGGTCTTAGCAAAGATAGTGTACTAGACTGTCTTGTTAAGACCTTTTCTATTAGGGGTAGTTCGTGTATGGGGGTAATTACTAGTTTAGATAAAAATGATGTTGAGTCTTGTAATTACGAAAAAATAAGGGAGTTTTTGCTTGAGCTATCTGATTTATCTGCGGTTGAAAAGAGAGTTGCGGTGGAGTTTTCTTGGCTTAAATCCGACGAGCAACTGTCTAAGCTTCTTAGTGTAATTGCTCCGTATGAAGATATACGGCTTGTTTTTTCTGGTTTTCTTTCTAATCCAAAAGACCTCAAAGAGATAAAGCAGGCATCCAAAATATGTAAGGTGTCTGGTTTTGAAAACTACGAATACTTTGGTTCTGTCCCTAATAAAATAGGGAATATATTTACCATATTTGACATGGGATATAAGCTTGTAGGAACTCCATCGGCGGCAATTCCAAAGCTTCTACTAGATAAATTATGATTGGTATTAAAAAACAAACTAGTGTATTTTAAAACAAGAGGATAAAAATGGCAACCAAATCAACTTCTAGTGCAACCACATACACAACCGCTGAATCAAACTACGCTCAGACCGCTCGCGGCCTTGGTATCAGAAGAAATCAAGACACTCCACCAAGCGCAACATTTGATAAGCTTGGTAATTTTTCTAGCCTTTCAAAGGCAGATGTCTCTGTACCAAGCTATGTAGAAAGAACTTTTGCTGCTGGTTCATTCACTGCAAGAGTTGCTGGCTTCGCCCAGTCAGAATTCCGAAGAAAGCCTGGGGATACAGCTCTCGCTTCTGCTCAGCCATTGGCTGGCAGTGTAGAGCGAGTTCCTGATGGCGGCACAAGAACATACAGCCTAATTAAACAATACGATCTTAAAGAGAACAAGCAGGATGGTGAAAACACTAGATGGATAGATCTTTACGGTCGTGTTCTTGAAGTTAACGGATCTAACATAGCAATTCTTGGCGACAAAGCCGCTAACGCTGAACCCACATCCACAACTTTTAATGCAGATACAGCCTCTGGTAATGAGACATACGTTAGAAATAAGGGTCTTACTTACTACACAAAGTACACTGGCGGAAACAAATCAATAGGTGGGGTTGAAGTATTCAGCGTAGGCAAAGGATAAAAGGCATAAAAAATGTCAACAAACATAACAACATTAAATAACAATAAAAGCGTCTTTAAAGGCTCTGGGAGAGACGTTGGTATTAACAACGGTATTGAAAATCAATCCGTGTTTAACACACAGCCAAGCAAGGCGTTTACTTCCTTTAGAGGTCCAAAACAACTGCAAGTTTCAGCTGGTACCACAGAATCATTCGGCGGTAGATCAATGCAGATGGATGATGATGATGAAACTATTTCCATTAAGTTTAACTCTCCATCAGAGTGCTTTACTGGTAATGGTGGAATATTTATAGCAGAGCACGATTTCATCATTGACAGCATAAGATTTAGATCAAGCAGCCCAAACGTTGCCTCACTTTCAGCAACACTCTTCAAATCAAATAGCGGAACTGCTTTTGATAATGGTACAGCCATTACTTCTGCGATGAGTTTAACAACAGCGGCTCACACCGTTGCAACTGGCGTTTTGCTATCAGATACTGCTAGAACTGTTGCTAGAAACCAATCCGTTGGTTTAAAGTTTGAAGGAACTCCAGATGAAGCTTCGGGTGTAATGTTTAGCATTAAGGCCAGAAGAATAATCCCTGGAACTAGAAACAATAACTACCTAGAATAAGGATAAACATGTCAAATATTAAAGACCTGATTTCAAAACTTCAACACGCCGTTGGTCAAGACGAGATGGGCATGACACAAATGCCAATGATGATGCAGCAGACTCAAATGGGTGATGATGCCCCTGCTATGTCTCCAGAGGCTATGCAAATGCCTATGGAGATGGGCGAAGAAGAGATGCCAGAAATGGAAGAAATGGACACTTCTGAGGTCGATGAAGAAACCAAAGAAATGTTTATGAGTGATATAAACGCACTTATTGTAAACGCTGGCGAGATTGCTCAGCATGTAGAACAGGGTAAAGAAATAGAAGCTTGGATGCTTGGTAAAATAACACTTGCTGCAGATTACATTTCTGCAGTGAGAGATAACTTTATTGGCGATAAGTAAATAAAACTAAACACTTAAAACAAGAACCGGCAGAAATGCCGGTTTTTGCTATACTATACTCGTGATAGCAAATATATATACTATTATAAGCCCACTTAGCGATGATTATTATTTGAGCGGTGGTCATACAACTGGAAGAGATTTGATACAGGCTCTTAAGAACGTTGGTTATTACGTCAATATTATAACTCCAAATGATCAATTTCAAGAACCTGAAAGAGCTGATCTTTGTATTTTCTTTGATCTATTTAACGACCCAAGCGGATCAAAATGGTTTGGTCCTAGCGAGCAAAAACAATTCTTAAATACTAAGACCCCAACAGTTGTTTTTGAATGCGCATACACTGGTGCAACACCAGAAGATTACGGTGGCTGGAGACTTGCTGATAGTGATAGATATCAACCTAATGCTATAAAAACATTTATGGCTGCTCTTATGAGCAATAGTTTTGCAAATATCTTCTTGAGTCCACTTCATTATCACGAGTGGTGTCGTTTTATTGGTGGTATTATTCCAAATGGATTTAACTACTTTCAAAAGGTGGATCACAAGATATTCTACAACACAGAATCCGAAAGACCTATAAATGTACTTTACGTTGGAGCAATAACTGAAGCAAAAGGTGTTGTTGAGGCTCAATATATGTTTGGAAACAACATAAAGTTTATAGGACGAGGAGATCTATCTCTTATAGATCCAGAAAACTATATAGGGGTTGGAACACCAGAAGAAGTTGCCAAAGCAATGAATGCAGCAAAATTCTTCTTGCATTTGCCCAATTGGAAAGAGGCTTCTGCGCGTACCGTTGTAGAAGCATCAATGTGTGGTTGCCGGCTATTAGTAAATGAAAATGTTGGAGCCTGCAGCTTTGGTTTTGCAGATATTCAAAATCCAAATCACGGCATAGACTCATTTAATCAAATGGCTAAAATATTGCAAGCGAGAAAAATAAATGCTTGAGCAAATAATTAAAGAATCAAAAAAGATACTTGACATAGGGGCCAATATAGGACAAACCTTTCTTGAGTATAAATCAATAAATCCGCAAGCAAAGATCTTGTCTATTGAAGCAAATCCAAGATGCGAAGACTCATTGCGGGAGTGTGGTGCTGACTATTTAATTTGTGCTCTTGGTAACGAACAAACAAACAAAAGCTTCTTTATTAATAGCTCCGAAAAAACCTGTCAAGGCGCTTCTTTCTTTAAAGAAAATACTCAATTTTACGAGGATGGACAATACGATACTATTAATTTAGAGACAATCAGACTTGATGATCTTCTTGGTGATAGCGATTTTGATCTAATTAAAATCGATACTCAGGGATCGGAAATGCCAATAATTTGTGGTGGCGAAAGTGTTATACAAAAGGCAAAGTGGGTTCTTCTTGAGCTTCCTGTTGTTGAGTACAATAAAGGTTCGGAAAGAATGCAGGGAATAACCAAGAAGATGATGTCTATTGGTTTCCTTCCACATTATGTTGTTGGTGAAAATAAATTTGGTAAAACCATAGTTCAAATTGACGTTCTTTTTAAGCGAAATGAAAACGCAAAGAAGATCAAAAGCATTCTTTTAGATAAATTAGATGACATTATAAAGTGCGTTAAATATTTCAATCCAGATTTTTATATTGAAATTGGGTGCTATAGACTTGGAACATCGATAGATGTACTGATGTCATCACAAGCAACTTCGTATTTTTTCCTAGATCTTTTTGATTCCGCATCAGTCAACGAACTTCCGCCAGAGGAAAAGCCTCTATCAATAGAAGAAGCCAAAGATATTGTCAATACTATATCACCACTATTTAGTCCATCAACATCAATCTCACTTGTACAAGGAGCGTCCACACAAACTCTTCCAGGTGTAATTGAAAAAATAAATAACCCAGACAAAACAGCATTTATTTTTATTGATGGTGGTCATTCCTACGAAACAGCATTAGAAGATATGAAAAACACATTGCAATTTAGTGGTGATATTATTGTTGCAATTGATGATTTTAAATTTAGAACTGTGTATGCTGCCACACTTGGGTTTTATGAAATTGCCACTTCAAATGGAAGACGGCCTGTTATACTTGAAGGACTTAATGAAAATCTTTGTGTAATGAAAGTTCCTAAAAATGATAGTAAAGCTAACTGAATCTGAAATAAAAATATGTGAATGGCTTGCGAAAAACAGATACGCCTCCAATAGAAACGGGGGCGTTTCTGATAAAAAGATTGGTCCTCAGTCATGTGAAGAAACAGACCTAGAGGGAATATGTGGAGAGTTTGCCTTTTGCAAGGCGGTAAATCTGTATCCAGATATGTCAATTAGCCCCCGAAAGGGCGGTGATGATGTACTATTTAACGGCAAGAAGATTGATATTAAAACAACTAAGTATAAATCCGGTAAACTTTTGGCTAGACGATCCAAGAGCGAAACACCTTCAGATGTTTACGTTTTAATTGTTGGTCAGCGACCAAACTATAACATAGTTGGATGGTGTTCTTCTGCAGATCTTATACAAGACAAAAACTTGATTGATCTTGGTTATGGAAAAACATATGGGCTTGAGCAGCGTGTACTCAGGCCCATAGAAAGTTTTATAAGATAATCTTTACATCATTCTAAATGGCGGTGCAGCTTGTGGTGTAACTCTCGATGGAATTGGTGTACTAAAAACAGGGGGCTGTGATGAGCAATAATAAGCCCCAATACGCCCTATTACAACACCAGATACGTTCTGGCAAAAAGCGTATTCGCAGGTTCCAGAAGGGCTTGCTGGTATATCATAAGATAGCGTATAGTTTCCTCTACATCTATCGCCTGTCGCACTAACAATAACACGGTCTGGTTTATAAAAACCTGAGGCTGAACCTGAAGCTGAGCAATATACGCAAACGTGTCTTGCCATACCGGCAACTGTAAAGTACTCTGCAGCAGCAATATTAAGTTTTGCGATGTAGTTTTTCATTGTTTTATTTTTTTGTAAATAACCTCAGTTGTTTTATTAACTCACCAGCAACTTTCTTTTGCTCGTCTCGGTTTCGCATCTTTTGCTCGTTTGGGTTTTGCTGAAGTGGATTTGGCGCTAAACCGCAATTGTTGCCACCGATTTGTTGACAGCTTTGTCCTGGGTAAAAATTCCCCTGACAGTTATTTGTTCCAGCGACTTCTGTACAAGTAAAGCCACCAAATTCTCCAGCTGGCGCGCAACAAGCTCCCGCTGAAGATACAGCAAATCCGCATTTAGCAATATAAAGCTGACGAATTATCTCAACCAGTCGTGCAATTTTAGCAAGATCATAGCCGTTGGAGCATGGTCCATTTCCGTCCATACCGCCATCAGCCTCGTTGCAATTCCAGAATCTTACATATCTTTCAGCTAGACCACCAGGACCAAATACGGAACCCCAAGTGCCTGGATCTGCAGGGTCAAATTCAGGGTGGTTTCTTTGCCAAGTTAAAGGCAGATCTCGGTCAGTAACTTGGCCTTCGCCAGTTATCGAACCATCAAATGGTTGGCCAACGAACACGGTGTAGCACCCGGCGACCGGTGCTTCTCTGCAATACATGGCACTAATTATAGTGGTGTACACCATAAATATAGTGTAATTATCATCATTTGGAATTTCTACTCCACAAATGCTATAAGAGCCACCACCGCCTCCACCGACCATGAGACTTTCATCTACTTTTTCAGGCCTTCGTAAAAGAGTTGGAATTGGCGGTGCTTTAACTGACTTTGAAATATTACGGAGTTTATTTTCAATTGAATCTGACATTTTATTTACCTGTATAAAATACACCTATTCAGATACCAACTTAATTTTTATGACCTTTTAAGTGAGGACATAACCATATCTATTGCTTCTTTCGGTCTTTTCACTTGATTGCTTTGCTGAAGCGGATTTGGTGCTAAACCACAATTGTTTCCATTGATGTCTGCACAGCTCTTTCCAGGATAAAAATTTCCCACACATCCAGTGCTTGTGGTTGAATCACATCTAAATCCGCCAAATTCTCCATCAGGACTACAGCAAGCGCCAGTCTGAGAAGCTACAAATCCGCATCTAACGGCGTAAAACTGACGAACAATATCAATAAATTCACGAATAGTTTCCTCACTATGACAAGGTATTGGTTGATAGTTTTCGTCCCTTGGGCAATTAGCGTATCTTATCATACGATCAACAAAACCACCAGGACCAAATACGGAACCCCATGTTGCCGGATCGTTAGGATTAAACTCTGGGTGTTCCCTTTGCCAAGTCAAAGGCAAATCCCTATCCGTTACGGTTTGTTGAGATGGCATCGAGTCGATAGGTTCTGAAGGGTATAGTGGTTCGCATCCACCCTCTGGTAGAGGTCTGCAATACATCCAAGGTATTATATCTCGGTAAACTTCTCGCACGTCGTAGTGGCCAACTGCTATACCATTGTCATATTCTGCTGGATATGTTATTCCACAAAGAGTGGCCATAGGCCGCGTCGGATCTTCTTTTACCGTACTAGGCTTTTCTAAACGGGTTGGTGGAGGAGCCGCTTGTTTTACAGCCACTAATTTAATAATGTCTTCTATTGATCTTTTCATTTTATTTTTTTTTAAGTAAAGACATCACCATGTCCATTGCTTCTTTTGTCTTTTTTGTTTGGTCGTTTTGTTGGATGGGATTCATTGCAGAACCGCAATTATCGCCACCGATATCTGCGCATGTTTTTCCAGAATGAAAGGTTCCCTGACATTCATGGCCGTAAGTTTGAGAACATCTAAAACCGCCAAATTCACCATCTGGACTGCAGCAAGCGCCTATCTGCTCGCCTGGATTTCCGTTGCATCCGCTCTCCAACATTTTTCTCTGCAGTAATGTTGGGCGATATCTACCATAAATTCCTGAAAAAAACTCTTCCCACAGTTGACGCATAGTTATTCTTGGAATGCTAGAAGCGTATGCTTCTGGATCAAATGGGTTTGCCTGGCCGTATCCCCATATAGTTTCATATCCCAATGGAGCATGTTGACTAGGAGACCAGCTACCATCTGGGTTTCTTATTCTTGTTAAATAATCCCAAGCAAACCATCTGTATCGCTGGCCAGTAAGAGTTTCTGGATTGCCAATCCATTCTTCTTCGGTATATCCAAACCCTTCTAATTCTTCTTTACTTGGGCATCCAGGCGGATAAGAAGAATACGCTGGAGGATCCCAGGTTGGATTAGTTTGATCAGGATTCAAATTACCAGTACCATTACTCCAGTGCCAGTTATAACACGGATTGCTATAAGCAGCTATGCAAGCACAAAATGCTGGTGGTGAAGCTCCCCTGCAAAGCGGGCAATCTCCATATGCAATACTATAATTTACAGTTGAGTTATAAGATCCTGGCTCACGACCACCCCATAAACCAGGTTGACCCATTCCAAGTACGGCATATCCGCAACCACGTTCTCCAGGTCTCCCGCCGCCTTTTTGTGCTACTTCACCAGGGCCTACCTCTGGCTCTAATGGAACAGGGTCGTATAAGGGCGCTAGTTCAACTTTGGCTATAAGTTTATTTAGTATTGATTCTAATGATCTTTTCATTTTATTTTCTCTTCAGTAATGAAACCACCATATCCATTGCTTCTTTCGGTCTTTTTACTTGATTGCTTTCTTGAATGGGATTTCGTGCCAAACCACAATTATCGCCTCCAATATCCGCGCAGTTCCTTCCAGGATAAAAAGTCCCATTACATTGATTACTAGTGGTTGAGCTACACGTAAAGCCACCAAACTCTCCAGCGGGCGCGCAACACGCACCATTGGTGCGCAAAAGAGGAATACCAAAGCATCCCATTTCCTTCATTCTCCTATCTCGAAGTGTTGGATAAAAAGTACCACCTCCGTTAGGCCCAAACCAATAAGCCCATATATCACGCATGTACCAGCGCCGTCCATCAATATCTGTGCTCCATAAGCTGTCTGGATCAAGTGGATGAAAATTTGGATTGCTACCACCATCTGTTTCTGGATCTCCAGGCCAATTGTATAGCCCGTGAAAATCATATTCGCCTAGTTTACCATCGGCGGTTCTTGTTAACCAAGGCCAGCTATTCCATATATATCTTTCGCCACTAAGTGTTTCTGGATTACCAACCCATTCCTCCTCGGTGTATCCAGGACCGTCCATCTGTTCAATACTAGGACAGCCCTCTGGCATATTTGGAAAAGCTGGAGGCAGTGTAGGTGGTTGTGGATCAGGATGGTTCCGCCATGGTATATGCTCTCTATAGCATGGATTGTTATAAGCCCTCAAGCAATCACAAAATGGCTGTGGATTTGTGTCACATATTTTGCACATGGGATTAGCCAGCATTGGCCATGCCCATGGCCCACCATCCCAGTAGCTGCATGTTTCTGCCCCGCGTAATCCACTACCACCTTTTGGTTTAATAGAATCAACAACAGGCTCATCTACCATTGGCGTTGGCTCATATAACGCAGTTGGCTCTGGTTTTTTAAACGCAATTAATTTGCGAATTTGGTCTTCTAATTTCATTTTTTGCCTTTAGATGATAGGCTATGTGATGCTGGTAACAAATCTGTATCAAATGGTTTTCTCTTAAATGACCCTGTTCTTAGAGCGTGCAAGAAACCATTTACTCTTCCGTATCCCCATTGATCTGCACTTCGTACATTTGGTCTTACGCTCTGAGGATTTGTTTTGTAAGCACCAATACCTCTTCTAAAAACCGTCACAAGTGTTGACGTTCGTATCTTGTGTTTTCCTTTTTTATTATAATCTTCAGCCTTTTTCTTAAGAGAATTTTTAACAGAGTCACTAACATAGTCGCCGCCCTGTGTAAAATAAGATTTTAGGAAAGCATCAAATGAAACTGGCCCTTCGCACTCTGGAAAATCAATTTCATCTGTGTCAACAGCTTCAGCTTTTGACATTTTCTTTTTATACTTCGCCAAATTATCGTGAAGTGCCTCACGTGAAGAGCACGGCAGATAATAGGTTGTATTTGCTTTTAATCCACTTTGCTTGCCATCTATGTTATAAAACTCCTGCGTGCCGCCACAGTCAAGTTTCTTTGCCATGTTTTCGGCAGCTTCACGAGTTGTAAAAATATAGTCGGGTTCTTTGGTATCCATAGCTGTACTTTTATTTATACACCTATACTCTAATATGCGAATAGCTTTCGTCAACAACTTCTTTAACTCGGGAGGCTCATCTTTAGCCTCTTTTAACCTAGCAAAACAATTGTCTGCAAACAATGAAATGACATTTATTGGTTGTATTGATGGCCCTTATAGGGAAAAGTTCTCTAAACTAGGGGAAACTCGACTATACCTAGATAAGGGTTTTGATTATGATAACTCTTGTGTGGATTATATTCATAAGTTCAATCCAGATGTAATTCATGTGTTCCTTCCAGGCTCACAAAATCCATCCTTCTTTAGTAACCTTCCAAAGTGCAAGCGCTTTGCTAGTATACTTTGTGGGCAACAAGTCGGTTTTGATCACACACAATTCAATAAAGTTTTCTTTAGCTCAGAATATCAAAAGTCTCTTAGCCCATGGGTTACTAATGGGGAAATTGTTAAGTATGGAATTAATTCCTCAGAGACAATTAAAGAACAATCAGAAGTTCCAGTTTTTGGTCGTGTCTCAAGTTTCTGTCCTTCAAAAATGATTCACGATACTATTTATTGCGCCGCACGAATGCCAGAGAATCAGTTTATTATTGGCGGCGAAATACTAGATCGTGCATATTTTGATGGCGTTGCAGCATATTTAAATCATACTAACGCACAAAATGCAATGGTTATGGCAAACATCAATGAAGAGCAAAAGCTTAATATCCTCAACTCTTGTGATGTATACCACTACCCATCCTCAAATGAGGCATTCTGTTTCTCTATACTAGAGGCTTTTTCTCACGGCAAGCCAGTTCTTTCTTATGCAGACTCTGCCATACCAGAACTTTTTGAGAGTGAAGAATGGTTGTGCAAGGACTTTGAAGATCTACTAGATCGCACAAAAAAGATGGCGTCTATTTCGGCACAAGATCGACAAAGTATTGGCATGAAGAATTTCGATCTCTACAAGAAGTACGGTGTGGATATTTACGCGCAAAAAATCGCAGCAGAATATGCAATTTGAATCCACGATCAAGGTGTATGCGAAACTAATAATCCTATAATAACTACTAACATGAGTCTACCAACACAGTACCAACAGTTTATTCATTTATCAAGATACTCAAGATTTCGCGATGAGCTTGGCCGTCGTGAAACGTGGATTGAAACTGTTGACAGATACTTTGATTTTTTTGTTAATCATCTAAAGACAAATCAATCTTATAATATTAACAAAGATTTGGTTACAGAGCTTAAAACAGCTGTACTTAATCTTGAAATTATGCCAAGCATGCGGGCGCTGATGACCGCCGGTGAAGCCTTGAAGCGAGATAATGTTGCGGGGTATAATTGTTCATATGTCACGGTCAGCCGAGTCAGGGCGTTTGACGAAATCTTATACATTCTCCTGTGCGGCACGGGAGTTGGATTTTCTGTTGAGCGACAATACGTCGAAAAGCTCCCAACTATCGCTGAAGAGTTTACAAACAGCGAGACTACTATTGTCGTTCAAGATAGCAAGGCTGGCTGGGCTAAGGCATACAGAGAACTGGTATCCCTACTTATTGGAGGCCAAATTCCAAAATGGGACGTGTCAAAAGTTCGTGCTTCTGGCGCAAGACTCAAGACATTTGGTGGACGTGCATCTGGTCCGGGGCCACTGGAAGATCTCTTTAGATTCACTATTGATACTTTTAAGAAGGCTGCAGGAAGAAAACTCACTTCAATCGAGTGCCACGATGTGGTCTGTAAGATTGCAGAAGTTGTCGTGGTTGGAGGTGTGCGAAGATCTGCACTTATATCGCTCAGCAATCTTACTGATGAAAGAATGCGAGACGCAAAGTCTGGGGCTTGGTGGAATGAAAATCCACAACGCGGTCTTGCAAATAACTCCGTTGCCTACAAGGAAAGACCAGACATTGGTATCTTTATGGAAGAATGGGTTTCGCTTTACAAGAGCAAAAGTGGCGAACGCGGTATCTTCAATCGTGAGGCATGCAAAAAGACTGTTGAAAAACTAGGAGATCGAAGAGACGCATCCTATGAGTTCGGAACCAACCCATGTTCTGAAATTATCCTAAGAGATCGTGAGTTCTGCAATCTAACAGAGGTTATTGTTCGTCACGACGACACAGAGGAATCCCTTTCTAGAAAGACGAGATTGGCCACCATCCTTGGAACATTTCAGGCCTCACTAACATATTTCCCATATCTTTCATCAGAATGGAAGAACAATTGTGATGAAGAGGCTCTACTCGGCGTTTCACTTACAGGAATAATGGACAATCAAATGATGGGTACTGTATGTCCTGAAACCGAAGATATGCTAAAAAGAGTAAAGCAAGTTGCTATTGATACAAATAAAAAATTTGCAAAGGAAGTCGGCATAAATGCAGCAGCAGCAATCACTTGTGTAAAACCAAGCGGTACTGTTTCTCAACTTGTTGATGCTGCCTCTGGCATTCATCCACGCCATAATAACTACTATATCAGAACTGTTCGGGCTGATAAGAAGGATCCATTGTGTAAGCTAATGATTGACAATGGCTTTCCCTACGAGGCATGTGTAATGAAGCCAGACACAACAATGGTTTTCTCATTCCCCATGAAAGCGGAAGGCTCGAGAACTAGAAATTCATTCACTGCAATACAGCATCTTGATGCTTGGCTAATGTATCAAAGAAACTGGTGTGAACATAAGCCGTCTATTACTGTAACAGTCAAAGAACACGAATGGATGGAAGTTGGTGCTTGGGTATATAACCACTTTGACGAGATCAGTGGAATTTCCTTCTTACCACACTCAGACCATTCTTATAGACAGGCACCATATCAGGACTGCTCTAAGGAAGAATACGAGAAAGTGCTTGTTTCTATGCCAATAGATTTTGATTGGTCAAAATTAACTTCTTACGAAAAGACTGATTCCACTATCGGCACACAAACATTTGCGTGTAGTGGCGATAAATGCGAACTGGTTGATATCACATGATTATTAAAATAAAAACGTTTTCTGAAAATGCAAAAATTCCTTCATATGCCACGGCTGGATCTGCTGGTGTTGATTTGTGCTCAGCAGCTGCGGTGACCATCGAACCTGGAAAAATCGCTCTTGTAAAAACAAATTTATCACTTGAGATGCCGCCAAACATTGAGGGACAAATACGCTCTAGAAGTGGTTTGGCAATTAAAAATGGAATCTTTGTTCTCAATGCACCTGGAACAATTGATTCAGATTATCGTGGAGATGTCGGTGTAATACTTGCTAACTTCGGTGAAAAGACTTTTGAGGTACATATTGGTGATAGGATTGCGCAAATGGTTTTTGCAAAAGTGATTAAACCTGAGTTTGTTGAGGCTCGAGAGTTATCAACAACAGAGCGTGGCACTGGTGGGTTCGGGCACACTGGGGTCTAGTGTATTTATGATTGATGAGCGCAGAGAAATATATAAATGAAAATCGTGGCTCACTCCTTTCAATATACTCACAAATATTGTCTTCAGAGGAGCTTTCCTGCGAAGTGTTTGATAAAAAATTAGATGATAGAAACAAAAAAGATATTTGTAAAAAAACAATAGTTGTACACAAGTACTTAAGTGGAGAGGTTGATTTTCCAATTAATCTTGCTTTTTTAAAGCCAAAAGATTCTCAGCTTGTAGAAGAACTTTACAGCATAATGCTATGCGAAGAATTTGTAAAAGCTGGAAAACTTACACGTAATGGGGACATTTACGAGGCTATAATAGATTGGGATTTTAAAGTTATTCCCAAGTTTAAAAAATACGTTAAGGGCAAGTAATGCCTATATACCCATTCGATTGCCAAAGCTGCCAACATCACTTTGAAATCTGGCTTAAGATGTCAGACGAAAAACCAATTCAATGCCCATCCTGTGGTTGCAATGAATGTTTGGCTCGTGATTTTTCTGGTATCAATGCCGTGGTTGACTCATCTCAACCAAAAACAATTGGTGATCTAGCAAATAAAAATACTGAAGATGCAGTAAAAAGAGGAGAGCTTCCAAAGAGTGCCCTTGATTGGGAGTCAAACAGAAAAAAGAAACGGGAAGCTAAAAATAAAGCAAAGTCAATTTCTCAAATGACACCAACACAAAAAACTGCCTATATTATGGAAGGGAAAATGCCATGAGTGTTGAAATAAAAAAAATCGATGATGAGCTTTCGTGTTACACATTTATCTGTAATGATACTGGAAAACGAATGGTTAATATTTGGTCGCGATCCATTGGTGAAAAAATGCCAAGGCAAACTGTTGAAGCCAAGTGGTTTGAAAGTGGATATATTGGATCAGGCCCATTTGAGATAGAAGGTGTTTTGTCCTGCACACCAATTGAAGATTCTCGTTTCAATACCGAAATAGTTGACTTCATGACAGATCAAATATCTGGAGATATAAAGCTAACAGCTTTTGTAAAACAAAAATGAAATTTATAAAATCAATAGATGAAATTAGTGGTGAAAAAAAATACTCAAGCGAGTATGTAAATGAATACGGCAATTCATCCGATGAGAATAAAGCTTGTGCAAAAATGCAGATTTCAGAATCTGGAACAAAATATTATGTGCTGCAAAGCAGTGCGCAACGAAAAGTTTTCAATCCAATAATTGATGACTTTTATAAAAAACTGCCAGGTAGATCGGAATCAGAATTTAAGCTAACAGAATGCTCAAAAGAAGCCTTTGATGCATATTCTGAGTATCTTCGAACAAAAAATCCATTGCTACTAAAGAGAGTCGAGTTGGCGGTGAAGCGATGAAAAAAACAATATTAAAATCAATCCTTACACAGTGTAAAAAAACCATCAATACAATATTTGATGATGCTGAGGAAACAAGGCTTACTAAAGAGCAAATGGAAGAAGTTTTAGAGTTGATCGCTAAACAAACTAGTGATCAAGATCTAATCGATACCGAAGCAGTAAAGCTTGCAGAACCCAAGTCTTCTATTTTTAAAACAGGTTCCGCCGCAGAAGAAAGAGGTGCTTATGTTCATACTAAGTCCGCCTCCGAAAAATTTGATAGTATGAACGGTCGATAATATGAATCAAAGCATAGATCCAAATTTAAATGTTTTTTGGTCTGTAAATCTTCAGTCAGAAAAAACATGGTTTGACAAGATCAACGAAGATGGAGCTGAGTGGTTTAAGTTAACAGATGCTGTTAATTCTGGCTCCGAAGAAATCACATCAATGGCGCTTTGGGTAAAGAAAAATTTTCCACAAGAACACATCACATCAGTTTCTATCGGAACAAATAAAGACGGCTACTTTTTTGGCAAACGAGCATCTATAACATTTGGTGATGGTGGCTCACAAGAGTTTATTGGAGCTGGCTATTTAGAAGGTGATGTCGTTAAAATCACCTGGTATAATCATTTGCTCGAAGCTATGATGTTTGAGGAGCGCAGACCAGAAGACTGCGGATTCTCACTAATAAGATGCAAGAACAAGAACACGATAGCAATTTCGTCTCAGGCTTGAAAATTAAAACATCAGCCTATATAACAGAACTGATTATACTAAACGACATAGAATGGAAGATCAAGAAAGGAATATTGGCGTCAAAGCCAATTTCTCCTTTTTGGAGAAAGAACGCACAAACTACTCCAGAACTTAAAACTCTTGCAGAGAAGTTTCGCCTTGAGCTTAGCTATGTAAAAAATCTACTTCATGTTTTCAGTGCTTCGGTGTTAATTAAATACATCAAAACAAGAGGCATTATCACAATTAGATTCCTAACATCGGACAAGCAAAAAGCAATGGTGTTTAATCTTTTTAACGAACAAGTTGAGTTTGAAAAAGCCAAACTAGAAAAGAAGAAAAACACCTTTGATGATTCTAACATAGTCGTTGAAGATACGCGAAGACTGCCTAAACTACGTAAAGGACTTATATGACAACAAAACCACTTGCAGTTGAAGATTTTCTTATTCCATCAGAACTACTACGCGAAGAAGAGGGCCGCGTATTTAGAACTACAATATCTCTAGATATCGCGCTTTCTGGTGGTATTCCAGAGGGTACTAGCGTTTTGCTGAGTGGAAAGCCAAAGGTCGGTAAAACCACCCTTGCTCTTCATTATGTACAGCAATGTCACCGGAAAGACCCATCTAAAAAGGCTTTCTTCTTTGATGTAGAGGGTCGCCTGCGCACAGAGCTTCTTTCGTGTTTTCCAGATATCAATAAAGAAAATTTAAGTATAGTCAGATCAAACTCAAGCAAAATCTTGAGTGCTGAAGATTATCTTAATCTAATTTTTCAAACCCTTAAAGACAATGAACATTCCATTTGCATACTTGACTCAATTGCTGCGTTGTGCCCAGAGGGCGAGCTGTCTTCTAATATTGGTGACTCTGTTAAGATGGCTGGAACTGCAACGCTTATGTACAAAATATTCCGCAGAGTTAGCCAAATACTTCCTGTTACCCATAGTACGTTCATAGCGCTTACTCACATGATTGCCAATCCAAATCCAGGACCCGGAAAGAAGAGCGCAACGGTAGGTGGTAATGCTGCACAATATGGCGCATCGGTTTGGCTAGAGGCGGCTTGGAAGCAGGATATTAATGACTCAGCAAACAAGACAATTGGTCAAAATGCGCACTTTGACGTAATTGCTTCAGCGCTAGGTGCCCCAGGATCGGAAGTTACCGTGCCAATTATTTATGGTCGTGGTGTAGATGAGCACATGGATCTCTTTAACATTTGCTGTGAGCTTGGCCTGATTCAAAAGGCTGGTGCCTGGTATAGCGTTGGTGGTGCAAAAGAAAAGATTCAAGGACAACTCGCTGTCGTAGAGCTGCTGAAGAAGGATGAAAAGCTTTACACCTCATTGCTTTCACAAGTAGAAACGATGGCAATGCCATGCAAGTGATTTCAGTAAATAGTCCTGATAAGAAGATAGTATGGGATCTTCGCAAAGGTGTTTGGCCGATGAAAAGCCGTGCGGCTTGTCGATCAAAAATACAGTATGCTATTGGGCAAATGATATTATCCAAATATCCTTTAGATCCAATTCTAGAGGATGTAACAATACCAGATACAAGGCTCTCACTTGACTTTTATTTGCCTCAACGAAAAATTGCCTTTGAAATACAAGGTGAACAGCATACAGAAATGAATCCATTTTTTCATGAAACAGTTGCTGACTTTGAGGGGCAGAAACATAGAGATGCTCTTAAGGAATTGTTTTGCGAATTAAATAACATTCGTCTTGTAACGCTACACTCTTTAAAGGAAGCAGAGGTGCATTTTGGAATCCACAAATCTAATGGACCGATCTGAAATACAAAAGAAGATGGCTGAATTCCGCGATAGATTTAAGTTTGCGGCAGTCATGGTTCCACCAGAAGTTGACAGACTTCTTGGGATGACTCGTGATTATTTAAAGTCTGCCAATCGAGAAGATCTCGCCATTGACTGTATCAGACTTTCGCAGTATGGGCTTTATATAAAGACTGAGGCGAATAGACTCAGAGCTAATATTTCTTGGTGCGACGCCAATATTAATTCAATTGTTGGTCGTGAGCTTCCAAATACAAACGGTTATGGACTTGCAGAAAAGTCACTTATAATTAAGCGAAATGATTCTATTGCAAAGGAACTCGAATCAATAAAAACGCTTTGCGAAGTTCAGTTACGAACAATAGAAGACATAGACAAGAAGATTGAGTTTATGGCTTCTTCAATAAAAAATCTTTGTTTTGAAAAGAGAGGAACAAATGAAAGATCTTAAAGGTTTTCTTCAAAAGGCCATCATGACAAATAACATGGAGGCGGTACGAGAGTTTTATTCAACTATATTTGGTGAAACAGCACCAATAGTTATTGCTCAACCAGCAAACTCATTAGATAGCGAAAAGCTAGAAGCAATTCGAAAAATTATACTGAATGATCTAGTTGATGATTCTAATTACGAATATGTAGCAGATGATATTAAAGAAGATCAAGACACAGAAGACTCTGGGGATCAACGATTCATATCTAGTAAAGAGTTTGAGCTGCCTGAAGATGCGCTTCCAAATTACAATGAAGAAGTCAAAAAGTTAAGTAACCGTAAAAAGCAATACAGAGATGCTTATAAGGCCAATATGAGAAAGTGCGAGGTTTGCTCAACCACATTTGATTTTAACAAAGAGTACCCTGCTGGGATGCTACAATCTGATAGTTCCATCAAGATAAAGTGCAATAAATGCAGAGCAAAGTAAAGTCATATAATCAATCCGTTTGCGAAGAAAGCTTGATATCATGCGCCATGAACAGTGGCGCTGATATTATTTACTCTAGTGATATTACGATAGTAGACTCTGACTTTGGTGATCCACTTCTTGGTAAATGCTTCTTTGCCATTGCCACGCTAGCTGAGGCTGGAAATTCATCAAAGATTAGCCCTCAACTGCTGATATCTGAAATATCAAAGACTGGCCAGGTTTCTGCAAAAGAATCACAGTCTATAGCCGCTATTCAAGCAATAGACTCTGAAAGAGTAGATTATCAACACTTTGCAAGACAGGTAAAGTTTTGGAGTCTATGCCGTTCTTTGAAGAAGAAACTTGAGTCTGGAATCAAGTCCATTGGTGATTTGAGTGGATCAGAAAGCATTGTCGATGTGGCATCAACAGTTGAATCTTCTGTCTTTGAGTTTATTCCAGAGGTAACTAGTGAAAATGATCTTGTGCAGATTGGTCAGTTTGCAGAAGGTCACATTAAATATTTAGCAGAGAATCCTGTAAAATCTGCTGGCATTCCTACAGGATATCCACGCTACGATCAAACCATTGGCGGTGGATATCGTCGTGGCACAGTAAACGTAGTTGGTGCTAGACCCAAAGTTGGTAAAAGCACATTCTGCCTAAATGTTGCGGCTAACATGGCAAAGCAGGGCATTCCAGTTTTGTATCTAGATACAGAGATGAAAAAAGAAACTCAATCAGTTAAGTGGGTTTCTTTACATTCTGGTGTTGATCAACAATCGATTGAAACTGGACAGTTCTCTCAAAAAGAAAATCTTAAGTTTTCTATTGATCAAGCTCTTTCTGCAATCAAAACCATGCCGTTTTATCACATTAGTATTGCTGGTAAAAAACCAGAAGAAATAATGTCGATAGCTCGTCGTTGGATATCTTCTGTTGTTGGGCGCGATGAGGGTGGAAACACAAAAGACTGCCTGATTATGCTTGACTATCTTAAAACGATGGATCTTGCTGATGTAGGAGATTTCCAGGAATATCAATATCTTGGTGATTTTATCACTAAGCTTCACAATTTTGCGGTAAAGAATGACGTTCCAGTACTTGCCACGGTTCAGCTCAATCGTGATGGAATTAGCAAGGAAGATAGCAGCGTGGTTTCTGGCAGCGACAGAATCCTATGGCTTTGCTCTAGCCTTGCTTATATAAAGAAAAAGACAGACGAAGATGTGGCTGCTGGAGACAGCAAGGCAAATGGCGATAGAAAGCTAATTGTAATAGATACTAGATATGGTGGCGGAATGGATGCATCCTCGGAGTACATCAATATTGTTTCAAATCTTGAGAGATCCGAAATGGTTGAGGGCAAATTTAATTTTGAAATACTAGAATCAGGTAACAACATAAACCAAGATGACGACGAAGACGACATTGAATTCTGAAGAATTAAAAATCTTCAAAAAGATTGCCTGCGAGAACGATTACAAGATCTTGCAGGCTCTTGGTTTTGAATTTAATGGAAGCACTGCTGTTCAACAAGAATGCCCTGTTCACGGTGGTGATAACCAGACAGCATTTAGCTATCATTTTGGAAAATGTTGCTGGTCTTGCTTTACGCATGGGTGCCACCATAAATATGGAAATGACATAATTGGTCTTGTGCGAGGTTTAAAGAAAATAAGCTTTTCTGATGCTATTGATTGGATACAGTCAGTGATTGAGTCAGATGATTTCGCAGATGCTATTGTTGCTAGAAATAGACAAGAGCTTGCTGATAACAAAATAATCTCAGACGCAAGGCTATCAAAGCTAGACCAAAACCATAATTTCATAAAGTCTAGAGGTTTTTCTCCAGAATTATGCAAGTTTTTTGAGGCTGGTGTTTCCACTAACGGCAAAACCTACCACCACAGATTAATGATTCCAATCAGAAATATTAATGGAAATCTTGTTGGCATCACGGGCAGATCAATCTTTGAAAAAAATAACCTTGGATGGTATTTTCCTGAAAAGTATACCATAGATGAGACTTACAGAAAACTTTATGGAAAGTGGCGTAACTATCCCAAAGGATTCAATAAATCAATTGAGATATATAACATCCATAATGCCGCAAGCGAAATTAAAAAAACCGGATTTGCTGTAATAGTTGAGGGTCCATTTGACTGTTGGAGAATGCATATGTACGGCGTCAGAAACGTTGTTGCCGTAATGGGTTCTTCATTATCTAATCGACAGGCTGATCTATTACAGTCTGTAGGAGCAAATAAATTAGGTCTTATGATGGATTCTGACGAAGCGGGAATAAAAGCTGCGTCAAGAATAAAGTCTTTGTTTAATTCTAGATTTTCAATATCTAAAATACTTACCGACAATAAAGATCCAGATATGCTCTCGAGAGAGGATTTTGAGTCTCAGGTACTTCCACAAATACAGGTACTCACTAAATGAAAACACAAATTGTTATAATGACTGGCAAGGCGCAGAGTGGAAAAGACACAGCTTGTTCTTATGTTAGAGGCTTTCTAAAAGAACATGGCTATTCATCAAAAATCTATCCATTTGCTGATTCTCTTAAACAAGTATGCGTTAATATACTTGGTCTTGAATATAATCAATGCTGGGGTGAAAACTCGGATAAAAACACTTTAACACAATTCAAGTGGTCTGATTTACCAATGTCTGGAAGTGATATTGCAATGATAATGCAAAATAAGCCAATGTCTAAATTAACTGACCATATGACTGCACGAGACGTAATGCAAGTTTTTGGTACAAATATCTTTAGAAGATTTTATCAAGACTGTTGGGTTCAAGCCACCATTAAGAAAATCAAAGAGGAAAACCTTGATTTTGCATTGATCTCAGATGCGCGATTCCCAAATGAAATAAATTACGCAACATTTTACGAACCAATAGTGATAAAGTTCACACGCAATCCACTTAATAATCAACACGAAAGCGAAACGGCTCTTGATAATTATGACTTCAGTAATATCAAAAAATTTCATTTCATACAAAATGATGATATGGACATGGAAGAGAAAAATGACGCCATTAAAAAAATACTAGAGCTTTATATATGATAATTGGCGTAAAGTCAGAGGCGGTTAACTTTAACGGAGCATATGATCTTAACGACCCAGTTAGATTATTTGTTCGCAATCAAATGATTGCGCATCTCAGTGCTATTGATACCGATGATTCAATATGCATAGTACGTGCATCAATAGGCTTTGAATTAGATTTTATATACGCTTGTCATGAAAATGAAATACCATATGTTATATATATTCCATTCAAAGGAATAGAGGAACGATGGCCTCCACAAATACAAAAAGTATATAAAGAAATCTTGAAGCTATCGAAGCAAAAGTTTGTAAAAAACGGTGGAGGATACTCCCCCAAAAAGATAAAATCAACACAGGACTTTATAGAAACGACGGCAAATGAGCTTGTAGTTATAAAAAACTCAGAGCGAATATTTAATCAACCAATCGTTAGAGTAGAGCCTGTCATTGAAAAGAGCAGCAGATGAACATTCAATATCTAAGAGCATCATCCATTAAAACATATGAAGGTTGTCAGTTTCAATTTTTTCTTGATTCAATTCTAGAAATACCAAGTGGCTCTGGTAAAAAAGCATTGCTCGGTACAATAGTTCACCATGTGCTTGAAATAATGGCTAGAGCCACAAAACTAGGTCATAAAGACGGCCTTTTGCTTGATCATGTTAAGCTTCTTGATATTTGCTGGAAGAGATATAAGACTGAAAATACGGGCAAGATTGAGTTAGCGGACGGTGCTGACAAAAAGTTTTGTCTTAAATCAATAGAAAAAGTTCTAGGAACTAAATACGATCCAAGAAATCTCAAGGTGCTTCATACTGAGCGGCAGTTTAGAATTCCTCTAACACTCCCTGGTTTTACCTTTGAGTACTACGATGTTCTTAGTAAAAAAACAACCGCTGGTAATTATGAGATTCGTGGAACAATAGATCTTATTACCAAGCTTGACGACCAAACACTAGAAATTATAGATTGGAAAACAGGATCGAGAAAGTCATGGGAAACTGGAGAGCTTAAGGAATACGACTACTTTGCGAGCAAAGATATACAGCTTCGTATGTACGATCTTGCTGTCTCCATGCTGTATCCTCAATACAAAACAAGACTTCTTACAATTCACTTTGTTAATGATGGTGGGCCGTTTACTGTTTGTTTTGATGATGATCAGCGTAAAGAAACGCTTAACATAATTAAAGAGCAGTTCAACACGATTAAGGGCAATCATTTGCCAACTAGAATTAAAGAAGTAAACGGCTCTCAAGCATGGAAATGTAAGACCACTTGCCACTTCGGAAAAACGAAGACTGCAAATGGTTGCAGCGTATGCGATAATGTATTTAACTATCTAATTGCTAACGGAATCGACAAAACTATACTAAGGGTCGGAGAGGTTCGTAAGAGCAAAGCTGAAGAAAAAGCACTAAAGACTTCTGACAGAAGAAATACATTTAAAGACGACCAATGAGCTACATTCCTATTCACGTACATACTTCATGGTCACTTCTTGATAGCGTTGTCACCATTGATTCTCTTGTTTCCAAATGCAAAGAATACGGCATACCAGCAATTTGTATGACCGATCACAACAATATTAAAGGTGTAGTCCCCTTCTTTAAGGAATGCAAAGACTCGGGAGTCAAACCAATTATTGGCGTGGAGCTTGATACATACAATGGCGAAGAATTTGTTGGTCGCATTACGCTACTAGCCAAAAACAAGATTGGATATAAAAATATAGTTAAGCTTGTTTCTATGGCTAGAACCAAAGAAGCCCTTGCTTTTAATGGTATGCCCCGTACTCAAGTAGAAACACTTTATCCGTATAAGGCTGGACTGATTTGTCTTATTGGTGATCTGCGTAGCGAAATATACTCTAGCGCTTTTGTAAATTATGAAATGGCGTATGCAAGCGACTCTGTAGAAGATTGCGAAAAGCTACTGTATAAAGACTGGAAGATTCGCGTTGAAAAAGTCCTAGCAAATTATCGTAAGAAATATGAGCATGTTTTTCTTACATATGATGTAAGCTTTCTACCAGTACATCTTGTATTGGGTAAAAAAATCAGCGAAGAATTTTCTGATTCTATGCCAGCACATAATATTCACTATCTAAATAAAGAAGATCTTGAGCTTCACGAACTATTGACTAAAGCCAAGGATGATGGTGGCTCGTGCTGTGATGCTATCAGCGATTCGAGAATATTTGACAAGCGATGGGCGCGCGGATACCTGTCTAAAGAGCTTAAGAATGGTGAAAAGACCCTCAAGCTGCTTGATCTAGTTGAAGATTACACTATCCAGGAACGCCCAATCCTTCCTAGTTTTAAGGTTGGCGATCATAAAATTACCGATTCACACGAGTATTTGCGCCAGCTTTGTCGTACAGGGTTTAAGTCAACTGGTCTTCTGGATGAGTTTAAGCAAGATCCAGCACTAAAAGACGCTTATATCAAAAGAATTCAGCATGAGCTAGAGGTGTTTAAACAGGCAGGCATGTCGTCTTACTTCCTCATTGTACATGACATTATAAATAGTCTGCGATCAAAGGGGGTCCCGGCTGATATCAGAGGTTCTTCTTCTGGATGCATGATCTCTTACTTAATAGGCATATCCTCAGTTGATCCAATGCGCCCAGATCCAACACTTGGATACGATCTGGGAAGAGAATTGCCGTTTGAAAGATTTTACAATGAAGGCAGAAACACTAAAGAAAACGTATCACTACCAGATATTGACATGGATGTACCCCCGTCTTTTAGAGAGTCACTTATTGGATATATTAGGGAAAAATACGGAAACGATTGCGTTGGTCATATTATTACTCACTCAAGGTTTAAGGGTCGCGGCGCAATAAAAGAAGTATTTAAGCTTTTGAAGCCAACGCAAGACTATTTTGATGTTTCAAATCAGATCACTAAAAAGTTTGCTGAAGAGGCAAAGATTACTGATGATCTTGTTGAAATGCAAAAGGAAGATCCATCATACGGCATTATTCGTTGGAATATTGATAATATCAAATCTATTGCTGAATATTACGAGCAGTTCAAAGAAGCATTTGACTACGCACTTCGTATTGAGGAAGTTCCAAGAAATGAAAGTGTACACGCTGCAGGAATAATTATTGCCGATCAACCACTAAGCAATCTATTTCCAATGGTATATTCAGAAAAGCTAGACTCTATGGTAATTGATGTTGAAGGAGCTGATATTGAATATTTAGGTGGTGTTAAATTTGATATCCTTGGTGTGACGGCTCTTGAAAAAGTCTTGCAAATACAGCGCATGATTAATTTCAAACTTGATGAAATTGAGTTTGGGGAGTTTTCATACTCGTATTATGATTAAGTGTATATATAGGTGATTACGCTATTCGGGCATCTTAGGCTCGTCTGAGTTACACGCGTAGTTCGCCCATCAGTCCGTAACTGTTCTGGTGGGCTTTTTAGGAGGATTTATGGACGAAATAGATATGAACGATATGGATCCGAGACTTGCTAAGGCGATGATTGTATTTGGTCTGAAGTTTGCTGAGTACACGAAAGAAATGGATATTGACTTATGGAATAGGGCTATTGATTACGCTAAAACCTTTACAAAGGTAGATGGTGTTGAGATCAACTGCAATAAAGAATCCAATGAGTCCTAATAATTTTGGTGAAATTAAAGCCTCTCATCGTGTTCGTGGAATTGAAATAATTGAAAGAGAACATGGTATTGAATTAAAATCAGGTGGATCATCAGTTCTCCTGTCTTCTATAGAAGAAATAGATACTGTAATAGATGTGCTAAAGTACGCAAAAATGGCTCATCACAAAAAGAAGTTCTTTTTACTGCAAATCTGATTGTGTATTATTTATTGTGAACAACCAACGCTTCATTAAATCACTAAATTCTATAGCTAACAATTACGCATTTGCTGTTAATAGTCCTATTCCAACAGTTTTATATACTGCTGAACCAATGGAAGAAGATGCGCCGGTTAGTGATTCTGATGATTATAGTTTTTTTATATCGCTAGCTAAGGCACTTGGGCTTAGTGCAGTTGTTGCATTTGCTTGGGCTAAAAGTCAAAATATAAAAAAGTTTAAAGAGTGCGCAAAATTAATAAATAGATGGTTAAAAGAAGATATTATAAGAATAGTTTCAAATGCCTTCAGGACAAGTCTTGGTGGTTCTCTTGGATCGCAGACTGGTCAAAGTTTAACATCAAATATGGGATTAACAGAACTTCTTATAGCGCTAAGAACGGCGTGGGACGCGTTTAAAGAGGGGGGTACTGCTATGACCCAAATAGGTACAGCAATAGACAATGTTAGAGGTATAAATAATGTTGATAGTCCAGAAGAAATGTCGGATATTCGTAAAAAACTAAGAAATTGTATCACATCATTTCCTGGACTTGTTAAAGATATTTTTAAAAAGTATGTAACAGATAGACTTCCAAACTTACCACAAGGTATTCTTGATAAAATTAGATTCGCTATTGATAAATATTTTAATGATGGCGATCTAGAAGCTTTTGCTTACGCTTTTGTAATTGGTGTTGGTTCTGCCATGACTACAGCTTTAGCTGTTGATGCCGCTACACTTCTTGTAAGTGGATTTAGTGATTCATATGGCGTCGGCTCTACAGTTCTAGTGGCGGCGCTTGCTGCGGGTCTTGTTGCCCTCAGCGCATTCTTGCTTGGTGGTGGAAGCCTTGCCACTCTTGGTGTATGGTTGTCTTCAACTGCAGCGAATGCTGCTGCCTCTGCAGCAAGTGCGGCTGGGGCAGCATTAAATCCTGCTGCGCTACAAAGAATACAAGAGATATTAGAGAAGATAGCTAGAGGACTGGTGCCATCAACATGAGAGAAAACGACATTCGTCTATTCAACTACATTGCCAAGATCGCCGCACGTAAAGGCGATACAGTTATAGCGCCAAATACATTTGAGGGCATTGGACCTCTAGAATCTGATGACTCAATAAGACAAGAAGAACCTAAAGATTACACGTGGGTTACAGTCTTATTACCAACACTTGGCTTGCTTTTAATTCCCCTGTTACGTAAATTATACCAATTATATAAAGAAAATCAGTCTGGTACAGGTGCTTGTGCAAAAAAGGCTTTAGATATATTAATAAGAAGAATAAAAAATTCTAAGCCTGAACCTGGGATGGATGCCGTTGAGTTATTTTCAATTCTAAAAGACGTAATCGATAAATTAGACGATGAGTGCAGGGCAGAGTTTTTATCTCTTAATGAAGTGAAAATCAGAATAGGGGTTGCGGCTGACGGCTTAGGGCTTACACCCGATGAAGTTTTAGAAAGATTAAAGGATAAAACCGAGGAAGGTCTTATTGCAATAGCCGCCATCTATCTTCGAACAGGCGCTCAAAATGCTGCTATTAGAATGTATGTGTTGGCAAACGGTGGCAACGAACAACTTGCTAATTGGTTGGCTGGTCTAGGTCTAACCGTAGCAGCCATAATTGCTCTTGGCGTAGCTTTAGCCGCTGGATCATTTGTTCTAGATTTAACAGGCTTGGGTTTACCAGCTGGTATTGCAGTTGGTACAGTCGCGGCAACAATAATTGCTCTAGGTATTTGGTTGCAACAAAACCAAGGCAACAATCAACCACCTGATAACACTGTGTAATCAAGAATTTATTGCACGTATAAAAGCCTTAATTAATCCGCTACTAGTATAATCAGTAACGGATTTTTTAGCTTCCCACATCCTACATGACCAATAGTTTGCTTTCCACTTTGGTCCTGGATTACTGCATCCGTGACGAGATCTGTAGTTTTTTCGTCTTTGTGGATCGTCACGACGGATTTCCATATTAGGATCACCAAACATCACGCGAACAACATTGCCGCGATCATTCTTTACATAAACATAAAACTTCTTCTTGCCGTAACCTGGATCACCCTTGCCTATTCGCCTTGGTTGGTTAAGGGTAACTTTCTTGCCCTGATACTCAACGGCTTGCGTTTGCTCAGCTGCAAAAATTACGTCAAGTTCAGATTCGGTCATAACTTCTCCAGACTCTCAACACTTTCCGCTATATTCCATCCAGTGTTGCGTGGAAACTCAGGATTCATTATTTTAATCGTTGCAATCCCAGAGTTAATTTCTAAAACCTCGCCCCAAACGCCGAAGTTAACTGAGTCCTTGTTTCCGCAGCTAACTATATCGCCCTCGGAAATGCTAGCCACTTGTGGCTGCTGTGGCTGCTGTGGTGGTGTGTAAGAGTATTCGTTTTCTTCTTCGCTCATGATATTTTCTCCAATTGATCTTCTGTTTTTGTTAGTACTGTGCCTGGGCTATAAGAAGGCCCATCATTCTCAACCGTATAATGAATAAGATAACCACTATTGTTTGGAAGCGGCTCAATCTCTGTAACTACACCAATACTTCCAAAGTGCATGCATTGTTGATTAATGTCCTTAACTCTGTCTCCAACATTAATTCCTTTGTATGAAGTCACCTCCATACCCATTGCTATCTGCAAGGCACGAAGCGCCCTCTTTACTTTATGGCTATTTGCTTTCATAGTTTAATATACACAATTACTCTTCACCGCTTGGTGGAGTTAAGTTTGGTGGATTTGCAGAAATAACTCCACTAATTATGCCAGGCGATGTGATAGAATTAAACAGGACTATATCCTCTGCGTAGTAAGACTCTAGTATTGCCGTTTGCTGCTCGTCAAGCGTTGGCTTTGTAAAACTAGCGACGTTAATTTGTGGAAGCGGTAAGGTAAAGCCTATTTCAACAGCCGCCTCATTTATATGATCTGGGAATTTATATAATTTAGTGTTTGCATCAACCCATAGTATTTGAGGTTTAAAATGTGCATTAGTGCTTGCATTTATTTCCCTTGCTCTCGCTGTTCCAGATACAAATTTTGATCCATTAATTAATGAATCAATTACCGCGTTAACATCAACGGCATGAAATTGGGCTATTGCTGATCGAAATCTTTCTATTGGATTTCTTATCATTGCAAGTATTGATTTTGATGGATATTTTTCTCTTTTCACAAAACCTTGCCACATTGAGTTATCTGCATTTTTACCAACAGGATACGAAGCAGTTGTTATAAGCAACTCTTCATCTGTTTGAAAAGCTTTAATTACAGCACGAGAAATCGTTGAACAACCAGATTTTGGTATAAATGCGACGCTATAGTTTGGTGTTATAAAATAAGACATTAGCTTGGGATGTTAAGTACTGTGTACCCCTTATTAGTTGCAATCAAAATGTCAGATGCGGTTAAAGATGCTGCGCCTATCGTACCAGAAACATCAAGATAGCCATTTCCGTTTGCAAGATCATTAAAAAATTGAACTATTGCCGTTCTATCTAAATTTGAGCCATCAAATTCGGCACCTCCAGAAAAATTATTATAGTCAGAATAGTATACAAGATTTAGCGCGCAGTTTTGCGCTCTAATCGAAGTTATTGCACTGCTCTTAATATCAATGTGGTATAACGCTAAGAAGTTGGAAAGATCTATAGCAGATGTAAACGATGTACAGGTTGACAATTCAAATTCTTGTAATGTGTTTTTTACATTATCTAGGCCGTTTAAAGTAGTAAAGGTTGTACTGCCAACTATTGTAATCCTCTGAGTTAAGCTTCCAGGTGGAATTGAAATAGATGTAAGTGAAATATTACTAAGAGTTAAATATTTTATTCTTCCATTGTGTGTGTACGACGTTAAATTAGTTCCTGGATCACAAGCGAAATTCTCAAGTTTAGATAAACCAAGAACATCAACATAACTTATTGGAGAAAGACTGCTGTTGCCAAAAGCAATATTGCTTAATTGGCCAATCTGAACACCAGATGAGTTTGTTGGTATAATTGAAAATCTTTTTTCAGCTGTTGTATCATATGGCGCAGAAATAGCCTTTGATGCGCTTGAGACACCAATGCCAGGATTATAAAGAGTGGATGTTCCATCCCACCAATTAACCTTAAACCATCCAGTATAAGAGCCTACTTGAAATGAACCAAGTGCTCCAAATGTACCAGATGATCTCTTTGTGCCAAACTCTGCTATTTCTGCTCTTGGATTATATGTTAATCGTGGCTTTGCGCTTGGTATTACAATCATATTCCGAGTGTTCCTGCTAAATTATAGACATTGCTAGCATAGCATAGTACGCTTGCAGATCCGTGCTGTCCTAGTATTTTGTTTCCAGATGCGTAGCAGTTGACTGTTGCTCCAGCTAAACCAGTACAGGTAACTTGTCCAGTTCCAAGTTGAATTATTGTGGCATTAAATCCAATATCCAGACCAGTTGGTATTCTTAGCGTGTGCGTGGCGGCGCTATCAAAGGTTATTATTTTACCATTATCTGTAGAAACTAGCGTATAACCAGTTGCTGTTTGTGCATTGATTGCCGCTGATGCAATTCTATATCCACTTGCCGCAGAAACATGTCCAGTAGCACTAATGTTTCCCATCACAACTGTTCCAGTTGGATGTCCAATTTGCACACCACTAGCGCCAGCGCCAATGTTTACGCGAGAAGCCGTAGCATTGAATAGTGTTGCGGTGGCTGCTGTCGTAGTAATTGCTCCGTTGTTAACGGCAATATCACCAACTGTCACGACACCAGTAGCGTTACCAATCATTACACCACTTGCTGCGCCACCAATGTTTACGCGAGAAGTGCCTGCGTTAAATATGAAGCCTGTGGAATTAGCTGTTGTGAGAGTTCCACTGTTCACAGCTAATGTGCCGTTTATTGTAACAGTTCCTCCCGCGACCGTATTTCCAATGTTTACGTTAGAAATACTTCCAGCCGCTCCATTTGTGCCAATGTTTATGGTTTTGGTGGTAAAAACCGCAGTATTTCCAGCACCAATATTGATGGTTTGACTACCGGTAATAGCTGCTATGTTTGTTGTTGTAGCAGCGCTGCCAATTGTTATGGTGGTGGCTGTTGCGTCAAAAAGTGTGGCTGTTGCGGCAGTTGTAGAAATGGTTCCGTCGTTGACAGCAATATCACCAACAGTAACGACACCAGTAGCGTGACCTATAAGAACCCCGCTTGCACCAGCGCCAATGTTTACACGAGAAGCTGTAGCATTAAACAGTGTTGCTGTAGCAGCAGTTGTAGTGATCGCTCCGTTGTTAACGGCAATGTCACCAACAACCACTACGCCGGTCGCGTTTCCTATTTTAACACCGCTTGCTGCAGCGCCAATGTTTATTCGTGCTGCTGTAGCGTTAAATATATCGCCGGCTAACGCAGTTGTTGAAATGGTTCCGCTGTTCACCGCGATGTTGCCCATCACAACGGTTCCAGTTGGATGACCTATCTGTACACCGCTTGCGCCACCGCCTATGTTTACACGAAGCGCAGTCGCGTCAAATATACTGACACCAGTGGCGGTTGTTGAAATGGTTCCGTAATTTACAGCAAGGTCGCCAACTGTGACCACACCCGTGGCGTGACCTATAAGAACACCGCTTGCACCAGCGCCAATGTTTATTCTTGCCGCTGTAGCGTTAAATATATCACCGGCTAACGCGGTTGTTGAAATGGTTCCGCTGTTCACCGCGATGTTTCCCATCACCACGGTTCCGGTCGGGTGACCAATCTGTACACCGCTTGCGCCACCGCCAATATTTACACTCAGAGCTGTATCGTTAAACAAACTACCAGCGGTTCCGGTTGTGGAAATAACACCGCTAACTTGCAAAACTCCACTAACGTAAATGTCCGGATCAAGACCTATTACTGTCGATCCAGTTGCTTGCGTAACGTAAATACCGCTTGTTGAGCCGTATACAGCGGTAACGCCCTGGTTTGTGATTTCTACTGGATTTCCTGATGCGTCACCAACAAAAAGTTTTTTGTCTGTTATGTTTACCGCAATCTCTCCCCGTAGCAAAGAACCGCTGGCTGGTACGGATGTAGAAGTTGTGGAGTTTTTTGTCTTTATTCTTGCCATTACATTAAATATACACGAAATGGGATTTAAGCACTTTAAAGATCAACAAGATCCTTCTAAGTGTATTATAGGATATGAAGAGCTACGGAACTAGGGTAGATGCCTTTATTGCTCATGTCCGTAAGGTCGCCAAAGAACACGGCGTCAAAATTAAAATTAAAAATACTAAACATGTAAGAGAGCCAGCAGGAAACACACTTTGCTGTGGTTATTTTCTTGAATCTTCTAATAAAAAAACAATAGTTGTGGCACGGGGCGAAAGACCTATTAGTGAATGGCTTGGTTTTTTAGTTCATGAGTATTGCCATATGCTTCAATGGATAGAGAGTTGTCCAGCTTATACCAATACATTTTTGCGTAATGGTGAAGACGCAACATATAAATTAAGCCTTTTAGAAAATGGGCAGGCTGATTACAACAAACGACTACGTAATGTATATACCAAAAAAACAATAGCTTGTGAGCTGGACTGCGAAAGGCGCGCTGTAAAAACCATCAAAAAATTTAGACTTCCAATAAATGTGGAGCAATACAAGCGAGGTGCAGCAATCACTTTATATAAGTATTGGGTTTTGTGCAAGACTGGAAAATGGATGGGCGATACGCTAGAAAAAAGACGCTCTGTAATGAATAAAGTAAAACCATCCCTTAAAGGACGGTTTCACAAAGTTCCACGGGAACTAGAATCAATTATAGAGGGAAGCGACAAACGGGACTAATAGCATTTAAGGCATCTGAAACTTTCCTTCTTTCATCGCAGACTCTTGCAAGATATGTATAAGAGCAATACGCATTATCAAAATCCGCAATTTGCTTATTCATAACTCCAGCTGGGAAGGTAACAGAAGTTAATACTGGTCTTCCGTATATGGCAAAATTTAGACAATCGCATTTTGCTTTTCTTCTAGCTTCTGCTCTTTTTGCATCTGTAGCATTGTTAGACAGCGCGGAGACCACGGAGTTAACGTAATCATCACATTTACGTATGACTGTATCTGCTTTTATATAGTCCCTGTCAATGCACGCCGTAGTGTTATATTTTTTAATTAACTTGGCGCACTTATTATTTCCTGGATTACCAGCAGTTGAACTTAATTGATTAACAGCTGTACATACAGCGTTTACATCTAGAACTGCAGTACCTGGAACGTTGCATGGAAATTTATCAGCAGGAAATCTCTCAACCTGATCTGTTTGTCTTTGAACTGTATCTAAGGTAACGGCCTGAATGTTTTTGCGTAATATTTGCTCAAATTTATTCATTTTAATATCCTGATTATGGAACTGGTGGCTGTTCTGGATTCACTAGATCACCAGGTCCGTTTGTATCATTATTTTCCCCGTAAGAATCTATAAACTCTTGCGCCTCTTCTACTGTTTCTGGCCAATAAAAAGTCCAATCGCTATCATTCATCATTCTTTCAATTGAAAATTTTAACCAGCTTATTATTTGTTGTAATGTCCAACCCCTGTTGATAGCTGCAGCAATTTCACCAAAGAAAAACACGCCTCTGTTTTCAAAATAATAAAAAGTATCCCATACATCGCTGTCTATGGAGGTTACAACATTAGCGGGAAGCAATTGCCACAAAAGCTCCCTAAGTAAGTTTTGAAAAAGATCACGTGGTAAATTTACGCTTCCTGGTCTTAAAATCCAATTAGCAATAGTATATATTGTTTCGCTTGTTAGAGTAAGATTTATTGTTAATATTCTAGCAAGGCTTGGTGTTAAACCAAGGCTTATAAGCCACTTTTGAATGTATGCTCTTAAAGAGTCAACCCCATTATAAAACGCTCGCAACAGATCTAGCATTGAAAATTGCCAACGTGATGGCGTAGGATCATACCAAGGGCCTGGAGTTGTATCGAGTGGCAGATTAGGCTCATCGAATCGCGTAGGTTGTGGAGGAACAACAACTTGTTTTGCGACAGCGTTTAAATGTTTTTTAATAACTTTAGCGCGATGATCCATCAATAGTAATATACACCAATCCTACAATGAGATATGAACAAGCGGAACTTCGTTGTTTACGATATTGAAACAACTGGCCTCGATTATGAAAATGGTGCGGAGATAGTTCAGATTGCTGCGGTAACACTAAACTACTCAGATTATGAAATTTCAAAGTCTATACCAGATTTTTGCGTTACCGTTCAGCCACAAAGTCCTGAAAAGGCTGACGCCAAAGCAATACAAGTGATTGGCCAAGATCTATGGACTAAGGCTCAAAATGAGGGCATGCACCCAAAAACAGCACTTCGAAAATTTCGAGAGTATCTTGCAATATCTAACCCGTCAGAAAATCCTTGGGAATATCCAATAATTGTTGGTTATAATAACTGCAATTTTGACGATAAGTTTATTGAGTTCTGGATGAGAAAGTACAAGATTATTACTAGCCGTAATGACTGTCCGTGGTCAAATATTAAACTTGATATGCTACCAATGATGTTTTCTATATTTGGTAGAGACAACCTTAAAAACAATAAGCTGGATACATATGCCGGTCTATTAGGTATGAAAAGAACCGCAGAAACACACGATGCACTTGAAGATGTAAAAATCACCGCTGAGATGTTTAAGCGATATATGTCGTTTATGAACTTTAGAATTCGTCCTAAGATCAAGATAGCAAACTGAGAAACGCATGTTTAACATAGAAGAAGTAAACTTTAAGAACGACAAAACGTGGAGGCTTATTCAATCTGGCAATACAGGTGGTGTTTTCCAATTGGAAAGCGAGCTTGGAAAGCAATGGGCTTCTAAAATCAAGCCGAAGAATATAAACGAGCTTAGTGCGGTACTTGCTTTAATTCGTCCAGCATGTCTTGAGTCGGGAATGACTGAGAAATATGCTCGTGTAAAAAATGGTCTTGATGTTGCTCATAAATTTGGAGATGAAGATGTTGATCGCATTCTCCAACCAACTAGTGGCGTCTTGATCTACCAAGAGCAGCTTATGAAGTTCGGTGGTGAAATTGCATGGCGTGATATGCCATATATTGACCGATTGGTTATTGTTGATAAGCTTCGTAAAGGTATTGGTAAAAAAGACTACAAAGTAATTAATGATCTTCGTGAGAAGTTCGTTTCTGGTTGCGTAAAAAATGGTAAGTCAAAAGATCTTGCTGAACAGCTTTTTTCAATGATTGAAAGCGCAGGGCGATATGCTTTCAATGATGCTCACGCAAAAAAGTACGCAGTTTGGTCTTATCGAACCGCGTATATGAAAGCTAATTTCCCATACGAATTCTACTGCACATATCTAACATACTCAAAGGCGAGACAGCGATCTAGAGAAGAACTTCATGATATGATTAATGAGGCTAAGCTGTGTGGTATTACAATACTTCCACCAACCGTCATTTCATCATCAAAGGATTTTAAAATAGTCCAACATGATAGTAAAAGAGCTATTATTTTTGGTCTTAGCCATATTAAGCAATTTGGCGAGAAGGACTGGGAAACAATCAAGGACAAACGGCCCGAATATTTCTCTGATTTTCTGTGTCTTTCTTATAAGGAAAAGGACTCGCTGCGTTCTCTAGGTGTTGAATCATTAATTAAAAGTGGTGCTTGCGATATATATGGTATTGGTCGCAAAACAATGCTTGATGTAATTGGTGCTTTGAACGAACTTACAGCAAGAGAAGTCAAGCATGTAATTGACGGTATTAGTAAGGATGGCCCAAATAACTCCATCTCCCTAATAAAAGATAAAATGGTTGAATGCTCTGAGCTTATTAGCACCAAAAAGAGAAAGCCCATTGTGAAGTCTGAAGCTGATGCAATCGATGAAAACAGCAAAGATATGATTGATTGGAAGGCATCAAGCGAGCAAGAGCTATTATCAATTGCAATGACTTGCAGCGCCGTGGACGAGTACAAAGATATATCAGATTTCACTTGCAAAGATTGCCACAGAATGCTACGTAATAACAAGGGCGTCACAAAACGAGTAATAGCATCAATTGTTGATACCACATTTACTGTAACAAAGAAGGGTGAAAATCCTGGGCAGGAAATGTGTCAGATAAATATCACGGATTCAAGCGGGAGCATTAGAATTGTTGTTTTTCCAAATGCTTACGCAAAACATAAAGCTAAAATTAGAAAGGATGGCAAATATGAGTTCACTATAAGAGGCACTGGAAATGGTTGGTCAGTAGAGTCTTTAACAGAAATCAGTTGATTTAATGGTCAAAATTTAAGTAAGTAACTACAATATATCACAGGTAAAAACATGTCAAATTTTAACAAAGTCGTTTTAGTCGGTAATCTAGTCAGCGATCCAGAACTTAAGGAAATTGGCGATAACAACAATGTCGTTCGTTTCAGAATGGCGATTAATCGTCGTTACACCACTAAGTCTGGTGAAAAGAAGGAAGAGACCACATACATTGATTGCGAAATGTGGGGCGCTAGAGCTGGAGTCATTTCTGAATATGTAAAGAAGGCAGATCCAATTCTAGTTGAGGGCCATCTCAAGCAAGAGAATTGGGAAAACAAGGACGGCGAAAAGAGAAGTAAGATTCTCGTAAGCATTGAAGACTTTGAGTTCCTATCTCGTCGTGGTGGTGGCGGTGAAGAGCAAAAGGAAGAGCCAAGAGCTTCTCAAAAGACCTCCTCGAAGGTAAATAAGAAGCAATCTGATTTACAGGACATCCCATTCTGATGTCATCAATCAAGATACTTAAGGTTCTTGAGATCTTGCAGGCCAGGGGTTTACTTCAAGCCCCTGGCCAGCTTGACTTACTAGCTGAAGAAATTGAAAAAGAACTTAGTCTTTCAACAAAGGCAAGTGCAAAAAACTTAGGAAAATTTAAAGGGTTTACAACCGGTGAGCGATAAAAAAAGAATCTTGCTTGTTAGTGAGTTTAGCCTGCTAAATACAGGCTTTTCTGTTATGGCATATGATGTACTTTCTCGTCTTCATAATAGCGGCAAATATGAGGTGGCTGAGCTTGCGTCTTATGTATCTGATGATGATCCACGGATAAATCAACTTCCATGGAAGGTATATCCTGTTATTCCATCACATTCTAAAAAAGAAGAAATGGAACGATATCATCGTGAATATCAGACAGCGCAATTTGGCGGTCTGCGGTTCGAAAGTGCGGTAAATCATTTTAAGCCAGATATTGTTTTTTCATATCGAGATTATTGGCATGATGAATTTATTACAAAGTCTCCTTCTAGACCATACTACACATATATATGGTCTGCTTGTATTGACTCTGAGCCACCACGTGATGAATGGATGTCAACATTTTCTACAGTTGATTTGCTTACTTCTTACACTCAATGGGGTTTAAACGTTTTACGTAAATATGGTGGCGGCAAACTCAATGTTTCAAACCTTGACACAATGCCTGGTGTTGACATTGAGACATTTAAGCCAATGGATAGAGCGAAGATCCGTGCTGAGTATGGAATTCCTCAAGACGCAAATATAATTATGACCGTCATGAGAAATCAGCCTCGTAAGCTGTTTCCAAGCATTATGAGTGCGTTTGCAAACGCCCTTGACAATCTATACAGCATGGGCTTAGATTCTATTGCAGATAAGACATACCTTTATTTGCATACGGGCAATCCTGACTGTGGTTTTGATATACCAAAGGAGATGATTAGATATGGTATTGGTAACAGAGTTATTGTAACATACTATTGTCAAACCTGTAAACAATCCACCCCTGGTTTCTATGCTGGTGATCGAAAATATTGCCCAAAGTGCAGGGCAAAAGCCTGTGCTATGGCAAATACATCAAATGGATCAACAAGAGAAGAGCTTGCAAAGATTTACAATCTTGCCGATTTGTATTTGCAATATAGCGTAGCTGGTGCTTTGGAGATACCGATCATAGAGGCAAAGGCTTGTGGCGTTCCAGTTGTCTCCGTAGAATATGCCGCGCCATATGAGCTTGCTAGGCTTGGTGGTGGATACGGTCAAGTTAGAATGGCGGGATGGAAGCAGGAGTCAGTACGTGAAACTAGCCAAATACGTGGTGTTCCAGATGATAAGCATCTAGAAGAAATATTGACTAGCTTTTTACAAGAGGGTAGTGAAAAAAGAGAACTTATGCGTGAGCTTGCACGTGATACCGCTGAAAAATATCACTCAAGTGATGGGTTTGCTAAAAAATGGGATGAGATATTTTCATCAATACCAAATAAAAACCCGTTTAGATGGTTTGCAACACCCAAACACTCAAACTATATAAATTTACAAAGCAATGGCGCATATGATGCTTTCAAGGCTTGTACCATAGCATCAGAGGCGTTTACAAAAGGTTGCATGCAAGGTTCGCCATTTCAGATGGCCGCTATATCTGATGTAATGAACAAAAATGCAGCTTTCACTGGTAACGAAATAGATCTTGAAAAGTTAAATAATATTGCCAACAAAGAAGTGTTTGATAGAAATAATTTTGAACAAAACAGATACTTTAGCAACGTAAAGAAAAAGGCTGTTGTCCAAAATACAGGGAACTCAAAGCTAATATGAAAGTAGCATATATATCCGTTTATAGAGATGGTACTGGTTACGCAAATTCTGCTAGAGATTTTATTAAATGCATGCAGGCTCATGGTGTCGATGTGGTTCCTATTTGGTTTAGTCTGAACCAAAGACCGAACTTTATTGACAATCAAATTAAAGAGGGCGGATCTCTAGATGGCGTTGATGTCGTAATTCAACACACAATCCCAAATACATTTGTTAGAGTGGAAGGGGTCAAGAACGTAGGTCTATTTTATTGGGAGACATCGTCCTTTAAAGACTCTGGGTGGCAATACTCGTGCAATCTAATGGACGAGATATGGATGACCACCCAAGAACAAATAGAGGCTGCTGTCAATTCTAGGGTAACCACACCCATTGGTATGACAACTAGACCAGCAGATTTCTCAAAATACGACACTTGGCATAGTCATCTTGATCTCCCAGATGAAATCAAAGATACGTATAAGTTCTATACCATTTCTGATTACTCGTATAGGAAAAACGTATCTGGAACTATTGCCGCGTTTTTGTCAGAGTTTACATCAAGAGACAATGTCTCATTAATAGTAAAAACATACATTGATGGCAAAAATCCAGTTGAATCTCTTGAGGCAGTAAAAGCTTCTATAGAGTCGATAAAAGCAGAAATTAAAAGACCAGACAAGCTGCATCCAAAAATATTTCTTATAACAGACATGCTTTCAGATGATGGCATTAGCGCAATACATAACACGGGTGACTGTTATGTTACAGCCTCGCGTGGTGAGGGTGAATGTATACCAGCGTTTGATGCTGCTGCTATGGGCAAGCCCGTAATAGCAACTCACTTCAATGGAATAAGAAGAATGTTCCCTAGTGATTACGAGCCAACAGTAAAAGAAATGATAAGCAAGCCTGTGTTTGCTATGTCGAAGAATGCAATTATACCAGGGCTTTATTCACACAATGGTGTGTGGATGGAGGGTTCGCTTACAGAAATGATGGTAAAAATGAGAAGAGCAATGAATGGAGAATTTAAAAAATTAGCTATTGAAAATATTAAGCATATGCACAATAAATTCTCATACTCTTCGGTCGGTCCAAAACTAATTTCAATGCTGAGATAAAAATGAATCCAATAGTTTCAATTTTAAACCGAGTAAACGCACCAAAGAAAGACAAGTACAGAATATTGTCTTTTCCAACACACGAGTCATACCAAACCAATCTAGCTGAGACTGGACATGAATTTATTTTATTTAATCGTGGTGGTGGCAACAAGATTTGGGAGGAGAAATACAAGCCACTTCCAAAAAATACCCATATATTCAATGCCATTACAGACACTGAATATGATATAGATTTTGTTTTATCTCAAGAGAGATTTGGTCAAATACAATTTGCGCAGGAAATTTCAAAAAGTCTTCGCATACCAATCATTCATCTTGAGCATATAGAGCCGCAGCTAAACAACTGGCCACAAGAGCAGTTTGACCATATGAGGTCGTTTAAAGCTGACATAAATGTATTTATCACTGAGCATAATCAAAAGTCCTGGGGCCTTAATGATTCTATTGTTGTAAAGCATGGAATAAGAACAGATGACTTCAACGGTTGGACTGGTCCAGCTGATGGGGATGTGAAATATGTTCTATATATAGTTAACGGTCTAGAGTCAAGGGACCAATTCTGTGGGTTTACAGAATGGTCTGCTGTAAAAGAAAAGGTTGAAGCAATTGATCCTTCTATCAAGTTTGCTTTAATTGGGGAAAATCCTGGCGTAAGTCAACCAATCTCAAATGAAAAAATGCTTGTGGCATCAATAAATAAGTGCGCTTGCTACATAAACACATCACGACTTTCGCCTGTGCCTATGTCTCTTATGGAAGCAATGTCTTGTGGAGCACCATGTGTTTCAAGCGCCAAGCAAGAAATACCAAAAATAATGCAAAATGATGATGTTTGCACTAATGATCTTGATCAAATGGCCGCTCAAATTGTGAAAATTTGCAACGATAAAGAATATGCAGTTAAAATTGGCTCGCATTGTCGTAATCAAATAGTAAACAACTATAATATAGGTGACTTTGTCAACGCATGGAATAAAGTATTTGACTTGGCACACGAAATTAGAATTGGAAGAGTAATATGAAACTGAACATAAATCACAACGAAAACTATCTAGACGGATACATAAATCTTGAAAAGAATAGTTCTTTCAAAACAGACCACGTTGTTAACGATTACGTTATTAATAGTGTAAGTGGCGAAGACAAAATATATGAAATTATTTGCCACCCAGGGGCGCTAGAAAAAAGTCAAGCTGGATACCAAGAGGTACTTAAATCATGGTCTTCCTTTTCATCTAGCGAATGCTTAATAAAGGCAAAATGCATTGATATTGAGGCCATGTCAAATGCGCTATCTGCTGGGACAATAGATAGAGACACTTTTAATTCAATATTAAGCGGGTATTTGGTTTTCTTTGATAAGCAGTCTTTTGTAGAAGCACTGTCAGTCGCAGGGTTTAAACCCACAAAAACATGGTATGGTCCGCACCAATGGGTTTTAAACGTGGAGGCAAAGAAGACATGAAACCAGTAATTTGTATTTTTCTGACAGAGAACAGAAATGGACCAATGTACTTTGGAACAACTGCTGAGTGCAAAAAAACAATTGAGATAAATCTAGAGTACGAGTATATTTTTGTTGATATTGGAATCTCTGGTGATGAGCTTGATTGTAAGCGCTCAAAATACAACGACTATAAAAACGTCAGATTTGTAAGAATTTCAGAAATTTTCTTTAAAGATACAAACATGACATCAACAATGGAGCGCGTTGAATCAGCAATATTCATTATATGGAATGATTACTTGAAAAGTCAAAAAATGCCTTACAAAAAGGCTGGATTTGATCATTGCGTATGGTCAAATGAAAGGTATGCTCACAAAATTAATGATTTGATCTCAGCATTGTCCACAAATAAAAAGCCAATACTTCATAGATCTGCAGATCCTGGATTCTCGCAATACGGAGCGTTTAATATTTATAGATACGAAGATATGAGCGAGGAAGAGCTTTTCAATCGTGAAACGGAGCGTGTTGCAGTAATATGAAATGCTCTATAATCATACCAAATTATAACCAGGGTCATTTTCTTGAGCGGTCTGTTAGCAGTGCTATGAGGCAAACTCTTAATCCATCAGAGTATGAAATTATCATTGTTGATGATGGCAGTAAAGACAACTCGCTTCTTATCGCTCAGAATATAATCTCTAAAAACAAGACTCACGATATCAAGCTTATCAAAAAACCTAATGGAGGAACTGCAAGCGCAAGAAACGCTGGCATGGTAAACTCATCGGGAAAATACATAGGTTTTCTTGATGCTGATGATGAATATGCTCCACAAAAAGCGGAGCTTAGCATAAAATACTTAGAGTTTGGTTCAGAGGTTGGATTGGTCTATTCCGATTATATCGAGGTGAATGAACAGAAAATGTTTTATACTGCAAAGAGGGATTTTGATCCTTCTATTCTTAAACAGCACTGTATTGTGTCAACAAATTCGTTTATCAAACGAGACATTATAAACACAGTTGGCTACTTTAATGAAGCAATCAAAATAATTGAGGACTACGATTACTGGATGCGAATATCTGCGGCAAACTATATGTGTCTTAGAATACCAATGCCGCTTTTTACTTATTATTTACATGGACAAAACAAAACAGTTGTTTCTCGCTCAGAAGACATAAACAAAGAGCACGCAATGCTCAGGAGATAAAATGACAGCAGTAATGAATGAAAATTGTATTGATGAGACATTTTTCCTAGGATCTCTTTACAAGAGAGCCAATCTAAATTTTGTTTTAGATGGTTGTATGACTCAAAAATACTATGAAATAAATAAGTTTGCATCAGAGGCCACATCTAAGAAAATATCATTTAATCTGTTCACCCTAAGTGATACTGCGACAATATCAGTACCATCATTTCCAGTTTTTTCGGCTTCGTATTTATGTGCGATATACGGACCCACCCTGTGCTTTTCTTATAATGCATTTAATGCGGTTAAATCAAATATAAATTTAGCCAAGCCATTGATTCTAATGGTAACTGACATGGAAGATTGGAAAATTGAACATATCACAAGTGAAAATATTTTTTCATCAGCTGATCTTGTAATATTTCCAAACGAATACATCAAGCAAGTATTTGATTCAAGATACTCTGGTATGTATAGAAAAGCAGCGATCATACTCCCACAATCAGGAGAGGACTATATAAGGATATTACAATATGCCACGAAAGAACAAAAAAGCACTAATTAATAAACTGGTTGAACTTGGTAAGAATGAAGCATTGATTTCGGATCTTCCAATGGCTGATCTAGAGGCAATGATGGTAGATGCTGAGCCTACAAAGGTTCCCGATGCGGTTAAAACAGATACTGGTGTGCTTGATGACACTGATCCAAAATGGTCAGATTTTGTAATGTCTCAGCTAACTGACAAAGAATGCAAGGATGGCATGCCAACATGCGATGGCCTTCGCAGAATTTTTAAGAAATTAGTTGGTAAGATTACATCTGTTGATATTGATGTGTTAAAGTCACCAACTATTTCAGATAGAACTGCAACTGTTCGTTGCTCTATTACATTCCGTAGACATGGGGTTTCTGGATTTAGTCCAGAATATGTCAGCGATGTTTTTGATGTAAACCCAGACAATACACCATTTCCATACTGCAATGCTGCTGTAGCAACAGCTGCTACAAAGGCGGAAGCTCGCGCTCTTCGAAAGGCAATTGGTCTTGTGAAGGTTTACACACTCGAGGAAGTAAATCAAAGCGCATCAAAGGACGAAATGGATCCGATGATGATTGATGATAACAAGCCGATCTCTGACAGTGCAAAAATTGCTATTAATACAATGTGCAACAGAATGGGAATTGATCAGAATAAGCTGATTAAATTCTGTGGGCTTGAGGCTGAAAGTATTCACGCACTAACGTATAAGCAATCGCATGAAGTTATTAATGTGCTAAATGGTTTTAGTCGTGGACCAGAAAACGGTGGGCAGACAGTTCCAGATCAAATTAAAGGTGAGGTAATCTTCTAATGCAATACAACTCTTCTTATCGTATATACAAGCCAAACATGAAAGATCACACAAAGGGGTGTGCGTCTTGTTGGGAATGGAATCATAAGACATGCAACTTTTTTCTGACTATAGCGAAGCAAGAAGCCCAAAAAGACGGTGATGGAAACAATCGTTTTTCTTGGAAGGATGATTCGGAAACAGTAAAGCTTGATATAGAGGAGGCTGCTGAAATAGCGTGTGTGCTTTCAGGAAGAAAGGCATTTCTTGGAGCGGCGGATGAGTCTGGAAAGGGTAAGGGATTTTTTCATCAAAATAAAAGCGGTAATGTTATATTAAAGCTTTATAAGCTTGACGAAGGATTTGCTTTTGAGGTAAGCTCAAAAAAAGGAGACCAGCGTTTTTGGGCTGGTCATCGAATAACTGTAGCTGAGGCATTTGTTATTGAGACGATTTGCAAAAATATAATCTCAAGCACATTTGCTGGATGTGGAGACTAAATCTTTTTTGCTCAATACTCATGAGTGTGTATTAATTATTTTTAAAATCTCATTTTGAGATGTTTTATTATCTGAGATTCTATAACGTCTATAGCATTCAGTTATAGTCCTGCGGAATGTATCTTTTTGAGAGTTAAGCGTTTTTGTCAATGCCTTTCTTGATTTGTCACTCCATTGAGGTTGAACTAAAGCGGCATTAACGGTGCCTATAAAGGATGTAATTAATTGCATAAATGCAGAACACAAACACACTGTACCGTCTTGATATGGTGCTATATTTCCGCTTTGCTGTGTTGAACACCCCTGAATAAGAGCGCACATATCTCCAATTGCGTTTTTTGCTTTTATTAGCCTTCCTATTACAATAGGATCTGATACCCTTTCGATACGAGCGGTTATTCTAGCAAGCTCATCGCAGGCAGCGCACGAATCATTTTGCTCGGTAGATCCGCATGGCTTTACTCCTGGAAACAATGGCGCCATTTCTGGAATAGTAATAGGTGGAGTGTCATATGGATTTGGCATAACTACGCCTAGTTGAGCATCATTTGCTATGAGTTTTTGCTGGACTAAAAGTTCTGTTAATTTAGCTATTGATTTATTTTCTTGCATTTTAGCCCCTCATGGACGTAGTGAAAAAGGCCACCATCGTTGAAATCATAAAAGCGATCGAGCTAGATGTAAAGTATACTTTTGTTTGCAGTATTGCCAGTTTTTCTTTGATTTCACCAATGTCGTTTTCTATACGAGAAAGACGATCATTTGATCTTTGCAGCTCGCTGAGCACTAATTTACGATATTCGGGCCATCCACTATCTTCCATTATTACACCTCACACATAGTCTATCATACACGAAATGTTGATGGAGGATTGAGGAAATGATTTAGCTGGAGTTACGCTCAGGCATAAATACCAATCGTGCCTTGTTGCAAAGGCAGTGCTTCCAGTTGGGTTTGATCCAGTGGGACCAGGGCTGCTTCTGAGTACTATAGATCCTGTGGAGCTAGCTGGCATTGATGACCAAGTAGAGGCCCCTGATCCAGGAAGCGTTTCATCTGTACTCGTGTGTATGCACTCATACCATTGAGTATTATAAAAAGAATTAGCCGCACCTGTAGAAGATCCTTCATGAAAATACATCCTGCAAGAAGAAACGCGAATGGGCGTTAAATCTGAAATCCTTAAGTTAAGTGTAGCCGCCCTGTTTGGTATATATCTAACCTCTATATCTTTATACGGGCCAATGTTCGGACTTACAGCATCTGCGGTGCTAGAGGTTTTATATCTTACATCATTAATTTTATCTAGAACCGATACAGAATCAGCTGTTGATATAAATGTGGCCTCTTGATAATTACCAATTATCTGGTAGCCAATGCTACCATCTCCGTTAATTATACCCATACCAAGTGCGCTTCTAAAAGAGCTTTTGGAGATGAATTCGTTTCCTATTTGTTGGACTTTATTATTTCCAAACTGACCAAATAGGGCAAATGTGGGCATTATAGATACTCTGTCGTAAAATAAATACCAAAGTTAGTATGTGATCCAATACCAGTAGGCGAAGCGGATATGCAGACATACCAGTCGTGTTGTATTTGCGTTGTATTAGATCCAGAAACACGAATACCGCTAATTCCTGGGCTTGCAATCAAATCAACATATGGGGTAGATCCGCTGCAAGAAATCCAAGTTGTATCTCCAGAGCCTACAACAGCTTGAGATACCTCAGGGTGAACTATTTCTGCTGCCTGACAAATTACTCCAGATGGAGCGTTATTAACGTTAGATCTATCGTAAATTTGAACTTTAGCGTTCTGCGTTCTAACAGCAGAACCGTGGTCAAATCTTATATTAAGTGTGGATTTATAATTCGGAATATTAACCAATGGTAAAGACGCATCAGTTGATCCGCCACGGCTAATAAGAGCGCCAGTTGCATTAACATATTTTACGTTATCTATTTCCGCACCAACTGCTGTGCCATTGGCGTCACAAACAAATGTTCTGTCTTGGTATTCTCCAATGCGAACACTAGCAAAAGCGCCGCCATTACCGAAAAAACCAATTCCTGAGCCGTTTAAGTTTTGGCTTCCGCTGTTTATTGCGCCTATGCCTTCGTTTGCGTAAAAAGTAACTGTTGCCATATTGTATTATACACCAGGTCTCACAACGTTTGCAGAACTATATTCCATTGGGGCTTGGGTTGTATGACCGTAGAAGGGCCAAACTCCGCTTGCGCATCCACCATCGTGAGCGTTTTCTACTTGAAAATAATATATTGGTCCGTAATTTGCAACACCGTTTGGATTTGGAAGTCTACGAGCCTCCACAATTGTTCCACTGCAAACTGGTTGAACGGCAAAACCCTTGGGGTATGCGGACTTTGTACCACCTGTAAATGTTATATTGCCCGGAACACCATTAGGCCAAACATTACTTGGTGCTATTGAATTTCCTGTAGCAGTAACAACACCAGGACATATCATGCCTCTTTTGCCAGGTGGGTTTCCAAGCTCGATAAGATTTATACATTGAACTTTTCTATACGTAGATGGTATTGATTCATCCTCTACAAAGACGCCAAACGGTGTTATTCCTGCTCTAGAAGAACTATCTTGAAAATTTCCACCACTAAACTGTACTATTACACCCTGATAAATCCATCTATTGGGCATACGACCACTATTGTAATTGTTTATATCACCAACTGGATACGCATCCCACTCAGAAAGCGTTGCTGGATAAGTGCCATCGTATCCAAGTATTTTTATGAAAACACTATTGTATCCAGCTTGTTCAAATACATACAACGGTTGATAATCATTAAGAACAGGATCATTACTATTCTTAGCTTTTAAAACATTTATTGATCGCATCTGTACAATCGTGCCAGATGGTATTTTGTGATAAATACGGTCGTATTGATTTGCAGATGCTTCAGCTAGATTCACTGCATAGTTTTGTATTCCATTAGTGACATCGTATGATCTTGCTGGGTATGGAAATTCAAACGTGTTAATTGGAAAATTTTTTGTTGTTGGGTCTGCAAGATTAATTTCATGAATTTCTATTTCACGCCAACCATAACGATTACAGAATATACTATTTCCGGTAGAAACAACTCCGGTAATTTCAGCTAGGAAAAAATGATTGGTTCTCCATAATCCGTGTCGCGGATCGTATCTTACATCCAACATACCGCCGACATGGTGTGTGGGAAGTGATTCTCCACCAAGAGGAAATTTTGCCCCACCAGCATCTTTAGTTATAAATCTTGTTTGACTATAGTCTCTAGATTGCCCATCTCTTCCATTTAATTCGGCTAGGTTAACAGCACCAGGGGCTGGGCGACCAAAAATATCATATCCCCATCCAGCAATAGCTACTGGCCCACTTAAACCAATAAATCTAGCTGTAAATGGATTAATTGTTCCAGGCGCATTTCCCTGTGGGACGGGCCTATTTCTTAGATTTGAGAACGAAGTGTCGCCAGGTACTAATCCGTGTGTATCTTTTGGTATTTCCATTTTATGCCTTTGGTAGAGATACCTCTCCCTCAAATTCCTTAGCCTCAAACACTGGTATATATTTAGATTCCACTGATGCTGGTGCGGCTGTTGATGTAAATGCTACACCGCCACCAATCGGTATACCATGTATACTCGGTATTATAGTGTTAGATGCTCTTAGGTTTTCAGGTAAGTCACCCCCAACTGGTGTAAAAATCTCACTTAATCCAGCGTAAGCAGATGCAATGTATGTGCCATTAACATCAGCGTTTACCATTTCTTTGATTGCACCACCTGAGATGAGAGAAACATTGGGCTTTTCTGCTCCTGGCGATGTACTGCACATTAGATAGCTTGTATCGACTGAAGTATTTTTATCCTGACCTGTAGTTATCACTGTTGCTGGTGTCGATTTTGATCTATCGATATAGATAAACTTTTTACCTGAATCTGGTTGATAATCTTTAACTATTGAATCTAGCTTTATGAACTCTTTCTTTGCATCAGCGAGCCTAAAAGTATTGGATCTTTCAGAATCTATTTCTTGCTTTCTTCTGAAACCAGTTGGACCAAAGAAGGTTTTAAACCTATATGTTGTGGTAAAGCCGCTGCTGCCATATGATAGAGATATATCGGCTAGATTTGAAACAACAGCACCACCAGATGATATTTCATAACCAATTGAATACTCTGGCAATCCAGCCACGGTTATAGAGGCATATCCAACAGTCGAGACCTGTCCAGAAGAATTGTCAGCAAGAATATTACCAGCAGAATTCATATTGCCAATGTTTCCATAAGTCCATGGGGAAAGACTAGTATCTTCAATAACCTGTGTTGGTCGTAAATTGTAGTTTATATTGGTGTTAGTACCAACAAATGGTCCATACTTTAAAAATCTCCATTTTAATGGAATAGCAACTTTAAATCCAGCACCCATTGCAGGAGTGTATCGTCTTTCGGCTAAACCTATTTTTTCTTGCCAAATTTTAGATGAACTATTAATCATCTCCATATATTTTTTGGCTGAAATTACCTTAGTGGAAGGTATTATATCATCTGTAACGGCACTAATAGTGTAATCACTGTATATCCAGGCTAAAAATTCTTGAGTGCCTATACTTTTGTCTTTTTTAGTTGTCAACGATGGTATCGCATTAAATGTTGAATCAACAGTTTTAGTGGTGCCTAGCAGTCGTGGATTTCCCTCTATGGTTGTCTGATCATTAGAGTAAGAGTAAACTGTAAAAGAACAAACTCGAAACGGATCAAATCCAACATGGAATGGCTCGTTTATTGTTGCAATAAAATATCTAGGATCAAATTTATATTGCTCAATAGAAACGTCAGATCTTAATAAGTAACAATTGGATGTGTCTGCAGGAAATGAAGTGTTTGCTCTATTTATTTTTAAATACGAAGCTGGATCTAAATTTTCTAATTTTGCTCCAGGTCTGTTTGTTGACAGGGTCCCAAAGTCTATTTCACAATATTGTCTAAATAAACCCTGTTCGTTTTTAAACGCACCAGAGTCTGTATTAAGATGCAGACCGTATAAACTTTGAACAAGTGAATCGTTTTGTGGATCCCTTAGGTCTGGGGCAGCATCGCAAATTTCATATGTAAGCGGTATTTTTTTTCCAGAATATGTATATGATCCTTGATCGCCTCCCGTATCAGAACCAGTTATAGATGTAAAAGCTGGATCGTCACCTATAAATCCAACAAACACCTTTCCATAATATTCTTGAGCGACCCTAAGGGTTGCTTGGTAGCAAGCTTCTTTTAGTGCTTCTGTTTGTGGACTTGGAATATAGCCGATTACAAACGTAGTGGGTACATCGGAGAATGACGGCGCATCTCTATTGAATGGTGGTGAGTAAATACCCATTTTAAGAGGTATTGAATTTAAAGTACCAAATGGTATTGTTTGTTCAACACCTCCGTGTGTACCAGCTATAAATTTGTTTTTGTGGAAGCTGCTATAAGTTGTATATGTAATTCCATCAGTATATATATTTCTAAAAGCGTACCAAATCGCTGTGGCCCAAGATTCTTTGCTGTGCAAGGCGGCGCGAAGTATTCTTTCCGTAGCAATATAACCCTTTTTGGTTACTGCTGATTTGTTTTTGTTAGTTGTTGGGTTTCCAACTGTGGAACCAGTAACAGCACCATTTGTTTTTGTGGATCTTATTGCTCCTAGTGTTACGGTTGGCAAATCAGCAATCAAAGATGAAGATTCTGAATGTATTGATGATAGATCAATAAATGGCTGATCGCATATGTATCCATCACCACCAATGTGATAAACCTGACTTAAATCTGTATTGATTTGAAGCGTTCGCTTGTTATCTCCAATAAATATTGCCTTAGTTGGATCTGATCTTAACTCTCTACCAACTTCATACGATGAAAGCTTATCTGAAAGGGAGCTTATAAATGTGTTTATTGAATCATTTGTAAGAGCGTATTGGTTTACTCTGCTTATTCCGCGAATAGATATTATTTTTAAATCTGATTCTTCAGAAATACAAACGGCATACCAATCAATATTATTATCTTTGGCAACGCGATTGATAAAATCTTCTACGCTTGCATTTTGTATTTGAACTCTGTAATTTACTGGAATTCTAAGAGTAAATGTGTCGTCAAAAGCTATCTTGTATTCTTTGCCATAAAAATTATATTTTGGCTGCTGAAGTCTTGTGTCCAAAATATTGCGCCAAATCATTCCATCAGTAGTCCAGTTTGCCGCAACAGCATTAGCAAATGTATTAAGTGGTGTTACTACGTTGTACCCATCCCATTGGGTTACTCCGCTATTAAAAGCTGGGCAGTGATCGGTGATTACTGGAATGTCTTTAAGTATGGATCTTGGGTCAGTAAGTTGTACATTTATTAATCTTCCTGATGGTGAATGCGTTCTTCTCCAAGAAGTTACTATGCCACCAAATTTAAAATTTCCATTTTTAAAAAGATGATAGCTACCTGGATTACCTGACAGAAATTCAGAACCTCCTTTGATGGATTTAATTAGATCTGATTCTGTGCTTGAATAATTAAGAGTTCCATGTCCAGTAAAACTTTCACCATTGTCTTCTACCAACTGTACATCAAGTGTTGAAGACGATCCATTAAATCCAAGAGTGCAACTAAAGCTAACAACTGAACAACCAAGAAATTTTATTGGTGATCCTATAGTTGAGTCTGCTGGCATTATAAAGCGCCCCCATCACCCGGTGTGAGAGTTGTAGCATTAAAAGAATATGTTCCTTTAAAGATATCAACAGATTCATTAAATGATGTTAACCAGTAATGTGTACCTTGGGTTCCTGTGGGATAGACTTTTAATGTACTTAGGACTGTTTTGGCTTGTGTTCTATATGTTTCTACAGAATCAAAGTCAGCTTTTGTACCTGTGCCAATCACAAAACTAGCAGAGATGTTTCTTTTCGTTGTGTTTGTGGTTTTTATATCTTGGATAACAGGACCAGCCGTCCTTCCTGGAACTGGTATTTCTGCAACAAAATTTTCTTTTGTGTTTTGACTTACATTCACATCAAAATCAATAAAGGAGGTGCTGGTAAGATCAATTGTTTTTTCTTTGAATTCTCCTTCGTAATTAACAGTACCAGAACGACGATTCTCTGAAATCGTCATCCCATAAGGTCCATAAATATAACTTGATCCTGTCACATACGGATTAGTTAATGATCCTGTTTCGGTAATACGAGTCTTTAGGATGGCAAAATTATTTGCGGCAATAATGTTTTCAAAATAGTCTTTTGATTTTTGATATCCGGTTGCACCAGGGGCAATGCCCTTTATGGCACCAGCAACTCTAAATACTTTATCGTATCCATGAGATCGGCTTATTGAATTTGGTCCACTAGCTCTAGATGTCATTGTTATATTAAAGTCATCTTGCACACCGCTTGTAGTTGTCTTTATAAATTTCCAAGACTGCTGTATTGAATATGAACCACCAATCTGGTCCATTTGCTCCGATGTTTGGTGACCAACGTATTCATATCCAGACTTGGGTGAATACAAACTATAGAAAGTTATTGGGCTAATAAGACCAGTCTGAGAAACTCTTTTAGCCACCCATTCCTGAGCTTTTGAAAACGGGGCATAGTTTCCTGTTGCTGCATATTCTGTAGCAAATGCCTTGTATGACTGTGCGGATACTGTTCTATTTACAGAATAAGAATTTTCAAAATCGTTATCAGAAGAAACAGTTATCGAATCTGATGCTGATTTGAGGTTATATCCGTCAAATTGAGAGAATGTTGGATTTACTGGATTAAATCCGTCTATTAAAATTTCATTCGTTACAACGCTTATTGTATAGTCAGTCCTAATTACATGGATTGAATCAGCAAAAGAAACGCTGGCTATTTGAGGTTTACATTTTAAAACTGTTGTTGTTCCATCATCAGTTTTTATTTCGAGAAGATATTCTGTTGCATTCTTTACGGCTGTAGTTCCAGTATCAGGCTCACCTGGGTTTATAGTAAAAAGATCTCTTAAAGCTCTTTGCTTCTTTACAAGTGATCCAAATCTTTTATCGTCTGTGTTTATGGATGTATCAACAGCATTTGCGGTGGCAAAAGTTGTGAAAAGTTGCCCTGTCGGACCTGGAGATCCTCTGTCGGGTAAAAGAGTGCCGTTTAATGTTATTTCAAATTGTGATGATAGTACAGTGCCATCCGAGGTTCGTGTGAAGCTTTCGGAAAGGCTGTAAAGCGGTGCTGGGGTAATATATTTACCGTTATATAGTACTATTGCCATTTGTTCCTACCTTAATATGTCCCACCATCAATTATAGAGTCTAATGGTCCTGCACTTGATCCTGCCATAGAAGAAATTATTTTATTTCCATACCATGTAGTGCCATAATCAAAACTATAAAACTCAAATCCATCAATCTGTGTTCCTGTTGCTGTTACTGGGTAATTAATTCGAGGTTTTGAGTATCCGCTAGCCCATTGTTCTCTTGGCCAAATAATAGAAGCATTAAAATCAACCTCTCTATTACCAGCCGCATCCTGAACTGTAAATAAAGTTACCCTATAATCACGCATGTACGTGGACGGAAGACCTGTGGTTCCGCTTGCGTCTTGATCTTGAAAAGGTGATTTTGCAATTGATACTTGGGTTAGTGGCTGATTAAGGATTACTTTTTGTGTGCTACCGCTTGCTGGATAAATAACAAAAGATCCTGTAGCAGTAGATCCAGTAGAGCTTACTTGATACCCAGCAAACGCAAAGCTTTCAATGGCTAGATTTCTAATTGTTCCATTTTGGTACAATCCAGACCCAGCCATGCTTATAATTCCTCCGTTAAAAGCAACATCGCGATTAGAGCCAGCAACAATGGCTCTGTTGGATTCGACCTCACCATCTGATCCGTTTATATTAATTTTATTTAACTGTGCTGCTGTTGCTGTTAAGCGGGTGCCGCTAATTGAAAGAACCCCATTTACATCAATTCCAGTGGTGCATATTTGAAGAGCTGAGTCAGTTCCATTACCAGCGGAAACGGCGCGCAGTGTTGTGGGCATGCCGTTATTGGAATTAGATATCTGGAGTATATCTTTATATGTTTGACTTGGAGTTTGTCCTAAAAATGAAGTTCCCATATTATTTTATACACCTCATTCTATACCAGAAATATAAAGTTCTACCTCAAGAGTTGATACCTCAAGGCCACCTATAAATGCGGTTGCTGTGCCTGTAGAGCTAGCATATTCACCTGAAATTGCTATTGTTGTAACTCCAGTAGCAACACCATATCCTCCAATAAATACAGTTCCAGTAGCGCTTTGAAAGGCTGGCGCGTACATAAAAGCAGTAGTTGAACTAGTGATAATGCCATCTCCACTAGCGTACAAGAACAACGGCATTTGTACATTGTAATTTCCTGTACTTGTGCCAGACATAAAAACAGATGTGGACTTTGTTATATACGCACCCTGAGTGCAGCTAGAAGGTATTACTTGCCATTGCTCTAGTACTGAGCTATTGTATGTTTCCCACTGCTGTCTCAGTCCGCCATTCCAAATGCCACACTGATCCATTGCGGAAAGAAAAAGTGTGGCGGTGCCCGTTGCTGGTGTTTCAACAGTGCCAATGTACATAGGCATGGCGCCTATGCTTAAACCAGGAGAGCCAGAGGCAAATATAGTTGCAGTACCACTAGAGACACCGTAAGCGCCATAGGTAATCAGGTTGGCGATTGTTGTGCTCTGTATTGTCATTTTACTTTGCTGGTGGGGCTACTGGGAAGACAAATGAAGATATATTAAAGCCGGCTGTATTAAGTGCGTTTTTGATATACTCACTTACTTGTACAGCAACAACATTTTTGATATTTTGGATATCCTGTTCGGCACTAGATAGGTTAAATTTAAGATTAATATCGCTTAAGCCTTCAAACTTAAAGGTTATTGTATCTGGAACACCCTCTAGGGCTTTTGCAAGAGTATCTGCGGTTTTCTGAACTAGCGAAGTTTGTTCTTGTATAACTTTAATTGATTCTTTTTGCAGATCTATTTGAGATTGGCCAATACTTGTAAGCTCTGCTTTTAGTTTTGTTATTTCATTAAAGCTGTCTTTTATTCCAGTATTGAAACCTGTTAAGCTTGGCACAAGATTCTGACCGAAGTTTAATACATCACTAAGTTGATTGCCTGTAAAAGCAAAGCCTTGTAATGTAGCGCTGCCAGCGCCTTGAGCTAAACCAGTAGTTCCAAGGAAATCTCCAGTTGCACCAATCCTACGAGCAAAATCTTCTGCAATTGCTTGAAGAGCTGGATTATTTACTATTTTTTCTGGGGTAAGATCTGCTGGTTTAAAACCAGCACCTTGCAATTCAGAAGCCAGCCTTCTAAGGTTATCTCGGTTTTTTTCAATTTCTTGTCGCGCAAGGGCTTGATCATCTGGTGTTCCACCAAATGCCTTACTTACAATATCCTTGCTAAAACCAAGACTCGCCTGCAATTGACCTTGAACTATTTGAATTTGCTCAAGTACGCCTTGTCTAGAAGCATCTAGATAGTTTCCAAACTCATCGAAAAGTCTTGGTATGAGAGCTTTAGTTTCGTTAAAGGCTCTTGTGACATCTGATATGAGCTTATTTGGGTCTGTTTCTGCTACATTTACTGTACCAACAGCTAATTTATTTGACTGTATTATACTATTAATAAAAGAACCAAAGGCACCTGGTGAGCTTGCGGACCCAGTCCTGTTTCCAGGGGCAAAATTACCTCTAGAGATATTATCGGAAAAGTTAGCAAAGGCCCTTTGAACATCTGCAAGAACACCACCAAGTCCTGCAAATCCTCCAGGTCCACCAGTCAACAGCCCTGTAGCAACACCAGGAAGCTGTGGTTTAATAGCACGAACACCAGCTTGGAATTGCTTCTCGTTAATATTTCCACTCGCACGATCTATCTCAAGCAATTGTCTTTTTATTGAATCTTGTGTGGCAACTATTTGCTTTTGTGCATCAAGCTGTTGGAATCTTTTCTGGTTTGCTAGATCAGAAAGAGCTACGGCATCTTTTAAATATTCGTTTTGCTCTTTAATAAGCTCATTAATAGAACTTATTCTTGCCTCTCTTAATTTATCAATACCTAGTAAAGCTTCTCCAACATTTGCCTCGCCAGACTTAGCTAATTGCTCAAAACGCTTTTGCAGTTCAGATTCTCTACCACGAAGATCTTGTGTAGTTTCATCACCAGCCTGTGACGCAGTCAATGCTGCTTGTTGCGCAACGAAAAGTGGTGGCGCGCCCCCAGCAAACTTATCAGACCTAAACTGTTCCGCCAAGGTATTTATTTTATCTATGCTTTTCTGCAATGCTGGTGTGACTAATGGTGATAGTCCAAAACCCTGAAGCATCGAAGCGTCAGATGTAAATGGGGAAATCTCCGCTGCTCTTGGAGTAAATGAGCTAGTTCCAAATACAGAAGACAGGGCATCTGACCCAAGAGCGTTTCTACCTCTTATGTTTTGACGAAGCTGCGATGACCTATTAACTTGACCAAGAGAAGCAAAAATCTTTGCAGAAGAAAGCTCTAGACTTTGTGAGTACGTATCAAGCACCTCATCTAGATTTTGTGAGGCCCTTCCTACTCTGCCAAATTGTTTAACAAGAGCACCAAATACTTTTTCTATTTCAGCGCCTTGTACTATTACACCTTCTGATGGTCTTGAAAGTAATGTCTGCAGCTCTTTTTTAACAAACTCGTCTGCTTTAGCACCTGTTAACCCAAGATTTCTCGCTCTTACAAAAGCATTTTTTAATGACTGGCGAAGCAATTCAAGGGCTTGAGTGCCACCACCTTCAGGACTAGCCAAATCCTTGACTGTTTCTGCTAATTTTTCTGACGTTAAATTTGGATCAGATCTTCTAACCAAATTTTCAAGTGAGCCAGTTACATTTCCTTCTCTCTTAATTATTAGAGATATTAACGCGTCTATTCTTTGTGGTAGTCCATTTTTATCAAGGAAAAACCGTTCTATGTTTGGTCCAAAGGTAGGGGTTCCACCTTGAGCTATCTTTCCTGTGGATATAAATTCAGCTGTTAGATTTTGTCTAGCAGACTGTTGCTCTTGGATTTTTTGCTCTTGCTTTAATCTTAATTGTTGGTTTTTTTGACTGAACTGATTAATAATCTCAAGACCAGCACCAACAGCGGCTCCAGCGGCTGTTCCACGCACCCCAAGACCAAAAAGTCTAGCCAATCCAGCACCACCAAGACCAGCACCAGCAACACTTACTCCAGCTGCAACTGCTTCGTTCCCAAGTCTTTGTCGATCATTTGAGGCCTCAAGATTAGTTAGTACTTCAGATATTTTCGATAGACCAGCGGAGGCAAGAAATAAACCAGCTCCTTGTCCTAGGGGCGAAAATATTGTACTCTTTAAAAGACCACCTTTTCCGCCACCAGCGCCGCCACCAGCGCGGCCACCAGCGGCACCGCCAGGCGAAATTGAAGAACCACCAAGACTACCAGCTATGTTATTATTAAGTATCGATATCGTACGGTTTACTGTATCAAGGCCAGTAATCAATCTATTATTATTATTAATAAGCGCTCTATACGTGGTGAACGAAGCCTTAATAATGTTGGTAAGGGCGAATATTGCTGTTGCTGCAGCAGCTGGACCTACGACTGGTGCGGTAGCTTTCAAAGCTGGAGCAATGGCACCGCTGACTAAATTAGCACCAGATCTAAATATATCTTTTATGAACGGATTGTCAATAAGCCCAATCGCAGCCTCTTGAAGGGCAACTTGTGCCCTCTCTAATGCTTTTCCAACTGTTTCTAGCTGAGTCTTTGCGTCACGAAGAACAGATCCTGAGGCTTTGTTTACTGTGTTCTCTAGATTTTCGGCTTGTGAATTTATCGCCTCAAAAAGGGCAAGTACACGAGAGGCGTTTCTGACATCAACAAATTGAGATATAGCTGATACTTTTTCTGTTTCAGTACCAAACTGTGTCTGAAAAAGTTTTGCTACAGCTTGAAGCCTTCGCGATGGATTAAGTTCTTGTAAAATCTTTGGATCTATACGACCAATAAACTGTTCAAATTTAGGCTTAAATAGAGATGTTGTAATTGTCTTAAGCGAAGTACCAATTACCGAGGCTGACTCTCTTGTTTGTTGTCTCAGTGCAGAAGATATCTGCAGGAACTCTTGAAAATTTCCGCCAAGTTCAGCAAATGCAGAGCCACCACGCTTTACAATTTCAAATAGATCTTGTGATTCTACGGCGTAATCTTTAGAAAACTGATTTACAAGATCAAGAATATTTCGTGTGTCAGTAAGGGTAAGATTGAACTGTCTGTATACAGCAATCAATCCATCGACGGTTTGTTCTTGTGAACCAAAAGATGGGCCTAGTCTAGCTTCAGATATAGCACTTATTGCACCCTGAAGCTCAGTTACGTTAGTAAAACCAGCCTGTGCTAGTAAAGCAACTCCGCTAGCAATATCACTTGGTGCAATACCAAGAGAAGTGCCTAGGTTTTTTATAAACTCAGAAAGTTGCTTGATCTTGCTGTTGTTTTCTACGGTGTCTCCAAGTACCTGACGAACTTTTGTTAACTGCTGTTCAAGCTTGAAAAACTCACTAGTTGATGCTTTAATGAAGGTAACAGCACCATAAATTCCAGATGCACCTATTGTATAGGCGGCTATTCTTTGAGTGGCTATAGTTACTTGAGCGCCAAGTCTTTCAAACCCATTTCCGAATCTTGCTATAAATTGAATTGTGCTTTGGCGACCACCTTCTACATCACGAAGAGCTTGATTAAATTCTTTTAAAGCAGCCTTTGCTTCTTTGGATGTTTTTGTGGTTCTTGCAACCGTAGCCTCAAGTGATCCACCAGTTAGATTTGATATATTTACGCCAGTAAGTTTATTTACCTCAAGCGCTTGTTTTGCAAGCTCAGAATTGCTAAGCTTTGTATATCCAGGACCAGCCTTACGAGCAACCTCATTATTTAACTTAACAAGAGACTCATATGTTTCACGAACACGATCACGTATTTTTTGACGCTGTTTTGCTTCATTATCAAGAACAGCCTGTCGTTGCGCGATTTCTTTATTTACATTTTTTTCATTGTCAGACTGTGATCTAGACAGAGCTGCTCTTTGAGAGTTTGCCCTAATTATATCAGAAGTTGACGCTGCTGAAGCCCCCGGGGCAATAATACCAAATTGATTCTCAACACTAGAAGTAATATCTAAATCACTTCTTGCAACTCTTGTTTTTCCTTTAAGCCTATCAAGCTCAACCAGCTTTTGCTCAAGAGCTATTTCTTTTTCTATTATTGGGCGAAGCGATTCTCTAAATCTTAATTGGTCAAGTAATGCCTTTGATCGCTCTTTTTCTTTTGATGTAAGCTTATCTAGTAAATCTTTTGATTCTTTCTTAGCGGCAACACCCTCAGCCTTAACAGCATCTTCTGCCTTTCTTCTGTCTAGTCCCGTGGTTTTACCCGGTGATGAAAGAACAGCAGCCACTTCTGGCCGTGCACGAATATCAGCCTCTAGTTCTGCGGCAGTTTTTGCCTTATAAACTGTTCCAGACTTTGCTGCGGTGGTTGCTCGTGCAGCCTCTAGTTTGAGCTGTTCCTCTACGGTTTTTTTTATTTGCTGCTCTACACTGTAGATCTTGTTTGCGTTTGATTCGCGCACCTTAGATGCAGCATTTGCGTCTTTTACATCTTTAGATGTTTTAAAGTTTTCCGCACTTATTTTTTGCGTTGCGTCTCGAACTTTATTTATAAGATCGTTGGCTTCTCGTAGATTGTTTACTGAAGATGGATCAAATAATGTAAGCGCTTCAGATCGAACGTCATCTCTAGACTTTGCAACATAAGATGGGTCAAGCTGTGCGCGCTGCTCTTCTTGAGCTGATCGTGCGCGAATAAACTGAGCTATTGATGATCCTAAAACTTGCTGTCTTGTTCCGAGTCTTGTTTTTAAGTTTTCTGTTTTTTCTAGTGCTTTATCTATTGCGTCTGTATCAAATTCAAGTTTTATTGCCTTTTTTGCGTCCCTTTGAAGAACTTTAAGTTCTTCTCCGAGATACTGAAAAAGTGTTACAAGATCTTGTGAGTCTTGAAATGTTTTTGGACTTAATTGTATTAAACGAATTGCTTCTCGAACACCCGCTGATGCGCCCTTTAGAGCACTTACTGACCGCAAAAGATCATCTACATTTTTTCCGCTACCAGCACCAACCTTCAGTTTCGGATCATTTATGATCTTTTTAGCCTCTGCTGCAACTTGGGCTAGTTGCTTGAATAGATCATCTGCGTTTTGTTGTTTAAAGTCAACAGAAACCTCAACTGCAGCCTTTTGGTTAAGTGCGCCCTGGATAGCTTTTGCAGCCTGTGCAACAGCTGATTTATTTATGTTAATTGTGTTGACAAGCGCGCCAAATCTTAAAAAGAAGTCCTCTGCCACGTTCTGTCCTCTAGATTAAATACACTAGAGTTTGTTTATTTTACTGAGGCCTTTTTCTTCTTTGGCTTACTTTCACCCATTGCCTTTTCAACAACTGGTGATTGATCGGCTTCTTCTCCATGTCTTTCGAGCCATTCGTTTTCTGGTCGAAGTTTTTCTATCTGGCGAAGAATTTCTTGAGTTCCTTCGTAGATAAAAGACATTATTTCAGAGGCGGCGCGATTTGCGAGTGCAGAATCATCTTCCTCAAATTCTTTAAATGATGCCCAGATCTTACCACCGTCTTCACGGGAGCAGCAAGCAAAGGCATAGTAGTTAAATCTACGGTTTTCAGCAAAAAGGGTCGCAGACTGAGAGTTTAGCTCATATCTAGCGTTATCAACCTCATCGAGTGTCTTGCGTGCGGCGCGAATTTCATCAACAATCTTCATGCCAGTGGTCTTGTCTTCGATAGTGTTGAGCTTCAAAAGAAGTTTTTCAATTTTCTTTTCACATTCACGACGTTCTTCTTCTCGAGAATAACGATCAAGCCCACGCTCCTTTAATATTTTTTCGACTTCAGCCTCAAGAAAAAGACCATTTGCTATAGCTTCTCTATATGCCCGTGCATAAATCGCATCACTTTCGCGGCGAATTTTGTTTGTTGGCTTAATAATTCTATATTTAACACTCTCAAATTCAAATTTTCTTACTTCGTCCATTGTTTGTTCCTAATTCTATTTTAGCTTCTATGATTGATATTTTAAAGTTGGCAATATCACTAGACATCTTCTTTTTTTCTTTATTGCCCTGGTCAAATATTGACTCTCGCAAATCAAGAAATTTGTTAAACCATATCTTTTGCTCGGGGGTCATCTGGTCTTCTTCAATTTTTTCATTTTCTCCCCAGAGAACCCCAAAGAAATCCTCTATTTTTGAAACAGCGCCGACAAACACGGTTTCTATTCTTGAGCATGCAGATTTTTGTAAAATCTCAGAGCACTTCTGCTCGGTAAGATCTTGCAGCTTTTGCTGTTGTATTAGACGCAATCTTTCTCGCGCCTCTTTGTAATTCATTTTTTCATCCTCAAATTATTTTGCTGAATTTGTATGTCTGCGCGCACATCTGGCAGCTCATGTTCCTTTGCCTCACCCTTGACCTCTAGTGTCCTATTCCTGCTTTGTATACTTGCAAGACCAAGCGGTGAATTCATTGTAGAATACACTTTTTGTGCGTCTTGAGGTGTTTGTGCAACAATGAAAACCTCTTTCGCTCCAGCTATTCTTGGGTTTGTTGTAAAGTTGGTAATCTTTTTGGATGTCTTATTATATTGATCTTCAAACCATTTATCAAGAGCTTCGTCGTCATCTATAATGGACCACTCTGGTCTCTCGTGACTTTCAAAAACATTATCGTATATACTAGACCAGTACGTAAGATCTCTTTGTGATTTTGCCATATCAGCAATAGGTCGCCCAAATAAATCACCACCACCGCCCTTATAAGTTTTCCAAATAGATCTCCATGGCTCAGAGCGTGCAATTTTTCTTATTTCTTTTTCAGAATAGAACTCTTGTAGAGTCTCTCCAATTAAACAATTTACAAGCTCAACATCTTCTTCTTCATCAAAACTTTTCTGATCTTTCCACAGTAAACTTCCGTCTTTGTATACGGAGCTTGGCAATAATGATGAGGCTTGATTTTTCTTAAGCTGGTAGTCAATTGTTTGTGTAAAAAATGACATCTTAAGATCAAGCAGTTCTTTAATCCTAATTTCCGCCATTTTACGACGAGAAAGCATTAAATTTTTTTCAATTGCTTTAAACTGGTAATTTGGAAGAGCCTGTGTGATTTCCTTGATAAAGTTTTTTACTTCTTCAAATTCTTTTTCAAGATCGTCGCTCCAAAGCCCATGCTTATATAAAAGCTCTTTTTCCTCTTCTTTAGAAATAAATCCGTCTTTTTTAAGCTTTTTTTCTGTGTTATTATTTGAATTAAATATTCTAGCAGATGTGATAATTCCAGGCTGTCTAAATACGTAAGAATTTCCACTGCATTCTATGCAGAACTCACCCGATATTACTGCGTAAACCAAAGAGTCTGATATCACTATAATATTATAGAAAAAACCCAACCTTTCGGCTGGGCTTTTCTTTAAACTGAAGACTACTATTAGGTTGGTGGACCAGAGAAACCAGCAGTAGCAGCAGCACCAACATTTGTACCACCGGTTGAAAGAAGCTGACCAGTGGGTGAGGTAGCAACATCTTTAGGATCTCTAATGTAAAAAGTGTTGTAAGAGCTATAGGTATATGTTGTGGTTCTATTACCACCGCCAGTATCGCCACCGGTATCTGAAACAGATGTAAGCTTATTTTTAAGACCTACGTCAAACAGGGTTCCGTCATTGAGACCAATAATGATTGGCTCATCGGTAAGGTTTGCGGTGTTATCAATAGCAGAAACTTTATCGCCAGCTCTGTTAATAATTTCAAAAGTGGTAGTAACCTCAACTGGGAAGTCAATGTAACGAGCGTATGGAGCGCGACGACCAAGCTGGAAGATTTCTGGGCGACCAAAGTCTGTCGAGATCTGAATGGACTGAATTCTTGGTAGATAGCCACCGTCTTCACCAGTTGCGCTTTGACCAGAAGCTGGTAAATTCGTGGATGCAGTAATTGGTCTTACACCAGCGATGCTTCTTGGAAGAATGGATCCTGTTGGATTCCAGTTATAACGTCTGCGAACGCCAGTTGAGTCAATAGTCGCACCAAAGTTGGTTGGGTTGAAGAAGCCAGTAGCGTTAGCAACTGCAACTCCAGTTCCATAAACCCACAACTTGTTGTTTCCAACGAAAGTAACGCTATGGGTAAAGTTGCCATCAACAGGCATGTTAAAGTTAATGGAGTTAACATACATACCGCTCATGATGCAAGTTCCGCTTGGTGGACCACCATAGGCGGTGCCTGTTCCCATTATATCAACGGTATCTTGCCAGAAGCCAACAGCAATGTTGCACTGCTCGTTCGAGAAACGACCTACAAGAGTACCAGTTGTAGCTCCCGGGGTTCCAAGACAGGCTAGTAATGTAGCGCCACATAAAACCTGTTCCATTGTGCACTCAACAGCTGGAAGATTTTCTGGTTGGTCAAAAAGCTCTAGTTCACCAAGCTGGAAAACGGTATCGAGGTTAAAGGTTGTGTCTATACCAACGCTTTGTAGGCCGCTAACGGGAATAAAGCCAGTTGTATAACCAACTGTGCCAGCTGTAGTATTTTTTGAAATACCAACTCCGTATGCGGCGTAATATAGTCTTTTGTTGTCAGCCATTTATTTTATAGTCTCCGTATAATAATACACAACTACGTAACTATCTCAAAATCAAACACAACTGTAGATTTATAAATAGGCAAAGCTGTATAACCTTCAATTTCTGTTGGATTGTAATCAAAACGGCCAGTTTTCCATGGGTAAAGTGAGTACAGTTGATCAGCACTTATTCTATTTTCCACCTGACCCTTGTGGTCTAGGGGATACTTGCGGTTTTCTATAGCATTATTAACGTCAAACATCTTAACGCCCTGACCAGCTAAAGCAAGGGCGGCATCAACTATTGTATCATGAAGCCCAGGATCTTCTGAAATTATGTCAAGTGCAATACTAAAGTTTTGAAGTTTATTAATGTCTCCAAGCTGGAAAGGATCACCATTAGATTGAGAAACGTCTATAAATACAGCTGGCATAAAAGATCTAAGTTCATTTGGTATTGAATCTACGCCAGATCCAGGGGTATAATTTTCAAATCTTTTCAAATGCTCTGTAAAAAGAAGTTTGTATTGGCTTGATTTGGTTGGATAAACAAATACTACACGCTCTGATCTGTTGCAATAAATAGTGTTTCCACTTTCAGTAAGGGCGTTTGTGAAAACTATGCCACCTCTAGCATAATCAACATAGTATTGAAATGTACCAACGGTGCCAGTTGGGTAAAACACGTCATTGATAAAAATACCGCTCACTTGTATTGGATTTGATCCACCAGTATAAGTTGGTGAAGCATTTTCCCAAACCCAATCGGAACTTAATCCTTGCCAAAACTTAAATCCAGAAGCGTTATGAAGCTCGGGACGGTAAGATGGTTTAAGTACGGCCATTTCACTGCCGTCAAATGATTTTGTTCCAGATTCTATATTGTAATAAGCGCCAATATTTATAAAAGACTCGCGCAATCTCCAAGTGAGATTTTCGCGTATTTGCGCCCTGTTACTGTACTGTCCTAAATAAGTAAGATTCCTGAACATGTTTTATCCTCCTTCTATTCCACGAACCAAGTTTAGCAATCCCTGAATTGGTTTGCCCATAAATGTTTTTTGACCCCTTTGAGCCGCTTCAAGGATTTGTTTTACCAATTCCGATGCCTGAGCTTTATCCTCTGCACTAGCGGCTCTTGAAACAGCGCGGCCTTCTAGGCCTCCAGCTCTGCCCTCTGTAATTATTCCTCTTTTATTTCCACCATATTTTAGCACCTGTTCCTGTAGGGCTACACGAAAATATTGAGCGGCTTCTTCATTGGCCGTTTTTATAAATTCAACATCGATATTAATATCTTTTTTGCGATTTACCCATGACTTTATAGCAAAAGAACCACCAAATAACATTGTGTGGGTTCCGCTTCGTGATCGCTTGGCAACGTTTTCTAAAATTGTATCTTTAAGAGGTTGTAGTTTGGGGCTTAATGACTGGTTATTTCCAACCCCAGGCCACACGCTGTATCCTTGAATATTACCTTTAGACGGACGAAGCAACCACTCAAACCAGTTTATTTTTTGGGGTGTCGATTTTTTAACTTTTTGATCTGAATAAGGAGACAAAAAAGATCTTTTGGAGACGTAGGATATTGATGAGGCAATTTTGTCTAAATTAGTTGCGTTTTTAAATCGTACAGTACCGTCTGTGCCATTTTGGTTTATTTCTACTTTAAAAAATGCACGGGCTTTCTTAAAGATTAAATCTTCAACTTTGCTTTCTTTTCTCAAGCCAAGGGCGCCTCGAAGCTCAAGATCGTTCATAGCTTGTTTGATGTTTGGATCATTGATGACAAACTCTCGAAATCTGTTAGCTAAATAAGAGGCTGTTTTTTTAGCAGCGACATTAACTGCGCGCTTCATTAATCTAGAAATAGCACCAAGACCACGTAGATCTTTTTGCAGCTGTCGGATTGCGGCAGAGTATTCTGTCTGATCTAATATCAATATTTCAGCGCCAATTTTTGCGCCTTTAGCCATTTGATATCTCCACCCAATAGGTCTTTACCTGGTGATAACCACCAAGACCATAAGGCACTGGAGCCATTAAAATTTTTACCTTTATTTCCCTACCCTTAAATGACGGATCAAAAACAGCATCTGTGCACCTCACTAGATCTGGAGCATACTCTTTTGCGCAAATCATTTTCCACACATTCTCGGAAATACCAGCTGCTGGATTAAGCTCCTTGTATTCCTTATTGGCTCCGTAGACTCGTGCAATTATTGTTTTTGTATTTTCTAGTATCTTTAAACCAGTTGGTGCTATTGGTAAATTAGAATTACCTATACCAGGAACAAGTCTTGGGTTTGATCTACCACCAAATCCAGGCATAAAGGCTTCTTTTTTGCCTATTGGGTCTTGAGAAACAGAAGTTGTAGCCTCAACAGCATGAGCAAAAACAAGCTTGCAAGACATACCAAAGCCATCAGTCAAGTCAGTTGCTACACTGCGCCATTCTGCTTTTATTGCGCTTAACTCTGAGCTTGACAGATTTCCCATCTTTATCTCCTACTAATTGTTGGCCAGTAAAAATCGACGCTTGTTTGACCAATATTGGCGCTTTCGTAAGCTCCAAAGATAGCCTTAAGTGTTGCACGATTACCCTTCTCCCATGCCCAGCGAGCCTTCTCATAATTTTCAAGATAAACTTTATAGGAGTCGCTTCGTGCTTTTAGCGCAGCTGTTCCATCATATGATGTAACATCATCTCTGATTTTAACACCATATTTTGCCGCATCTCTACGCATTTCTGACATTGCCACTATTGACCCTGCTTTAAAGACAAACAAAGCGGCAATTCCGCGGTCAACATCACCGCTAATAATTGGATCAGGGGATATAGTGTTGTTGGCTGTATCTATTAAAAAGGTGTTATTGATTAGCTGGACCTCAGAAACAACAGCTGCCGCAGCAAGTGTAATAAAACTTTGAAGTATTGTGTCTGTATATCTTTGTGGCGAATCTAAATCGCCTATATAATAGCGCAATCTTTCTGGTAAAACATCTGTCCAGCTGTTTACTGTTGGCATTTTTTAGACCCAGTGATCTTTTGGATATGTTTGAATGTAAATTACTTGACCAGCACCCATATCGCCAGTAACGGTTTTTGCCCATGCATTTCTTACAGTGGCGATATTTTGACCACCAAGCTGTATACTGTCGCCAGAGCCAAGAGGGAATCCTGTTTCTGCAGACCAGCTTCCTGATACAGGTATGTTAAAACCAACACGAATTGCTGTTGGGCCTGGATTATAAATAATAATTGATTCTACTGGCTCACCGTGGTGACCACTTTCTGAAGCAAAAACATATCTACCGTTTGAGTCTATTCCTGGCCAACCTGTGGCAAATGGCTTAATTGTTTTGTCGTATACAAATTGATTCGCTACGATATTTTCAGAAGTTAAACCAACTATTCCGTATGTAATAAATTGCTGTACTGTGGGATTTTGATAAACTATAGCGCGATTCGTCACTCCGCTAACATTGCTTGGATTTGTAGGGGCTAATGGCATTTTTTCCTCTAATTGAAATACACAAATAAAAATCCCGCCCCAAAGGGACGGGATTCTTAATAGTTGCGTTAGCTTAACTCAGAAGGAGCCAGCGAGGATGTAGCGAACGTCAAGGCAAGCCCATCCACCTTCCATAGAACCGTAGAAGCCAACTAGGCCGTGTCTGTGGAGGTTTTCATCTTCAGTGATCTCGATCTTCTGAGACACTGGGTGGATGAAAGACTTGTCGGGCTGAGTGAGGTCAAGACCGATTACTATCTCTTCATCAGATGGACCCTTGGTGCCACTAAGAGTGCTCTCGTAGTAGAGTTGATACTCTTGACCAACACCAAGCTCATCAAGATCATGGAAGTTTACGCCATACATACCACGGACTGCGCCTTCTTCGCTTCTTTGGATGGAGCTTCTGATGTCGTCAGAAACCAAGCTCAGACCCCACGCGCTCATGTCTTCAAATGCCTCTGGAGACATGTAAAGATCGGTGAGCTTACGACGATTAGTGCTAGTGGAGTTACCACCACCGTTTCTACGAACTATAGTCTTCATGAGGCTAACGAGCTTGGGGGTGAAAGAACCCGCTGGAGCGTCAGCGTCATAAGCGGCGATACCACGACCGTAGGCAGCGGCAAGAAGAGTCTGCCAGCCGTCGTCGTTGTTCTTCTTAACGAAGGACATGTTGAGAACTTCGATCATTCTACGAAGAACATCGAATCTAGCATTCTTGAGGAACTTTCTAGTGCAGTCAATTGAGCTGCCTATCATGTAGGTGTTCAATTGAATGTAATCAGCCTCAACTCTACGCATTGGGATCTTGCCGTGGTCTGGAATGACGTAGGCAACGTGATCCTTCTCTGTGCCTGGAGCAAGAAGGTCGAGTGGGATTCTAAGGTCATTGGTGGTGCTGAAGTCTTCGGTAACGAAGATATCAGAAACAACGTCGCCCTTGAGTATACCCTCTCTGATTGGGCCTTCAACAGCCTCAGAGTAGTTAAACTCGTTCAGGGCTGAAGCAATACCCTTAGCAATTTGAGCTTGCGCTCTCATTGAAACGGCCTTATCGTTGCTGCCAGCATCGGAAAGCAGCTGCTTTGCTGCATCGGTTAATTCTTGTGTTTCTACGCTGTCTTTGATTTCGTTATTCATTGTTTTTATACCTTTTTTATTTTAGATCAGCGCAATTATCATAGATCAACGTAGACCTTAGCATAGCCATCTTCGTCTGGTCTGCTTAGGAATTTACCAACAACATACGAGCCTGAGGCGCTATTAAGCATTCCTCTAGATGTCCAGTCTTGGGTAGCACCTGTTGGCTGAAGCATGTGGACAGTACCTGACGCTACGCTAGTGATGAATCCGCTTGGGCCAGTAAATGCTGGTGCGCCTGGTGTAATTCTAACTACTACAGCACCAATGCTTTCCACTATTCTATTTGTTACAACGTAGCCCTTCTTTAGTAGGGTGACCTTATCACCAACTTGAACCTCGCTCTTGTATGGATTGAGGATCTGTCTGGTGAGATCGATATTTACTACATCGTTGAGGAGAAGACCAATGGGACGAACGCCAGTAGCGCTTAAGCCGTACCAGACTTGGTTTGCTGATTGGTCCATAGCGGCACCAGAGGCAACGTTGCTTGCAGCAGCGTTTACACCAGTCGCGCTGCACCAGCCACCACGCTCGCTACCATAACCAATACCGGTAGCCCAGAAATAAGAGATGTCTACGTCGAGTTCGTTTCTATCAGGTTTTAATGCCATTGTTTTACCTTTGTTTTATTATACACAAATTTAAAATTTGCTTTAATTATTTTCTTCGCAGCGCATGAGCTATGAGATTTTTCGCCACGTCGGCCTTGTTCTCATGCTTTGTCGCTACAACAAAATTTGGGGTTTGAGCTTGTTGCTTCTTTGCTTGTGAGATTGCATGAGAAGCTCTTGCTACTATTTCTTGTTCTGTAATTACTTTTTCGATCTTCGAGCTTACTTTGCTTACAGCCTTACGAAGTTCGGCAAAAGACGCTTCAGACATAGCCTTTAGCTCTGGTAGATCTTCTTCTGTGTAGCTTTCGCCCACAATTTCACGCATTTCGGTGAGTCTGTCTTGTGCCACCTTGTTATCATATGCCTCTTCAATAATTTGCTCAGCTTGCGCCTTAAAACTCTCTAGCTCATCAATTCTTGACAGCTTGAAGTTCATATTTTCAATATGTGAAGTAGCCAAAACAATTGCTTGTTCTGCGTATGAGAGCTGCTCTTTAAGCTCGGTGATTTGGGCGTTTTCTGTGATGTTTTGTTCGGACATTTTTTCCTCTTTATTTTTATACACTTCTTTTTTTATATTTGAAACATTTGTTATCTGTGATCTAGTTGTAATTGCACCCCCTTGATTTGGTGCATCAGAACGACCTGTAGGAAGACCAGTTGCGGGATCAAAGGCGCCAGAACTTGGATTCCTTGGGAGACCAGTTGCAGGATCAATCTCAGGATCTGTATCACCCTCTGGTTTGTCTATATAATAAGAGGTTTCTGATTCTTGTGAAATACCAAGCTCTTTAAGAACAAAACGAAGCTCGCGCTCGTCCTCGCATGGACGATACTGTGGTATTGCCATTTGCTTTTCAAGATCTGTTGGGTCTGCAATCAGCGCAGAATAAAGTAGTGGCTTATCACCATGTCTATCTTCTTGGTACAGGTGATATCCAGTACACCCAAGCTTAATTTTACCAACAGATTCAGCTTCTTTTGCTGTAAAGAACATGAAACCGTCTGATGGTGCGGTATATGTTGTTGGCATCTCTCTTTTATTTTTGAGATCTTGTGGGGTGTCTGTTCTAGAGACATTTGAAGTATCGTCCATCATCTCTGCAGGATTTAGAATAGCCCCAGGCTCCTGAACAGTTGGGATTGGGGAATTTGCATTCATAAGATCCTGTGCTGTTTGAGCAAAAATTATGCTGTATATTTTGTTCTTTTTCTTATTCGCTGGCTCGTATACAACGCCCTGACCAGAAAAAGTTATTTTCTTTAGCCATCTACCAATTTGATATTTCTGACCTTTATATTGAGTTGTACCCTTGCCGCCAAAAGCAATAAGATCCTTTGACATCTTTGAGTTTGCATCAGTTCTGTCAAGGAATATAATTTCAGAATCTTCGCTATTTCTTAAGGCATAACCAAAATCTTCAAAGAAACATTCCATTGAAACGAAAAGCTTACCGTCTTGAATTCCTTTTTTGATTTTTTGTGCATAGGTTGGGAAATAACCAGACCAAATAATACCGTCTTGTTTAACGTGTATTTTTCCACTGCACGCTCTAGGATCGCTGCAAGAAGCGTCTTCGGCTTTAATTATATTAACTTCAGGGACATCACCCTCGACTAGGGTAGTCTCAAGCATGACGCCGATATTTTCATTTTCGGTGTCTTCAGAACCCTTATGCATCCAGTTTATTGGTTTAAATTTTGCGGTAGAGTATCTAGAAAGAATTTCTTCTGAGGTGAAGACATCATCATTTGCATTCCATATATCACTTACAAGTATTGAGGATAATGTGGTTACATCATCCGTTGGCTTGTATCCATTGGGTGCAATAGAGGCAATTGCGCATGCATTCCCTTTGCAGACATTATTTAGCGAATCTGTTTTTACTGAAATATCAGTAACCAAAGTAGAATCGCACTTTGTTTTATTGTTAGCTACAAGTGACGCTATTTCTTTTTCGCCTTCAAAGACCTTCATGATTTGATATACACATTAGTTTTAAAGACTAAAAGCTCTATAATATTTCATGCACACCAACACTCCAGTCCTGAAGGTATTTGTTAAAAATCAATTTCTATATAATATGGACGAAGAGATAGAGGGATTTACTGAAGGGTACATCTTTGGGATTAAATCAATGAGAGCACGAGCGCTCCTTTTTCATGTAATGTTGAAGTCTGGAGCACACTGGCGTGGTCTTCCCATTCATTCAATGTGGTGGTACAAGCCTGATGCTGATGAAAAAATTGAGTACTATGATCTTGAGAATCTACAGCTATGGGATTGTTTTACGGAAAAGACACAGGTAATTCAGTGGGATTATTTACTTGGGCACCAGTGCGATTGCTTTTTAAGAAATAAAAAAATGGTGGGTGGTGAGTATTGGTGTTCAGTGGAGTGGCTGAAGGATGGGAATCCAGACACATCTTTTGTTAGCACATCTGATCAAGATAAATGCGCTCATTTAATAAAATTGGATAATGGTCAAATTGCAGCACTTCCAACAAATAGAATTGCTTTTAAGGATGCGTACTTTATTGGAAATAAACCAAATCCAGGAGCGTGTGGATATCGTGTTTCTGAATCAAATTGGAGTGCAGAAACATGTGATCGTTGGTCTGTTTCTGAGGACAATGGTGTATTTTATCTAGATGAAGAAGAAAAAGAATGCAATTCGCAACCAGAATAAAAAGCCGTCTGAGGCTATGTTTTATTACTTTTGTGCGTTTTTGGAATCAGACGGAGACGTTTATCCGCTTCTTTTGACTAAAGATGAGTTAAAAAGAGCAAAGCGACGAGCTGAAAAAAATAAAGAAGACGTGCCTTCTTCGTTTTTGGTTTTTCAGTATATTGATGGTACATTAAAAAAAGTTAATAGTGAAAGCCTAGATCAGGCGTAAAAGCTAGCGTGCATAGCTATGGCTAGCCGAATCCAAATTAGGCTTTCACGTAGTCTCTTCCTTATTTTCCACTGGCTCGTCTTTTACATCGCCATCATCGCAAAGCAATGGTTTTCTAATAAATTCTCTATATGCCCAAAGCAGTGCTATTAATGCAACAGGGGCATACCAAAAAAGCCAACCGTAGCCAGTTGTATCAGTTGATTGATGCTCGATTGATTTTTTAATTGATAACATAACTGCACTGTCACCGGTTTGGTCTGGTATTATTTTTGGCGTAGTATCGCAGGCAACCATTGAGTACGAAAGAAAAATTGGCCAAATTAGTTTGGGTATTGATTTCATGACTTCCTCGCTGCTGCAGATGTGCCAAAGTAAAAACCAACAATGCTTAAAAGTATCTGTCTATTTTCAGATGAGTATAAAAACCCATTTACTTCAACAAAAAACTTGCGAGTTGTTTCAGGAACTATTCCAAAAAGAACTTCTGGATTTTTTGCATCTACCTCAACAAAAGTTGGAACACCAAAGAACGGAAGTATAAATGGTGCCGCTATTGATCCGAAAAGAACAGTTAGTACTATCAGCTGTCTAACGCCTTTACCAACATCAATAGGAACTCGCTTTGATGCTTGATCTTGATTAGATGTAGTCTGCTTGTTTGCTTCGAGCGCTCTTTCGAAAAGCTCTTTTTCATCCTGTCTTTTTTCGGCTAGGTATCTAAAAACAAACCCTAGAGTACTACCGCCGATCATTGATAAAAGCTCAATTGGCATATTTGCCTCCTGAGCTAATACACAATTTTTAATTGTTATTTACTTAAGTGCTCTTTTTATCAGCCCGAGTTCTTTTCTTAACTTTTCTTGTAACAGTATCTTTTGATCCATCGGGGCGACCAGCTTGACCTGGTGGTTCTTTCGCACCAGGTATTTCTAGTCGCAACTGCTGCAGTTCTTTTGCCTTTTTATGATTGCTTTCAGGAATAATAGTTTGAATGAACGGGCTAAGCTTATCAAGAATTTCACCATCTTTTCGTGACTCGCTTTCATTTTTAACTCTAGTTTTTTCAATATTCCACATTTCACCAATCTTTTCAAGAATAGTTTGATTAGATATTATATTTCTATCAGCCAGCTCTATGAGCAATTTAAAGTAACTTGGTTGATCAAACAAGTTATCATTATTAAATCTAACAGTTGGTCTATCTTGAAATCCCATCTCATCGCAAATCTGATTTATTTCTGTTGTAATCCAATCAGCCATTGCTCTTCTAACACAATCTATCCGCTTCATTAAATTTCTTAGGCCAATAAATGAATCTGAGCTTCCCGGAACATTACTATCACCACCAATTAAACTTTTATGAACACCTAAACCAAGAAGCATTGACTCATAATTTTCTTCAAAGTTTTGAAGCTTTTCGATTGGCGGAAAGTACTGCTGATAATCAAGCATGGAATCCCAAATGACATCAAGTGTACCACCGCTATGGTTTTCAAGTATCTTTGCTAGTTTTACTATTGATCCAGTGTCTGGTAAAATTTCTGCTTTGTGATCACCAAGTTTCCAAAGGCGAACAGAGTTATACCAGCTGTCAAGAGCGCTTATCTTTGCCATACGCAATTTTTCATTGTATATGACATCGTGCAAAATACTAAATATAAAGCTTTTTGCCCATATTTCACTGTCTTTTTTCTTATAGTGAGCAACGTAAACCTCATCTTCTGGAATTGGTATTACTGTTTCTCCTGTGTTACTTTTATCACCAATTAACTTCTTGATTTCATCTGGCACGCTCTTAAGTATGCTTTTATCTTGTGCGTAAGCATCTTTTAGATCTTGAACCTGGGCTGAACTTACTTTAATCCCCCAACGTTTTATGCCAGAAAAAATAGCAAGCTCGCCACCAAGAAGACGTATTGTTTGTGGGTCATAAAAAACGTATTCTGTTGGAATATCAATTTTTTCAATACCATTAGCTCGTTTCATTCTACGAGCTGTTGGAGTATCAATTTGCGATGTCTTTCTTCGAACGACAACATTACCCTCAACAACAAAATAATTTGCAAATCTTTCAGCTCGTTCTTTTAAGGAAACGTTATTAGACCAAACCCTAAAGAAATTGTTAATGTTTTCGTTTTCACTTACAATTTCAAGACCCTCAACTGCTGTTTCAGTTATTAGATCAACAACCGATCTAATGACGCCGACGCTTTGATAAGCGTTTCGGCAGGAGGTCATTATATCGTTATCTTTATCTGGAATTCTTTCGTGCGGTCTAAATCTTTCGTATGTTGTTCTTGTAAATGGCGGGCGAACAGAAATGTTCTCTTCAAGATTTGAATAGAATCCTGCAACCGCCATGTCTTGACCAGCCATAGCCTTGCCAAGCTTGTTTAGGCCATCTTGTTTATCTGCATCGGGCGATATATAAAAGTTCTGTTCCTCTGACATGTTACACCATTATAGCTATTTGTTTAATACACTAATACGCTATGTTTCCCTGTCTGCCCTGTTCTATAGAAATATTTGAAGATCTTTGATCACCTTTCATCTTTCTCATTCCACGACCTTGATACATCACATCTGAGCGTATATTGTTTTGCACTATGTATTTTGAAGAGTATCCACCAAAAGTAGATATTTGTTGCTGCACCTCAGTATTAAGATTTCGTGCGGCATCATTTGCTAGCAACAAGCTTGTGAAATGGTCTTTTTTAAGTCTGAGTTTTACACCCTCTGTAACCACCCCTTTTATCCTTGGTAGATCCCATCTTTTTTGTCCTTTAGGAGTGGTTTGTTCTTGTATTAAGGTGGTTTGATACTTACACTCTTCTATCTCTGATAGTATGTTATCGTGGTTGTAATCATTATCTGATTCTAAACCAAGTATTTTTGCCTGCTCTATTCCCAAAGCATCGTACTCGGGAAAAAGTATTTTCATAGTTGTGATATCTTTAAGTAGATTAAAATGTGCTCCCTCATACCACTCTCTAGAAGAGAACTCTATTACTTTGATAACATGCAAACCAACTTTATCAGAACACTCTTCGTCATCCATATCATATATGCAATACTCGCCATCTTTAAGTTTAGAATGGTCCTTTAGGCCCTCAAGAATGGATCTACCACCACCGCCAGAGTCTAAATGCATTCTAACTATATTAAATCTAGCAAAAAGCTCATGTATCTTTCTAAGAATGAAGGTATTGTAATCAGATATTTCTTTGTATCTGTCTGGGTGTTTTTTCTTGTCGGCCTCAAATCGCTTTCTGTTTGTGCTCCAACAAAAAACAAGCTGTTTAGCGTTTTCTGTTACTTTGATAATACTGATTGCAAGATTATCTCGCTCGGATGCGGGGTCAATTCCAAGAACATATTTAGCTGTTTTGTCTCCGTACGACTCAACAGTAAAGGATATATCTCCCTCGGGGGTTTTAATCGGGCTTGTGGCGGCATATATTGCAGACGCCGGATAGAATCCTTCTGAGTCTTTTGCAAACACACAGCCATATTCCATTTTAAAAATTACAGAATCCATTGTGGCTCTACCTTGATTTAAAATGGTTTCATCCATAATGCCAGGTGGCATTTGATCAAAAGGTATTCTGACTATTGCGTATTCACTTGGATCAACTCCTGCTTTTCCATCAGAGGTTATAATGTTTACGTAGTCTTGATAGTATTTATAAAAATGATTAAATTGATAGCTAACAGTACCCGCAAGTATTATTTGGTTGCCTGTGTTTTTTAACGCATCATCAACGGCTTCTTCACCAAGAGTTTCTTGAATTGCTCTTCGTATATATTCTTGTTTTACTTTTTCAAAGGTATTTTGACTTTGTACTGCTGCAAAGCCTCTAATTACAACTTCAAAAATATCAGGATTAACTGATGCAAACTCGTCAACGATAATTACATTGGCACGCAGACCTCTGATTTTTTCACCTGTACCAATTGGGATGCCCATGATCTTGCTATCACCAATATCCCAGTTGAATCCAAGGACGCTTCGTCTTGGTCCATTGTTTGATCCACATATATCTTGAAGAATGGGAGCGTTCTTCCAAATATTTTCCATAGACTCAAACACTAAACCAGATTGTCTTAAACCAGCACCAGCAATGACTATTTTAGAGCCTTGATTAAACATGGCTTTTAGTATTGCTGTTATACCAAGCATGGTTGTTTTTGCACCACCTCTGGTTGCAATCAAAATTGGAAGTCTTTTATTCCATATTTCGTTTAATACCGCCATTTGATACGGGAATAAATTAACACCTAGAAAGTGTTTTGCGGTAAACCCAATGTATCGTGGGTCCATCCCCATTTTAATAAGTTCTTCAGCGGTTCTTTCTTTTGGCGCGTATATATCTATAGGATTAGAGATATCAAGAGATCTAGTGTCTCCAAGCTCTAGGTATAAATTATCAAGATACTCTTGGCTCAGATTCATTTTTAATTTCTCCTAATATTGATCTAAACATATTACATGCGTATCGTCTTGCAAAATACTTGCTGCTTAAAAATAAAGTTTTGATGCCCCATTTGTAATCTATCTCTGTTATTCGAGAAAGCAAAAAGTCCGGCGGTAATGTAAAGTACATTCCCTTTTTTGGATTTCTCCCCATGTATTTTGCATATGCGTCATGAAGATCATCCTCTACTATTATTACCGCTCTTGAATACTTTTGAAGGCCGTCTAGTTCTCTTTGAAATCTTTCCCAGTTTTTTCCAACATTACCCAAAAGCTCTTCTACAGAAGCTTTTCTTTCAATTATAATACTGTTTTTAAACTCTGGAAGATCGTAACCATCAAGAGTATAATCGCCATACTCAAGATTTTTTACCATAACATTTTTTACAAAAAACTTTGAAGGTAGCTTTTCAGTAAAGTCCCATGGTTTTTTTTCTTGATTATCAATGATTACGTTTGCGTATGTAACGCTCTCTAGTGTTTTTTGGGCCTTCTTTAGCGAACCCTTGTTTCCGGAGTTCATTTATCCTCTGTATTTCTTCGGTGTTTTTTTGACAAATTATTTTAAAAAACTCCGATTCAAACTGCTCTTCTTTTCCAGTTACTTGATCATGATGCTTTTTACAAAGCGTTATACCATTAAATTTTTCTGTTCTTAACCTTGCAGAGCTAGCATATTTTTTTATATGGTGAACTTCAAGACCACGTTTTTCATTACACCCAGGAAACTGACAACAAAACCCATCTCTTTTAAGAACTTCTTTTCTGAAACTCCAATACTCTGGTGAGTATCGACCATCTCTACGCCTGAACCTGGGTTTCCTCAACCTTTTCTTTGCCACTACTATTTAATACACTTTGAGAGTAATTAATACTGTAATCGTGTTGATACATCTCGTAAAGCAAGTCTTGCCAGGTATATTCTGGTTGCCATCCTAGTTCTCTTTTAATTTTTGATGGGTCTCCACAAAGTACATTTACCTCTAGTGGTCGATTAAATGCTGGGTTGATTTTACAAGCTTCATTTGGCTCAACCCCAGCAATACCACAAACATATTCAAGAGCATCTTTAATTGAAATTGTTTCACCAGTCGCAACAACATAATCGCTTGGTTCTTGAGCCTGCAACATCATCCACATGGCTCTAACATAATCTTTAGCGTGCCCCCAGTCTCTTTTAGCTGCAAGGTTTCCAAGTTCTATATGACTAGAAAGACCAAGTTTATATCTTGCTATTCCACTAGTTATTTTTCTAGTCACAAAATCAAAACCACGTCTAGGGCTTTCATGATTAAATAGAATGCCACAACAAGCATATATCCCGTATGACTTTCTATAAATATCAACCATATTATGAGCGTACAGCTTGGCGGCAGAATATGGACTTCTCGGGACAAACGAAGTTGTTTCCGATTGGCTTTCCGTTATTCCACCAAACATCTCTGATGTAGAAGCCTGATAAAATCTTGTGTGTGGCGAATGTTTTGCAATTGCCTCAAGAACGATTGTAACCGCAGTTCCATTTACGTAAGCACAGGAAATTGGCTCTTTAAAGCTTTGTCCAACATGAGACATTGCTGCAAGATTATAATATTCGTCTGGTCTAATATGGGAAATAATACTGAAGATACCAGAAGCGTCAGTTATATCAAGATTGATCTGATGAAAGTCTGTATGTCTTTCTGCAACTGCCATATTTGATGCGTTTTTTTCAGTAGAGCTACGGCGATATATTCCATATACCTTATATCCCTTTTCTAGTAAAAGCTCTGATAGATATGATGCGTCTTGTCCAGGGCAACCTGTTACTATTGCTGTTTTCATTGTTGATCTCTAACCTTTGCTACTGTTTCTGAGTCCATTAGTTGTGGAGCCAGTTCTCCATCCATAAACTCTATTGCGTTTCTCATTTTGTCTTGTTTCTTTTCCATTGAAAGACGAAGCAGTTCCGCCATACGGCCTTCTTTTTCTCGTGTTTGCATTGATTCAAACTTTTTGCAAAGAGAAAAAAACGTATCTCCACCAACCTTACCCTTTTCTTCTCTTTGCCGTCTTGTGGCGTTTAGTGTTTCATTTAATTTTGTAGATTTTTCAAGTAAATCTTTATACTCTTTGTTAAGATCGGTAGCCCTTATTGAAGAATTAAATACCTTTTGATAAAGCTCTGCCTGTTTTGGATCAGATAAATCAAGATCTTTAATATCAACAATTTCATTTTCAGCCATTATAGAATCTCGTATTCTCATGGCTTCGTAATAATCTTTTTGATTTTTATCTATTCTTAGCTTTAAAAATATAAGCTGCTCAACAGTGTTTTGTTCTGTGTGTGTGAGATCTTCAAGCTGAATTTTATAATTTGCCCATTCTTCGGCAAAAAGAGTCCATTCGTCTGGCGGAAGCTGTTTTTTAATTCTGCCGCCCCTCGGACTTGTTTCAAAAGAGCGAACGTGAAAGTCAAATATGTCTCTATTATAATTTTCTTTGCGACCCTCAACTATAACAACTGGATCTTTGGTCGCGTTTTTCATCATGCCAATGCTTTTTCTATAGCGCTCAACTGTTTTTACAGAACAGCCAATATGCTTGGCTATTTCGGCATCAGTTTTATATTTACAGTTATTTTCTATATAAACCTTATCAGCTTCTTCAATTCGCTTTGCCATGTGTCCACTCCTGCATGATTTGCGATATTTCTATTCTGAGTTTGTTTTTATAGTATGAGTTTACTGGCTCCTCAGATAGGCATGCTCTATATATTTCTCGTCCCTCTTCAGATAAACGAGATTCCATAAAATCTTTTAGCTCAGCAAAGACAACGGAGTTTTCCGTTTCATTTTTGCCAGTTGCTGGCTCATATGCAATAGCGTCTTCTTTTGTGTTTCTTGCTTTGGCGCTTAAAGAGACTCGTGCTTTCTTGTGTTGTTCATTAAGACTACCGCAATGGTCTCTATAAAAATTTTTAAGTCTATTTTTTACAACACGATTGAGCCATCTTTCAAGCGAATTAATATCATCCCACCCAGCGCCTTTTTCTGGTTCGTAAAATTTTAACTGTTGCATGCATATTAGGCGCGTCTGGGATGCTATATCTTCTACTGTCATATACGCAAATGTTTTTGTCATATGCGTTTGTGCTATTTTTTCAACAAGAGACAAGACCTCTTCTCTTGAGATTTTATACTCAGAAGTTTTTGAGAATTTTTTCAAAAAGATGGCAACTGTGTCTTTCTGAGGTCTTTTCACGTTCTATTATAGACTAGAAAGGTGTATTAATTACAGGAGAATATTATGCAGGATAAAAAAGAGAGATGGAGCGAAGAACATAAGAATTTTTTAAAGCTAGAAGCTGGAAAAATGAGAGACTGTGAAATAGCGTCAACTTTGGGTAGAACACTAAAGTCAATACGTGAAATGCGCAGGCGCATGGGTCTTGTAAAGATGTGTGGTAGAGGAAGGGTCGAGTTGCGACCAATACAACAATCGCAGATTTAAAGTGAATACACCGCCACAAGAACTGCCAAATGATATAACTCTTTTTGCTTACGGCAGAGACGAGTCATCAACAACACTTGAGTGTTATATGGGATCGGCTTTAAGTGGTGGCAATGCAGAGCAGTTAATTTATGAGTTATCCTACAAGGCACCTGGTGCACCAACTTTTACGTCAATTTTTTCATTTCAAGCAGGCCAGTTTGGTGTAGAACCCGCGTTTATTACAAAAAATTACTGGGTGTATACTCATAAGCACGGGGCGAGTGGTAGCAGTCAATATAGGGTTAGTGTAACAAACCCAGATGGTTTTGTTACGACATTTTCTAATATTCTTACCGTACCAGCATTTTATGGCTTTGGAATTAAAACAACAAGATCTTCTAGTAATGGCCCTTTAAAAAGATCAAAAAAAACCAGAAACGAAGTGCCGAAATTTTAAATGCCTACAATTACTACAAGTAACCGAACAACAAGCTCCGTAGTATTAAACGGTTCGGGATTTCAAACCCCACTTTCAAGCTGTCCACCTCAAGCCGTAATGATTTACGATGCGCAAAACAATGTTCTTCAAGCTTCTTATTTGCTAGGCGGCGATGTTTTGACTGGATACTCTTGGCAGATTACTTTAACTGGAATAACAGACGCTGGATTTTTTGGAACATACTCTATTGATGCAGAAGACAATCCAGGGTGCTATCAGTTTGGATTTTATATAGCTCCATTTGCGGTTCCTGAAAATACAGTTAAAAGATTTAAAACAGTATTCTCAAAAATAACAAAGGAATCATCGTATAATCCAACCCAGAGTCAACGCAGAAAATTTCCAACTATTTAAGTAGCACTTAATCCAAGATCAATGTTTCTTGAGGTGTAGATGGCCAATTTGGTAAACTTTCTGGATTTGTTGAAGAATTTAAATTACATGGATTTGTTCTTGCTGTTTCTGGATTTGATGCTGTAAATGTGCCAATCGTTGTTGGTGTATACGAACCTCCTGATTTCATTATCGCAATCATTGGTTCTTTTCTGTCACTTTGTGTTTGACTATACCAAGTTGATCTTTTCATTTGGTTTGCCGCTTCTACATAGTCTGGTGGCTGTTGTTTTAAGGCTGCTATTAATAAAACAAAGTTTCTTATATCTGCTTGATAGCTTAGCGAAACCAAAACACATTGTACTGGATACGATAATCTTGACCATGCTTCTGGACCTAAAAGGTTAAATATAACCTTATATGCGTTTTGTAGATCTACATCCGCCCACTGCCAAGCAGTATCAATAGATACTGGAGCTTGAGATGTTCCTGGCATTGGACTATCTCCATTTCTAGAGCCTGCAGAAAATATTATTGGATCAGTGTCGGAGTTTATACCATCCATTACTGATGTAAAATATCCACCAAGCCTTGATTGAATTCTTGAAATTGAAACTTTTCTTTTATCAATTAGTGTTCCAACTCCTACTGTCCAATAGCCTTCGCTATCTCTATATCTATAGGGCCTATAGCCCTCCCAAAAACCAATTAGGCTTTTCCAGTATGCATTAAGCTTAAAACAAGGAATAGGTGCAGGCTTTGGTTTTTTCGGTGGTTTTGCTGCTGGCTCGGCTGGCGATGGTGTAAAAACTGTTGGTTCTGGCTTTGCGATACCAAGCAGAATATTAAGTTTATTAATAGCGGAAAAATCCATATTTTTAATACACAAAGAATAACCCTCCTGTTAAGGAGGGCTATTTTAATTGGTTTTTATAGTAAAGTTATCCTCCCGGGTTTGCCGGCCGGTTCTGTATTGGGCCACCAGGGGTATTTCTATAGTAGCAAATTCTTGTCATTTCAGGAGGTCTCAAAGAACAGCAGGACTCCATTTTTGTTGTATCGTCTGTCATAGCTTTGAGCGCCCAATAGCAATCCCATCCATCTACAGGCTCTGGTGGAAGTGGTGGAAGTGGCGTTGGTGGGCCGACAAAATCTGGATCTCGGTCGTGAACTTGTCGTATACGAGGTTTACAAGGGCCTGGGGTGGTTGTTATTGGTCCATTGAGTATAACCTGGCCGTCTGCGCCAATTGTCACGCACACACACATTTTTTGGCCTCCTCTAGTTTCTGTTGTGCAACGCTCACTACTGTTAGCATAGGGGCCACCAACTATTGCCTGTGCTGAGTATAGCTGAGCCGCTTGAATTACCTGGGTTAACTTTTGAATTGATTTTTCTAAAGACATAATGGGTTTTTTAGTGACGAACAAAAATTTCGCCATCCCTTTCATTTCTATAGTAGCAAACAGGTAACTCTGAATCAGTACAGCAGCTCTCCAACGCAAATGGATCTTGTTCTAGATATTTGAGCGCATTGTAGCAATCCTTACTAGATTGACCAAATCTATTTTTTGGAAGATCTCTAATATCGTCATACAGCATATCACCACGCCTTTTAATATTTTGCGTAGGTTCTTGGCTTCCTAGCTGAGCCGCTTGAATTACTTGAGTTAATTTTTGAATTGATTTTTCTAACGACATAATGGGTTTCTTCTTATTTATTATACACAAAAAATAACCCCCCTGTTAAGGAGGGCTATTTTAATTGCTTTTTCTAGTGATGTTAGTCCGACCGGCTTGACCGGGTCTTGATTGGGCCACCAGGGGTATCTCTATAGAACTCAATTCTTGTATGTGGAACAGGTGTACGTGCATCAAAACAGACATCCGACATAGAATTTGGATTTTCTATCATCCTTTGGCGCGCCCACCAGCAAGTCGAAAACTGTGGATAATCTTCAGTTGGAGCTGGTGGACCGACAGTCTCTGCTGGACCCCGTGGAGCTACTGGAACTCGTGGAGTTTGCATCGGACGGTCACCTTGTGTTGCGCATTCGCCTGGGGTGATTGTTACTCGCCCATTGGTCTTAACACTGCAGTCTGCGTTAAGTTCTTGGCACTCACAAACTATTTGACCTCCTCTTGGCATTGTTGTGCAACGCTCACGACCAACGCATCCCAACTGCTTAGCCGCTTGAATTACTTGAGTTAGTTTTTGAATTGATTTTTCTAAAGACATAATGGGTTTTTTCTTATTTATTATACACAAAAAATAACCCCCCTGTTAAGGAGGGCTGTTTTAAAATATTTCTAATTACATTATTATTGACATGGAGTTCCCATGGGGACATTTGTTCTGAAATTTTCTATTAGGCATGGTCCTGACATAGATTCCACAATGCAATCCTTGCCAAATCTGCAAACGCATTTTGCTGTGACGTTTGGCCACATACCTTCCCATTCCGTTTTGCAGACTACTTTTAAAGGTGGATTTCGTATTGGCTCTATAGATGGATCTGTCATTACAGATGGGGCCATTTTTGCAGCAGTAATTGCATTTGTAAGTTTTTGAATTGATTTTTCTAGTGACATGGTTATTCCTTATTTTTTATACACTAATTATTAAAACATAACAGGCTGTGTTATGCATTCACTCCATCTACATGGAACTGCTACTGGTCCGCTTGTAGAAATAGCGCCACCAGGAGCGGCTCTTTGATAAGTAGTGCATTGGCAACCGGGAGTGCGACCAGTCTCTTCAAGACAGCCCAATATTCTTATATTAGGATTACTAGTAATTTGTGCTCTTACACCCGCGCATTTGGAAGTTCCGCTGTTATCGCGAGGAAATTGGTCGTCGCCAGGTAACCAAGGACTAGTTGGCGCTGACATACGACTATTAGCCGCTTTAATTACTTGTGTTAAACGATTTATAGTATTTTCTAGCGACATATAATTATATATCCTTTTTTATTATACACCTGTTATTTAGTTATGTCAACATTTGCCATTCGTATTGTCTCGTATGGTCTTGGCGAGTCTGGTACAAGCACCGATGGTTTATTATAATTTGGTTTTGGTGCTGGTTTGCTAGTCTTGGTTGTTGTTTTAATTATACCACGTCTAATAAGATCAGATCTAAGAGCCTGATAGGCGCCAGAGTACATACCTTTTCCCATGTTGCCACACTTCATATTAAAAGTATCTGAAAATGATCGAACTATTTGCTCAACACACTCAGAAGACAATTGTTGAGTTTTAGCCTTTGTTGCTATATCAGAAGCAATCTTTGATATATCTGTTGGTTTCCAATTGCAGCGTAATGCTCTTTTGGAGGGGCTAATTTTCATTAGTGTGCAAGGGACCACAGCGTAATTTTCTCTTACAGCTGTTGCGAGCTTAGCAATTGCAATAATTAAGTTTTTTTGCATGGTTTTTTTCCATTTATTACAGATTGGTTTTTAAGAAATTTTGCTTCAAGGTCCGCCTTTTTCTTCTCCAACAACTCTTTTCTTGTGCCGACATTTGTTTGATACGGAGAGCAACCGCCAGCGTAAAGTTCATTTTCTTTTTCTACAGCTAGGGAATAAAGAATCTGGTTGTGCTTTAGCAAAATTTTGCATTTTTCTTCACTTTGCCGTGCATCAAGACGATCTTGATTTGATGGAGGCCCCATTGAAGGATCCATTAAGCCCGGGGTCAAAACTGCTGGCATAACAGCACCACGACCACGTGGCGGTCTCATAGATCCACCACCACCGTCTTGGTTTGGGCTACTAGCGCCACCCCTTAAAGGATTTTTATTACCCTCAGGAAAAAAAGAAGTCTCTCCTTCTGGAGCACATCGCTCCCAGGTCCAACTAAAATTAGTCATTCCATCATCAGGTCTATTGTTATTTATCCAAGTAATATTATCTGCCGCTCTAAATCCAGCCGTTTTGCAAGAATTAGCAGCTGCTATTTTTTTTGCATATTTAGCGGTTATCTTAGTGCAGTCTGTTGGCTCTTTTGCTAATACAAATTTTAATTTATCAATAGGGTTCATTATTATTCCTAGGCTATTATTTTATGGTGTTGCTGGAGCTGTTTGTGCTGGTGCTGGAGTTTTAATACATGGCTTACACGGTGGCCCAAGAGCTGATCTTACTCCGTCTAAAATAGATGTCATTTGAGCTTTGAAAAAATCCCTCTTTTGAGATGTAGTAGGTCTACTCATTCCACCAGCGGAGGCGTAAGGCTCGCACGCTTTTCGTGCCAATTCTATTGCTTCACCAACAGCTGCCGCGTAAAGCATATCCCATTTTCCACGAATATATTTTCCACTTCTTTGGTCTTTATAACCCCGTGTAATTGCGCATTTTCGCATCTCTCTAATGCACTGTAATAGTTTTTCTTTTGCAACATTAGCTTCATTTTCTAAAGCTGGACCAATTTGTGGAGCAACCTGTACGGCTGCAGCAGCTGGCGGGTAGTTGTTTGATGGGGTATAAGGATTTGAAAGATCAAACTTAAAAAGCTCTGGTGGAAAGGGATTTCCGTTTTGATCATTCCACGTCTCAAAAGTCCAAACATTACCAAGAGTGTTAAAAGTTAAACCATTAACTTGGCTTACACCAGCCTCGTAAGCCTGATTTATTTTTGCTCTTATATTTGCCCATTTTGCTACTATATCTTTACATCTAACAGGTGTTGATGGTGGTGGTGCTGCACTCACAGCAACTCTTAAAACTTCTATTTTAGCTTTGAGACTGTTCATATTCTTTAATAGATACACTTATCATATGTTTTGCTTTGAGTGTATTTTAATGTGTGAATAGATACGAATTATTTATCAAGGCAATGAATAGACAGGTTGAGCTTTTAACTGTTGAAAATGAGGGCATAAAAGAAAAGGCCCAATGTCCTGAACTTAACCTAGCAAAAACAATTAAAGAATTATTGACTTCAGTAAATTCATGCTTTACTGCTGGTGGCGGTGCAATAACGTCTGTTGTTGTTATTGGTATGATAGTAACCAAACTAGGCGAACTTGCAATATCAATGATTAGAGCTGGATCTGTAGCGAGTTGGCTTGATTTCTTTAAGATGCTGTGCGCTTTTATAAAAAGCATAATTGACACACTTTTGCAGATAGGCGTAGCTAACCAGTTTTTAGCAAACCCAGCACTCGTTCAAATATTAGTTCAACAAATTATTGGCAAGCTTGGTTTTATTTTAGGTGAAACATTTTATTCATTTAATCGTTCTGTATTTAATAGTCCACAATTTAGTCAATTTTTAAGCGATCTGCTAATGGGCGGACGAAGCAACACAAACGCTTTTTGTTCAACAATAGCCCAAATGACTGAAGAAGAAGCAGCAACACTAGTTACGGTAATAATGGCTGAATTTGAGAAGGTTTCGTCTGTGTTACAAGCTGGATCTGCTGTTCTTTCACAGGGACTTGCATCGGTTGATTTGCGAGGCGCGCTCATTATAGCGATGCTTGCAGCGCTAGGCATAACCATCGCTAGTGGCGGAACTAGCGCACCTGTTACCGGTCCTATTTTAGCTATTCTTATAGCTGGTTTTGTTCTTCTTGGTCAGAAACCGCCAACCAAAGAAGAGCTACGATCAATGGGTATTGAGGTATAACAACATTTAATTGTGTATAAATAACCATGGAAAACTTTTCCCAAGGCGCCGAGTGGACCACACGATACAAGAATAATCTTCCTGACTCTGCTTTTCTTTATATAGAGGCTGGTGGCAAAAAAGATTCCGAAGGTAAAATCAAACCTCGTTCACTACGTCACTTTCCTTACAAGGACGCGGACGGAAAAGTTGACCGCGCACACATTCTTAACGCGATTGCGAGAATTCCACAGGCTAAATTTTTATCTAGAGTACAAAAAGATCGAATGCAGGCAAGAGCGCGGGGCATATACCTAAAGTTTGTAAAATACAATAGCAAAAAGGCAAACTCTTTTGATCTACTTTTAAATAAATTAGCAGCGGCTGTACACGCGCAGCCTTCTGTGTCAAAAGCCATGGGTGAGTGGTACGAAGATCTGTCTTTTTATAATCCGGAAAGCATGAAGATAGACGAAATAATTAAAGATATTTCTGTTATCATTAAAGAATCAGAGTGCTTAAAAAAATGTCTAGAGTCTGAAACCTTTTTGCTTGGAACCTGGGAGGAGACTTTAAAAACATCAGTTTTGGATAGTTTATTTTTATTGCAGCCCAATAACAACGCCCAACCAAATAATTTAGAAATTAGCGCTTTGACGCATGCGCAAATAATTAATTGGCTAAAAGAAAATTGCACAGGATGTTTTAACAATTTACAGCCTTCTATGGCAAAAAAAATGGATAGATGGTATGAAGATCCAAATTTTTATGCTGCGGAAAATATATCAATGGTTAGTAAAGCAGTTGATATAATATCGGGGCTACTTGGAAAATGCGAAATACAATGTCTAAATGATCTTAGAATTTTTAATCCATCATGGCGTGAGAGTCTTGCTAAATATTTAGAAAATTATCTGCAAAACCCAAAGAATAAAACAAAATTTGAGGGAAAAACAGAAATTCAAAAAGTGACAGTATTAGTGATGGCTGGATTTGAATGGGTAAAGAGTTATTGCGGACATTGTTTTACTAGACCGCAACTAGATAATTTTCCTAGGCCTCCATTCCTCCTATAATAATGGGTGGAAACCTGGAAAGCACTAGCCCGTAATCCCAACTACGAAGTCAGCACCGAAGGTCGCGTCCGTGAAAAGGCGCGACCTGTTTTTAACCGTGGTAGGATCCACTCAAAACCCCCAAGAACTATTGATCCTTTTATCGACACAGAAGGATACGCGTTTGTAGTAATGCGAAAGCCCATGGGCACTGGAGCAGAGAAAATATTTGTGCATCGTTTAGTAATGGAGGTCTTTATAGGAGAATGTCCAGATCAAATGAGTGTTGATCATATCGATAGAGTTCGTACAAACAACACTTTGGCTAATTTACGATACGCAACAAAAGCTGAACAGACAGAAAATAGAGATTTAAGCCGGATATCAGGGGAGAATTCACGGTTTAGTAAACTAACACAGGCAAACGTGGATGAAATAAGGAAAATGATAGAGATGGGATTTGGAGATGATGTGATTGCTGTACGCTTTAATATAAGCGCTGGCGCAATACGAAATATTAGAAATGGAAAAAGTTGGGCAAAGTCCTGATTTAGAAGTGGCGCCTTCGTCTTTTCGATAGCGATACGCTCGTGTTATAAGTCCTCATATTGATTTTTTGAGCTGTGAAATTGGGTGGACTCCCCCGCCCTCCGGCGCCCCCATAGGTGTTCCCGCCGTGTGGCGGGACAAATCACCCACCTACGGCGCGCAGCGCCAGGAGTTATGTCATGACCCAGGTTTCCACCAGCGTTCTTGCCCTCCCGTCCGTTATCCTCATGCATACGGCGCGCGTGAACGCGGCTACGGCGTGGACGGTCGATAAGGCGCGGAATGCCATCGGTACGTTCGGTAAGGCGGTCGCGGCGGAATGGATTGAGCGTAAGGCTAGCGGTCGCGTTCCGCATATTGCCGCGAATCGACTGCGCCGCGTAGCGGCGGATTTCGTGCGCGGTCACGCGGCGGAATCCGATCTACTCGCGGCGGAAGCCCGCCTCGCGGAATCCGAAGCATGGGCGGCATCCCTAGTGCGCGTGGTCGCTACGCTAGACCGTTCGCGTCCCGTGTGGAACACGGCTAGCGGAGCGGCTATCACGCTCGAATCCGTGATCGCTATGGTCTTCGCGCCCGAAACGTCCGCGCAGACCGAACGTACCATCCGCGCAGCGATCGCTGCGGACTCCGCACCGAAGGGTAAGTAACCCACAATCGACCGCCGCGGAAACGCGACGGTTCGATATTATTAGCCGTAAAGCCGGACGAACATAGAACCACGAGGTTATAGTATCCGCACCGCAGGGTGTGATACGGAACTAGTTGCCTGAAACATGGCAGCCATAGACCGATATCGCCCTGGGCACAGAGGAACTAGCCTGGGATCCGCTGCCTAGACATAGGCGAAAGAAACGCGGAAGCCGTGGAACCCTAGATGCGAATGGGTGGGACATTCACGCGGGAGCGTGAAGGTAGGTGCAAGGTACGCAAGTACCGATCCAACACGGCACCGAAACCATTCGTAGTCCGCTACCACTATGCGACAGTGGAGCGGGGCGGCTACCCTGTGGAGGCTAGACCGCGCTAGGATCAGAGTACCCATATCGACACAGCGAGTAGCGCCAGGCCATGCTCGTCAACGGTCGAAAGGTACTATAGGCTATCCACCGACAGATACCGTATGGCGGCTATCGCGTTGCTCCTCTGCATGGCAGACAGGTGCGCGATAGTCCTACCGTAGTAGTACGTGGTCGCGTTCGGCTCTGCGCTTCGGCGTGGATCCAGGCGTGGCAGGCGGCTTGGTAACTATGCAGCGACTGCGAAGTTCCCCATGAGCGGGTTCGCCACAGGCCGGGGTACATGACAACCCTGATAAGTACGTCAGCAAGGTTACGCTACGGTCGATGATGCCAACGACCTAGATTCAATACAGCGGGTAACTCCGCTGGACGGTCAGCCCCAGGGCTGATGACAACGGTGCGCTATGTCCGGTAGCCAACGGCTACGGGGTTGCATACGCGCGGCATGCGCACCAGGAAGTCGATCACGCGTGGTTGCCTAGCAACCAGCCACGCATGACACGGCGGTATCTGTAGGCTACACAGTAGTGGGGTAAGCGGACGATTCTACTGCAGTAGCCGAGTCAACAACAACAGCAACACGCAGCCGCACGCATGGCTGCAGATGGACCGGGCTAGCGTGCTATCACGCCCGGTTCTCCCCCTCACGCATCGCGGAAACGTGGTGCGTGGGGTTCACGCCTGGAAGGCGCCAAGTCCTGCGACGGTCAACCCCGTCCAGGCACACAGTCCCGCCCAGCCCGGAAGGGTTGTGGTGGGCATTCACTTATGGGACCGCAGCGTGCGGTTTCAAAGTCCTCATGTTACTTGTTACTTGATAGAAGAAAGGTTGGATTACGGTCATGAACATCAGCAATGAGACGACGTTCTCTTGGGTCAACGGTTGGAGTGTGCGGGTTGTTCCGTCCTGGAATGCCTGCAAGGTGATGGTGATGGGGCCGCGTCAGGTGTTCTATACGGTGTCGAAGGATCTGACGTACGTGCAGCCTTCGGCGGATGAGGTGCCGGAGTTCCTGACCACGGGCGGGCTGACGAAGTTGCTGACCATGCTCGAGAACATGCCGTCCTGTGTGAGGGTGGAGCCGTTCACGGG